ATACTCAATCGACTCTGGAAGTCCCATTTGCTCAGGACTGAGCCCAAAAGCGATGTTCATAAGCACCATACCAATGATCTCCGCTTCTATCTCGTACGTCTTGTTGACGACCTTCGGAATTTTCTCCATCTCCAGCGCCGGTCGCTTCGCGTCCCTGCCAAAACCATTGCCTATGACGTGCCCTAGCTCGTGTGCAAGAATGAAGGTTTGTGGCGTCACAAGTCCATTGGGATAGACCTCCTTCCGTCCCATGACGTAGGGCCAGGAGGGGGAGTTGACGTTCAGGTCAATGCGGCGAAGGGGCGTTAGATGTATGACCCTCGGGTTTTTGAAAGTAACCCATCCCCTGACAGTGTTTCCCATCCCCGGCGGTGCCCTCTCCACGATGATCTTGTCTGGACGTGGGAGACTGTGGTCCAGCATACGGAGCAAAAAGCGTTTCTCGCTCCAAGACAAAGCGTCGTCTTTCTCCACCACGGTCACCCCTGCGGTATTTGGGCTTGGCGTTGGCAACTGCGCATTGGCTTCAGCGACGACCAAAGAGAAAGCGATAAGTGCCAATACGAGAGTTCTCATGGCGTTGCCATACTGGTCGGGGTAAGGTGTCATGGATTGAAGCACCTGTGGCTGCGCGTATCAAGTCTCCACGCGCAGCCGGTGAGGGCTATCTCTAATGCGGTTCTTGCGCAGCTTTACGCAAGGTCAACAGTGCAGGACTTCCCGGAGCAGAACTTTTCGATGTCCGGTTCGCTGCCGGTTACCGAGGAGAAGTCGATCTCGTCCACGTCTTCTGCGCGGCGCTCGTACTCCTCCTCGTCGATGGGCTCGTAGGGAAGCTGGGCGTAGGCCCCACCTCCGTCGCCGCTCATGTCGAACTTCGGCAGGAAGGAAACTCCCTTGAGTTGGAACTGGAAGTATTCGAGGGCGCGGGCGATCTCATCTGCCACCTCGTCATTGGCACGAGTGGCGTCGAACGAGATGGTGGAGCTTACCTGATTGTCGGCCCACTCCCGCTGGAGGAAGGCAGCCATCGAAAGCTGCTCCCACATCGACACCTCATCGACGGTGCGCATGTCCTCCTGGATCTGGACCGGGAACTCGACCACCATCGAGGAGTCGTCTGCCTCATCCGGCTCAACCGGGTAGCCTGCCTCACGGATTGGGGGCAGAAGCTCCGATCCCTTCTGAAGGCGAATGCGCCGGATGTAGGTCGTGTGCTCGGGCCAGTGCATTCCTGGGGTGGCTCCCGCCAGAATGCTCACTGTGCCAGAGGGCTTGACGCTGGTGGTCTTCACCGAGCGGGGCACGGCCATCCACTCCGAGTAGATGCGGTCGTACTCCTGGATAACGTCGTATCCCTCGTCGAGCCACTCCTGTAGCTCGCCCAGTCCACGGCTCTCGGTAAACTGCGTCACTCCAGTCACGGAGGTTCCGATGCGCCGGTTGCGCTGCATGACGCGATTGGACTCGGCCCAGTGGACTTGCCCCAGGGTGACGGTCTTCGCGTACAGGTAGGCAAACTTGAGCGTGCGGTGGTAGTCTTTCTTCGAGTCGTGGTGGTTGGGGTACGTCTCCACCAGGGTGCAAAGCTCTTTGTCTTCGAGCGTCTGCTCCAGGCATGGATTTCCGCCTTCCGCACGCCGGTCATCGTTGTTGATCGGGTCCTTCATCCGACCGTACTTCCTCATGTTTTCGAGCCATGCGTATCCGGGCTCTCCGTTGGCCGCTGTTCGGGACGCCGGTGCAAAGTAGCCTTGGCCGACCTCCGCGAAGATTGAGTTGTTCGAGGCCCACCCGTACTCCTTTCGTTCGGGGTTCTTGTCGTAGTCTTTCAGGTCCAAGAACTCCTCGTTGGAGGGGTCGGCAAATGCAATCTCGGCGGTGCGCCGCACGTTGCCTGCGATCACGCACTGGCCAATCTGGTTCATGATGTCCACGACCGTGCGCGTCGATACCGTGTCCCCAGCGTTCCGAGACAGCCCATCTCTGATCTGGTTGTGCAGGCGCTTCAAGGGGTCCGGGCCGCTGGCCGTGCCGCCGAATCCCTTGATTGGCTCTCCACGGGGGCGGATCTCGCTGTAGTCAAAGTCGATCTGCGGGCCGCCGGTGATGAAGTTCTCGATCAGTTGGCCAATCGACTCGACCCAGCCTTCCCTGGAGTCCGGTACGGTGTGCTGGACGGTCGCGTCCCCAATGCCTTGAACTCGCCGGGTGCCCACTCCCTTCGTGTCGAACCCGACGCCTACCCCGAGCATCGACATGTCCATCAGGTAGCGGAAGCTCTTCGACGGGTCGTCCGACGCAATGTCCTTGGTCGAGGTGAATGCGCAGTTGTGTGTCAGGATATTTCCTGCCAGCGTGAAATTGTTGCTGTCAGGAACCGTAGCGCAGTAGACTTCCTCGACACGGTCGGTTTCTTCGACTGACACCACGTTCCAGTGGCGTTTGTACTTGTCCGGGTCGAAATTCTCCCGGTGTGCCGAGATGAGAAAGAAAGACTCGTCTATTGTCTCAGGCACGAGGTTGACACTGTACATCGTATGGTCTTCCCCGGTCAGGTTTGACTCTCGGGTCTCCTCTCGAATATCATAAACCCCAATTCCAAGGATCGCGGCCACGTCTCGGAAGCGTTCTATTGCCTGACGGTCGGCACTCTTCATGTAGATTCCGCCATTACGATCCACCGATCCATCAGCAGCAAAGTATCCTGCCGCCCATCCGTAGAGGTAAGACCTCCCCTCTTCCATTGATGGCAGATCCTTGTAGTATTTCGGGAGATCAGCAACCCTTGTCTGACCCTCAGTGCCGTTGGTTTTGGGGTTCTGTGGGAAATACTGACTCATTTCCTGATCCTTTTCTCCGCACAACACAGCGACAGCCGAATTTACTTCGATTGTGCCATCACCGTAAGTAAACCCATGCTGGATCCCTTGTGGGGAGGGACGAACCTGAGACGTTCCCTGTCCGAACTGATAGCGTAAACGACTACCTTCTTCCAGTTCATCAGTCTCAACTTCACTGAACCCCTTGCTGTGGTTCACGTCCGACTGCGTCTTTGCGTACCAGACGTGATCTGGTGTTGCGTGTATGGTCTTCTCCACACCCTGCCGACGAAGTGTAATCTTCCGAAGGTCCTGTTCCCCAAATGATCTGACTGGCGCATCAACCCATTGGCCGTTCTCGCTGAGGACCGTCACGTCACGTCCCGCCAGATCACCGATCTCCTTAATTCCATTTCGAGTGATGATCTCTGTCTCTCGGGCAAAGCAGTTGTTGAGTGCTGCGTACAGCCCCTTGTCTTCCGTCAGGGGAGTACCCATCGCCCAGAACCCGCGCCCCGGCGGCGTGAACTTGAACTGCCAGATCCGCTCGAACATCTCTTGAGCGGAGCGCTGGGCCTTGTCGGGGTTCCACCCGAGCCCATTGTCCATGATCCACTTCTTCTGCATCGTGTACGTCCCGTTCACCATGCGCGAGAGCATCTCGAAGAAGCTCTCGTTAGGCGAACTATTGGGATTCTCCGGGTCCAGTGGGCGGGAGTAGCGGCTCATGAAGGTGAATTTACTGAGCCCTTCCCACCCCCAGTTCGGCTCCCCACCGGCGTACTTCCGAAGGAAGCTCTCGTTGAGTTCAAACTTATCGATCTTGCTCTGAGTCTTGTGTGCGTACATCTACGTTCGCTGATTTGGGATTAGAGAGTTCAAATAATTATTTGACTTTCGACCCCTTCAGGTCTTTGATTGAAGGTAATGATGGAATTCAAACTAGGAGTATAAGTTCCGAGCTATTCCGGACGCTCCGGGATTTCCGGAGTCTCCACGTCCGTCAGTGGCTTCCGGGCCCGCCGGATCTTGATCTCAATTGGCTCGGGGTCGAACCCGAACATGTCTTCTTCCCCGAACACTTGGCGAAACTCATTCTCGTCGAAGAATATCTCGAACTTCGAGGCGAATGTGTCCAGCCGGTCGAGGTAATACTCCGTGTCCTCGTCCTGATCTTCCTCGTAGTGGCGTACGTGCTTGGCCTTGTCGCCGACGTTGCCATTGCCCTGCGCCACATAATACTTGACGCGGTCGCCAATCTGGTACTCCGCGTGGCCTGCCTTCTCGTCTCGTATGGCCACCTCGAACCGGGCCTGCCGCGAGTGGTACCCGCTGCCTGAGCCATGCTTTTCAAATTTCTCGACCGTGGCGGTGTACTCTTCGAAGGTCTCCTTGAGGCTCTTCTTTTTCCAGAAGTCCTCGACGTCCCAGTCCGAGCGCTTGATGCGCTCTCGGTGCTGGAGGTACGTGTCGTGCATCTTCTGTACGTCCCGCTCCATGAGGGCCACCAGGATGTCCTCCACGAAGTCCCGCCCGAACTGCTCGGAGGAGCGGCCCATGAGGCTACCCCCCTTGATCTTCATGTCGGAGGGGTCCTGGTCGTATTTCTTGAGCGCGTAGTTCTTCTTCTTGTACGAGATCATGCGCTCAAATGAGCCGTCGTGGTCGATCTCGATTCCCTTCGGCAGGCGCTCGGTTAGGTCCCGGACGTACTTAGCCTCGGACTCCTCGTCTCTGGGGATCCTCATGTTGTCCTCCCCAGTCTCCGGATCCACCGGCGTGAAGATGACCCCGTCGGTGTCGCACTCGATGATCGTCCCGCCATCGGCCTCAATCTCTGCGATCATCATCTTCAGAAGCGTCTGGCCGGTCTCGGCCACGCGGTCGGCCTCGCCTATCGCGTTCCAGCTAAATATCTGGAACCCAAGGGAGCCGTAGAACGAGTTAATTAAAATTTTATATGAAGACTGCTTCGCGTCGAGTACCTCGATCTGAGCGGCGATCTCCTCGATTTTCTCCTCGGAGTATTCTCCCTTCCGTGGAGGCATGGCCGTATCTCTGTCCTGGACGTTGTTCTTGGCTTTCTTGTACTCGTCCTTCAGGTCGCGCATGTCCCCCTTCACCTCCAGGCGCATTTCGGTAAGCTCATCCAAGGCCCGCTCGAAAAAATGGAGTGGGTCTTTCGACTCGGGGGGCTGGCAGTTGTACTCTAGCATGATGGAGGGGTAGAGGCTCGACACGTCGGCGTAGATCAGCCGGTCGATGACGCCGGTCATGTAGATGTCCGTGTACCCGCCGGTGCTCTGTACCCCTTCGTCTGGGGTGGGGATCGACTGCCTCTTGCGCAGGTACTCCCGCACGAACAGGTTCTCGATCACGGTGGCCGTCCCCAGGCGCTCGACGTCGTGATAGGGCGCAGGCAGGACCTGTGACAGGTAGAAGGGGCTCTCTGACAGGATCTTCCCCAGGGCCCGCGTCTCCTTGACGTCGTCTAGGGCGTAGACCACAAGCTCTTCTGGGTCCTCGTCCCAGTAGTCCGCGATCTCTTCTCCCTCGATGTAGGTGCGGTCCTCTGTCTCTCCAGTCCCGGCGGCGACGCCAAAGTGACGGGCCGACTCTTTCAGCGTGTGGCTCTTCATCTCCCGAGCGAAAACGTCGTAGCCCAGCACCAGGAAGTAGACGTCGATGACCGACCGGCCAGCAATGTCTACCATCTCGTACTCGACGTCCCGCTCGGCGAAGGTGCGCTGGCTCTCCCACGTAAAGGGCTCGGACCCGTCCCGCCCCACACCGAAAGGAAGGTCGTGCATCTCACACCGGTCGAGGATGTAGGGCAGGTCGAAGTTGAACCCGTTGAAGGTCTCGATCACGTCGGGGTCCGTCGCCACAATGCAGTCCTCCAGGCCCACCAGAAGCGTCTCCTCGTCCGGGTAGAGGTGTATTTCTGCGCCGGGAAGCCGGTCCCGCAGGTCGTTGATCCTCATGCCCTTGTCCTGCGTGAGGATAATCTCCTCGCCCCTGTTGTCTGTGAGGCTCACCATGATAATCTCGTCTTCCTCCCGGTCTGCGTCGGGGAACTGCTCGGTCGAGGAGTAGACCTCGATGTCCAGTTGCATCCGGTGGACGTCCCCCAGGGTCATGTCCAGGAAGAACGTCATCCCCGACTGGATCTGGAATTGGCGGATGATCGACCCGGCGAGGTAGACCTCTTCGATCTTTCTGTGGTCGTAGTCAAGCTCGCCGGTCTCCGGGTCTGGCTCCGGGGCCTCGTACCCAAACTGCGTGTAGAGCCAGTCCAGCGCGTCGGAGTATGCGCCCCACTGCTGAAACGCCACAAGGTACTCGTACCGCCCGTCCCCTCCCAGGCTCTGGAAGCTGAACTTCTCCCGCCCGAAGTTTTCGAGCATCTCGATGGCCTTCTGGTCCGCGAAGAAGAAGGGGTATAGCTGGTGGTCCTCGTAGGTCACCGCCTCTCCCTGGCGGATGTAGACGCGGATGTAGACCCCGCTGTCTTCGAACATGGGGGTCATGCCGACGATGTTGGGCGTCGGGTCCTCCCCGTACAGAAAGCTGAGGTCCGGGTCCGCGAACTTCGGCATCTCATCCGGGCGAGAATCGACGGTCATTTGTGCTGCTTCTGGGGCCATGTGGTGCTGTTTCTACATTGATTCGAGAAAGCCGAAGGTATCCATCTCCTCTTTCGGGTCTTTTTTCTCTTCTTCTCGGTCGGGCTCCAGCCCCTTTTCGATCCGTTTCATGACGGTCCGCATCTTATCGTAGACCGGATCGATGCTTTCGCTTACCCCCTCTCCGCTGACCATGCGGCCAGAGCTTTTTTTCCTTTTTGGTTGGCCGCCCTCACGAATCGATTCGACTCGGGTCGCGGCAAAACGGCTCTTCAGTGTGCTTAGAATCTTCGATTCGAAAGCGGACTTTGTCATGCACTCGTCGCCGTGCTCCTCCGCATTTGCGAACAGCCGACGCAGCACGTCTCTCGCCACCGACCGTCCCCGAATCCGAAAAAGCTCCACGCCCCATTCTTCAAAGTCCTCTTCGGTGGGCTCATACTGGTTCTTGGCTACCCCATTTAGAACCTCGTCGTAGGGGTACGTCTTGACCGTCTCGGCAGACCAGCAGTGGTACTCTCGGATTGCGTCACAGACGTTTTCTCCCTCGGCGATCTCGTCGTTCTTCGGCGGGGCACCCGTTCCAAGTTCGTCGAAGGTCTCGAAGGTCAGGTACTCTGCCTCCGACCACTGCGCCATGAGCGTCAGGTAGGTCTCCCAGTCCACCACCCGCCGGTCCCGCAGACGGAAGTGCTCTATGTCCGCTTCTTTCAGGTCTTTCGTCCCCGCAATCCCAGACCCTCTCTTTCCTTTGCTCTTCTTTAGGACGACCTCAATGCCTTTGTCTTCGATGTAGTAGAACCCAGTGACCATCCATTCCTGGCCCCGTAGGTCGATGAACTCATCCCCAAGCATGAACGGGAACGTCCCGGTGGGGTCGTAGGGAAAAGGCATGATCGTGTCGCCCTCCGCGACCAGTCCGTTCGCGTTTCCCGGCGAAGAACCCATGTCTTTCAGCGCCACCGGCTCTTGCTCGTGGCGTTTGTCGAGGTGCCTCATCCCGCCTTCGGTTTTCCCATCGTCCCCAACCCAAAAACGCCACCCCTCTACGTGTGGAATCGACATCGCATGGTCGCCGTCCAACCCAGTCTTCAAGATGAACGGGACTGCCGAGGACACGGTCATCGACAGAAGCCCCTCAGTAACCTGGATGGACCTCGCCCCTGCCTTCTTCTGCGTCTTCGGCTTGTGTCTGGGGGCGTATCCAAAATGCTGTCCTGATAGGTACATGCGCCTTAATCCATGTTGGTGAGGAAGTGCTCGATCTCTGCCTCTTCGTCTCCAAATACAGGAACCTCCGCTTCCACCGACCCGCTTCCGCTGCTGTGCTCCCCTTGGTACTCGTAGTGCAGGATCAGTATGCGCGGCTTCCGGGAGATCAGGATCTGGCAGTACACGCCGCTGCCATCAGGCGTCATCCCAACCGGCACGTCCGCCACCTTCTGCGTCGGGCTGTCTTCGACCTCTAGCTCCAGGGCCGAGGACGCGATCTTGGCCAACTCTTGCCCGAGCACAATTTTCTTGATGATGTAGGCTTCTGGGTCGCCGGTCTTCTCTTCGACCCCCTCCTGGACTTTTTGAATCTGCCGGTCGGAGAACTCCCGGAGCTTGTCTTGCTTGTACGACGACGAGGGGCTGGAACCCCCAGCCAGGGAACTTAGAATTTCTGCCCCTCGCTTTGTGGATTCGGAATCTGCCATGTCTCAAATAATTATTTGAAAGAAAAGGCGGCCACCGGTCGCCCGATGGCCGCCGAAGAGTGAAGGGAAAGTCTCTGCTTACAGGTCCTCGGGAGTCGGAAGCTCCATGTCAAGCCACTGCCCGGTGTAGTGCCGGTGCAGATAGTTCTTAACGAGCTTGTCGATTGAGACGTTGTACTCGGACTCGAACCAGTCCTGCCCGTTCTCGTCGAGTTCGTTGTGGTGGGTGCGGGTGAGCGGAATCGTGGACATGTCCGAAGCCTTGCTTGCCACTCCCTTCTTGCCGCTTGTGTGCGCCGGGTCGTGAGAAGGCTTCCCGTTGATCGGATCCGGGAAGTCTCGAATGAAGTCCATGTAATGGTCCGAGCGGGGCGTGTCCTCGGCGGCCTCGTCTCCGGTCGTGTCGAAGATCCCGCTATCCCGCAGCGACTTCATGACGCGCTCGGCCTTGGCGGTCAGTCCCTTGGCCTCTTGCCGGTCTTCCTCGCTGGCCTGATCGACCATGCCAACGACTTCTTCCACGCCGTTGAGGGCCTTCTCCGTCTTCCTCATCAGCTTGTTCTTGATCTCCTCGTTCTCCTCCTCGGTCTTGTCCTCGGAGGGGACGTCGTCCTGCATCGACTCGACGACCTTGTACCAGGGCTTGATGCCGTCGTCGGCCTCCCGGAGGAAGTCTTTGAACATCGAAATGTTGTGGTCGAAGTGGTCCACCACTCGCTTCGCTTCCCGCAAAGTATTCGCGTTCACGCCGGTCGCCTCTTCGAGCTTCTTCATCGTGCCCTCCCCATGCTTGACGGGAGTGGCCGCAGCAATCAGCCCCTGCTTCCAACGGAGCGTCATCACCGACATCTTGTGATCGGTGATCTCCCCGCCCATCTCCGAAAGCTCGGAGAGCGCCCACTCAATTCCCAGTTCGTCTAGGCTTATGTCCTGGGTCTTGAGGGCGGACTTGAGGCTCTGGGAAATCTCTGCCCCGTCTTCCTCTTCCTCTGGGCTGAACGTCTCGATGTCGTCGTCCTCCCCCTCGAAGCCGTCGCCGTCTACCCAGTCGGCCTCCACGTCGTCATCCGCGTCTTCGCCGGTCGTCTCTTCGGAAGTGCTCTCCTCAAGCTCTTCCTCTCGCTTCTTGATAAGCTGGGTGGCAAGGATCTCTCGGTCTGCGTCCTCGGACGCCTTGATGCCGTACTCCTCCTCCAGTGCCTCGACGATCTCGGCGACGTCCATGCCAGAAAGAATCTCGTCTGGGTTGTCGTCCACCACCCCGTCTTCAGTGATGTCTCCCAAGACGTCCTCTTCCTCGCCCGCCACGCCGTTGCCCTCGTCAAATTCAGGGAGGTCCTCCTCGTACCCAAGATCCGGAGAATCGAAGTCAAAGTCGGTGTCAGCCATATCGAGTATTTTGTCAGTGCGTGTGAGTTTGTCGCTGTTGGAGTTCAATCAATAGCTTCCAACATCCTGGCGTTCCAACATTAGACTCTTCTTCACACAATCGCCTTTCCCGAGCCTTCAGAAGTTATTATCATGCTGGTCCAGAATCTTCTTCTACAACACTATTCTAGCTGATGCACACGCTGGCATTTGCAACGCAGAAGGGAGGCGTCGGAAAGACGAGCACTCTCGTCGGGGTCACCGAGACCCTCGTCGAAAAGGGAAAGGATGTGCTCGTGGTCGATGCGGACGCCCAGGCCAACGCGAGCAGGTGGCTCATGCAAGAGGGGCCCCACGAGTACGACCCAGAAGCGACCCTGCTACACGCTGCGGACCCGGACGCGCCTGTTTTTGAGGCCGAGTCCCTGGAAGAGACAGACCTGGGGGCCGACCTCATCCCGGCACACCCCCGCCAGAACTCCCGCCTTCAGAATCTTCACATGGAGAGCTACATCGACAAAGTCCTTGAGGATCTTCTCTCCTCCTCTGAGAAGCGATACGACTTTGCCTTGATAGACACCCCACCCTACATCGGATCGCCTGTCTGGGCGGCCATGTCGGCCTCAGACCACATTGTAGTGCCGGTGCAGCTAGAAGGGCTCGCCATTGAGGGCCTAATCTCTCTCAGGAGGGCGCTCTCGGCGGCCCGCGAGCGGTTCCATACCGACGTCAACGTGCTCGGCATCTTTGCGAATCAGGTGGACGTCCGACGGGGCAGCGCTCAGGAAGGATGGGACTTCCTGAATGAGGAGTATGGTGACCTCATTTTTGATACGCGCCTTCGCCAACGTGCAGACGTGGCCCACGCCTCGACGATCAAGCAGCCTCTTCGTGAATGCGGGAGCGACCACGTCATCAACGCCTTCGATAATCTCACTGACGAAATCCTCCACCGGCTCGATGAGTGACTACGGATACTTCGACACGTACACAGAAGAAGACAAAGCAGAAGAAAGTTCTGCAACAGAAGAGAAAGACGGAAACGGTTTCGTTCAGGTCCGACGCATCAACGCCGAGGAAGAGGCACCTTTCGATTGGCGCGAGGTTACCTACCCTGGGTACTTCGAAGACGCGACGTACTGGTCCCCGCCGAAGGGAGCCGAAGAGAAGAAAAAAGTCGGGTACTACTTCCGGGAGTCTGTCACCGAGAGGCTCGATGGGTTTTATGCGTACCTCGACGAGGCCACGGAGTTGGACTTTTCGAAGAGCCGAGTCGTGGAGGCGGCCCTCTGTCTTTTCCTGCGCGAGTGGGAAACGAAGGGAAAGGGAAGCGTATCGATGAAATGGCTCAACTTTCTCATAGAGGACCAAGGCCAATGACTGATAACCGGCGCGAAAGCAGCACGATCACTGAAGACTTGCCAGTCCAGTGCGAGATTTTCCCTGACGATACCCACCGGGACCACCAGAAGCTGATGGCCCACCCGTTTGCGGCGTTCAGCAAATCCCTTGACGAGATTACGTATCGCCGGAAGTACAGTGATGGCCGCACGGTGAAGCTGGAAGTGAGGGCCTTGTCCCACTACGGCATGGCCACCATCCACGATTTTGACGTGGTTCTTTACGTGATTTCTGTGATCCGCGAGGCCATGAACAGGGGGGATGATCCGCCCCGGACGGTGACCTTCACGCCGAGGCAATTCCTGAAATGGACCGACCGGTCAACCGGTGGGCGTGCCTACGACAACCTGTACGAGTCTCTGGAGCGACTCGCGTCTACGTCCGTCAAGACCACCATCGGTGAAGGTGAGAGCCGACGAGAGAACATGGAGCCCTGGCTGGCCTGGAGCATCGAGCTTCGAGAAGACGGGGAGACCCTTCGGCGCAATGACCAAGTCACTGTCCGGATCAACTCCTGGCTGTGGAAGTCCGTCGCCGAGAACGAGTTCGTCCTGGCTATCGACCAGGAATACTTCGGGCTCCGCTCATCCTACGAGCGATTCCTGTACCGGGTCTTCCGAAAATCTGTGGGGCAAGACAACTTCTGGGGATGGAAGATGAAAGCCCTGTACGAAAAGGCCGGGACGGACGTACGGTACTCGCACTTTGCGTACAAGGTCAGGCAGTGCGCTGAGAAAGATAACCTTCCACGCTACCGGCTCTCCGTGATGGAGGGCGAGGATGAATGGGTCCGGGCGTACGACAGAGACTACTGGCAGAAGTGCTTGAACGACGAGCTTAGAGCACCGCCGAAGCCTTGGGAGATTGGGCACTGAGAAAGGTTTTCAAGTTATCCACAGGCCCTGTGTTGTTTCACAGGTTTCTAAGTTTGTACTGTTTATATAAGGTGTGCTCACAGAAATCACGCGGTTGCATCACAGAAATCACGCGGTCACGTCACAGAAATCACGCGATTCGATCACGGAAATCACGCGGTCAAAAACGGCGAGTCCACAGGGTTTTGAACCTGTTATCCACAACCGGACTCAAATAATTATTTGAGTTCAGAACGGAAGCTCCACCAGAAGGCTCGCCGATGGGTACAGGTCCTCGTACATCTCGGAGGGCACCCGTATGATCTTGTCGCTTCGGCAGACTTTCTCTCCGTTCATGTTCGTCTTTGTCTCGATGAAGTATATGGACAACCTGTGCCGGACCTTGGGCCGCCCGTGGTACTGGTTCATCGACGGGTGCAGAAAGAAAGTGAGTTGACTGAATCCCGTGAGTAGCTCATTTTCCTGGTCGTCGCCGGGAAAGAATATCCCTATATCGCTGGGCTCGAAGTTACGGAGCTTCGGGTGAATGCGGGGAATGACTTCATCGTCTACCATGTCCACTACTGTGTCTGCCATAGTCTTGAATCTGTTGGTGGAAGTCCGTCGCTAAAATGGCATGTCGTCTTCCTCCATGCCTGTACCCCCGTCTTCCTGCGGTATGTCCAGGGGGTCTTCTTCATCTTCTCCAGAGTCATCTTCCTCAGAACTTTCTTCTGTATCGTCAAGGGCAGAACCAGAGCCGACCGGCGTCGATGGAATCGGTGCGCTTGGGGCGCTGTCCCCAGACGGTGCGGTGTCCCCAGACGGTGCGGTATCTCCCGAGGGGTCGTCTCCTTCGTCCATGAGACTCTTCTGAGGGTCGGGGTTACCGGCCACCTCGTGGGTCGCCTGCTCGCCTTGGACGTCCTCATCGACGAACTCCTCGGCCCAGCTAGGAATCGACGCCTTCGGCGCGGACCCCTCATGCTCGTCGTCTTCTTCGATTTCGGCATTGTCTCCAAATTCTCCCTTGACGTCCATCGACTCAAATTTTGCGTACTCGTCTATGAAGCGCATGAATACGGTGCCGACCGGTCCGTTGCGCTGCTTGCTCACGATGAAGTCTGCAAGCCCATCGGAGGGGACCCCCAGCTTGTCGTGCTGCTCGATGCCGAGGCGTTCGGGGCGGTGTATAAAGCCCACCACGTCGGCGTCCTGCTCCAGTGCCCCCGACTCCCGGAGGTCCGAGAGGCCGGGACGCTTGCCCCCTCCCCTCGACAGGCTCTTTCTGTTAAGCTGAGAGAGGGCAATGACCGGGACTTCCAGGTCCATTGCCATCACCTTTAGCTGGCGAGAGATGTATGCAACCTCCTGCTCCCGCGTCCCGAATGAGCCGCTCGACCCGACGAGTTGTAGGTAGTCAATGTAGATTTGCTCGACCCCCTCCGTCCGGATGAGCCGACGCGCCTTCGCCCGGATGGCGCTGATCGTAATGCCTGGGTCGTCGATCACCCAGAGGGGCAGCTTCTCAATCTCTTTCGCTGCCTTGTACATCTTCAGAAGCTCCTGGTCAGACCCGTAGCCACGGGCGACTTTTTGCATGTTGACCTCCCCAAGGTACCCGGTCGCCCGGTCGAGCCATTCCCCCTGTCCCATCTCCAGTGAGAAAATCGCAGTCTTGTGGCCGCTCTTTGCCGACTCCACGGCATCGGCCAGCGCGAAGGCCGACTTCCCCATAGATGGCCTCGCTGCCAGTATGATTAGCTCTTCATCCCCCCACCCACCAGTCATATCATTTATCTTGTCGAAGGGGGTGGGTATCCCTGTCAGTGGGCTCTCCCCCGAGCGGCGTAGGCGAGTGGACTCGACGTGCTGCTCGATGCGGTCCGGGACGCCGGTCTCGATGCGCCCGCCGTCCACCTCGTCCCCAACGCCAAGAGACAGAATCTCTTCTTGGGAGGTCTCCAGCACCTCGAAGGCGTCGGTGGTTTCGTCCTGGGCCTTCTGGACGACCTCCAGCCCGCTCTCTATGATCCGCCTCTTGAGCCACTCCTCGACGACGATGCGCGTGTACTTCTTGACGCTGGAGGAGACCCCTGCCTGGGTGGTAAGCTCGGTGATGTAGTACGCCCCGCCCGCGTTTTCAAGCTCGCCCATCTTCCGCAGCGCCTCCGTCACGGTCATCATATCGACTGGCTCTCCTTCGCTCAAGAGCCCCATGACTGCGTATGCAATGCGCTGGTGACGCCCTGCGTAGAACTTGGTGTACTCCCCCTCGATCACATCGACCATGTCGTGGGCCGCCCCCTCGCCACTGGACTGAATCACCGCTCCCAGGAGGCGCTTCTCGACCTCTACTGCATTGGGGGGCTCTTCGCTCGTATCGATACTGGCCTCGTCGGAGCCTTCCCCGCCGCCTCTATTTTTCTCAAGTGGGTAATCTGCCATTAGTGGCGCATTGGTTGATCGGTCAAATAATTATTTGATTTTGCCTACTACGGCTGGTAGGCGTATAGCTTGCTGCTCCCGTCTTCCGTCCATCCGCAGGAGAGGAAGTCCTCCATCGACGTCTCGCCGTTGGCCTCGATAATCTTCTCGACCTTCCACTCGGGAACCTCGTCCCCTTCCTCGGGGAGCGAGTAGTCGTTGCCGGGTCCAGTCCCGGAATCGCTGATGTTCATCTTCACGCGCCACTCTTCGTAGCGGTACTGGCCTTGGTCATTTTTCTTCTTCAGCTTCGTGGGGGAGATGAGGTTGCCAGAGGATACCCACCACCCTTCCTCCTCGTACATAAAGCGGATCAGGTCCCCCAGGCTCTCCTTGGTCATGTCCCGACCGACCACCCAATCGAACGCCGACGCCCACTTCTGTAAGATTTGGTCTTTCTTTTGACGCCAGTTGTACCGGATGCGCTCTCCTTCAAGCTCGTCTTGCCGCTTCCACCAGCGCTTGGCGTACTTCATCTGCCAGTCCCCATCCTCAAAGTACGTATCGTCGTCTGGGTCTTCCTTCTTGCGGCGGCGCTCTTCCTTGGCCTGGATTTCCTCTTCCCGCTGGTGGTCAGCCTCCTGGGCAGAAAGCATGTCCTGGCGCATCAGGTCGTTCAGCCTATCGACACGCAGACGGTAGCGCTTGTCGTTGTCTCCATCGGACCGGAAGGGAAAGCCGGTCTCGATCAGGCCCCAGTCTTCCAGCGTGTTGGCCGCCTCCGTGACGTTGCGCTTGTTCAGCAGGCCAAAGCTGTCGGACACGATCTCTTCTCGGGTGCGGCGCACCCACATCGCTCCGTTAATCTCTTGGAGGTCGTCGTTCCCGTCCTTCGCTTCCTGGACGTTTTCTCGCCTCCGGATGCCCTGCTCGCGGTGCTCATGTCCGGTCCAGAATTCGAGTATGCTTAGAAGGATGGCCGCCGACTGGTCTCCATCACAGATTTCAAGATAGGACTCCCTGAGCGTCAGCGTCCGCTCGCGGGAGGGGCTCGCAACAACAGAATTCCTCATCAGGCTGGGGTTTGACAACTTGCTAGAAGGACAGGCGCAGGCACGATTAGGCGTCTTCCTCGCTGTCTTCCTCGGTCTGCTGCTCCTGGCCTTCGGGATTCTCCTGCCCGTTCTGCTTCTGTCCGTTGGGGCTCTGCTTCTGGCCGTTCTGCTGCCCGTTCTGCTTGCTCGGGTGCGTTCCCTCCGACTGGATCATGCGACGCACCGAATTGATCTGGTCCGGGTGCAGTTGTCCAGCATCGGTGATGCCATAGTGCTCTTCCAGAAGATCGTCGAACTGGTCTCTGGGAATCGCAAATTTTTTCGCCCCTGCCAGAATCTTCTTGCGCTGGCTCTTCCCGATGGTGGGGGGCTCTTCTGGGTCGTCCCCGGCTGGGATCAAGAAGTTCTTGTACAGCAGATACTTGACTGCGCCGGTGACGGCCTTGTAGATGCCCTTGTCCTGCTCGTCGTAGCCGTGGCCCCGGCTCTTGACTGTGATCGTTGCGCCGGTGTCCCCATCGACGAAGCTGTGCTCGGTGACGACCTTGGTCATGTCTCCCTGGCTGCCCTTCTCCTCGACGGAGGTGAAGAGCATCACGCCTACCTCGCTCAGGGGCTTCCGGATCTTCTCAGTCAAGTCCCGCTCGGTGACGTAGGAGTAGCCATGATAATCATTTTCGCCGGTCTTCTCGATGTACTGCACGTCCTTTCGAACGTCACTGAGCTTCTGGGACAGCGCCCCAATGTCGGCCATCGAGTCGGCAATCGCAAAGGTGTGCTTCCCGAGGTTGATCTGAAGTGGCTGCTCGCCTTCCGGTCGGGTCTGGTGGTCGGTCTGTTCCATAAGATGTTAGATCGGAATGTTAGAATAACATTGAACACAATTACGACCCCGCCAGGACCGGCGGGGCCGCGTCTTTCTACGCCGGTTGCTGATCTTCTTCCTGGTCTTGGCCTTCTCTCTTCTCTTCGGTCACCTGCTTGAGATCACGTACGCGGGGATCCGTCTTCGAGTAGATCGTCCCCAGAAGGACATCTCCATCACGGATGAGGTAGACAGGGCAGGTGTAGTATTCTTTCAGGAACTCTCCCTCTACCCACTGTCCCTTCCGGTCTCTCTGCTTTCTCCACTCTCCGTATGCGCGTCGGAACCCACCGTCCGGGTGTATCTGTGGAATCGGGTCAGCCGCGTACGGATCGAGCGTCCCGTCGTCGTTCTCCGCACAGTCTTCTTTCGAGACAATGACTTTGCTATCCTGGGGGATCTGTTCTCCCAGGTAGTTGGTGTCTCCTGGCTGGGCCTCACGGAAGGTAAGATGGTGTGCCCAGCGCATGAGAATTCCGTCGATTGTGGGCATACAGGGTCATCAGGTGTGCTTTGAGAAGATGTTGTCCTGGTTCTATCTGAATCGCCTTTGAAGGTTCCGAAACTGAAGAACCTGTATGTGGAATTATTATTCTTGCGCCCTCTCACTTTCCTGTTCCGCAGGCTCTACTCCGTCCGGGCCCATAACCAGTTCCGCAAGCTCTTCTCCGTCCGGGCCCTCGAAGCGCACGGTCTGGTCATGCTTTCCGTCGTCGGACCACCTGAACTTTCCCGTCCATCCGAATTTCCTCATTGCGTCGGCTTTTTTGTTTTCGGTTTCTTCTGATGAAGGGGCCTGACTGTTGCTACGGAACTGATCTACTGCCGCCAAGAGGTTGACCACCTTGCTGCCAATCTCCAAAAAAATGCGTAGGTCCTTCAAGAACGCATCTATGCGCTCATCTGGGATCTTCATCATGTCCTCCAGGCTCTCAATCTCGTAGGTCTCGCCGGTTGGTTCACTCATTTGAATCGGTGTTGTCTTGTGTCTGGGAACGAAGCGATTTGAGCCAGCGCTCTTTCTGGGTAAGTCCATCGACTCTTTCTTTCTGGACTGAGCGTACACGGTGTTTGTATCTGTGCCACTTGCCCCTGTAGTAGGATGGGACCTGCCGGATGGCCTGCCAGACCCCACCGAATACAGCGGCGACCCAGAAAAACGTAAGGGCCGAGTAGTCAGTGAAGTAGTGTACCTCTCTATCGTCCGTGTCTCTGCTTTCCATTGGGCCGGTTGTCATTGGAGTCAGTTCTCTTGTGCAGACTTGCGCTTCCGGATGCGCTGAAGGTCGTACATCGACCCGTCGTATCCGTCTTCCTCAAGCTGGGACCAGACCTGGAAGTAAACTTCAAACCGCTCCAGCCGCTGGCCCGTCTTCAGAAGCTGGCGCTCGGATGGGCTCTCCAGCATCTCGCGTGCGACCTCCACGTACTTGCGCTTCCCAGGGGTTGAGTTTTCCCAGTTGCGCAGCTTGTCGAGGCTGTCGGTAGTGGCCACGCTTGGGGGCGAGCCCGCACGGATCATCTTCAGGCTCTCGTAGGCGAACTTCTGCCTCCAGGAGTCTACGATCCCGTCCTCGTCGGCGGCGCGGTTGATGACGTCCGCCGCCCACTGCGGCGTTGACTGGCAGATCACGACACGCTCGCTGGTGCCATGTCCCTCCAAGAGCAGGAAGCTGGCGGCCAGTCCCGCCTTCTTCTTCATTCCAGGGGGCACCTCACGGCGCATCGGAAGCCGCTTATACGGCTCGTCTCCGGTCGTGAGAGAGTCTTCGCTGAACGTACCAGCGTCTCGGTGATTCTGGTACTCTTGAAGCTCTTCTTCAGTCAGAGGCACGTTCCGGGTCTGCACCTTCGCTGCTGTCTTGCTCTGATCCTGTGTCGTTTGATCGGTCATTGGAATCTTGCTGGGTCTGGAGTGAAGAAACTTCGCTGAGAATCTCATCGAGTGCGTCGTGGGGGCGCTCCTGTGCGACAAGGTTCGTGGCCCGTGCCGAGAGTTCTACCCCGTCGGTGCGGTCGTCGAGCTTCGGGCCATTGACTGCTATCGAGAGCAGGCTTGTGCCCATGATCGAGAGGCCGGTCGGGGCCGCGTCCGGGCGCTCGTCGGCCCACTTCACGGCCAAGTCCAAAAATGCCCGCATGTACTTCTCGTCCCTGTCGCTGAAAACGTCGGATTCTTCGGTGGCTACCTGTGCCATATCACTTTCAAATAATTATTTGAGTCTGATTATGCGCCTGATCTATGGCCGTATCTTCCTGGACACCCGCTTGAAGGTCTTCTGGTCAGGCACCTCGAAGTGCTCTCCCTCGAACTGGTACCTGGCTTTCTTCGAACGCGGATTGTCGTCGTCCCACATGTCGGTGGTGTTGTCGAACCAGTAGATTTTCGAGTTCTTCGAGTTGTCGATGATCTCCTGGTTTCCGTCCCAGTCCGTGAAGTAGAGAATCACCCTGCCCTCCAGGTCCCACTCGCTCTTCCGGTTGTCGGTCACAAACCGCATCACGTCGCGGTCGAATTTCGCGTCGATGTGTCCGTTGGGGCAGAGGAAGATGTCGATGTCGTCTCGGAGCATTGCGCCCGACGCGATCTTCGAGTAGAAAATCGCCTCGTCTGCGCAGGACGGGGACGTGTCCACAAGCAGGGCCAGCCGGGACTTCTCGTAGTCGTGACGGCACTGGTGCAGGGGCTTCTTCGTCACCTGTCGTTTCATAATCTCGTGGGTATCCCAGAACCGGTCGCCATCGACCTCCGTGTAGCTCATGTCCTCGGCCACCTTCGCCACCAGAAGCGCAAACTGAGTCGCCAGCTTGTGGTCTTCGATCTGCTGGGGAGTCCAGTCTGTACCAACATCGTTTTCGTTGATCTGGTAGGCGAAGTCTTGGATCTTGTCCTCGATCTTGTCGGCCTGCCGGGTGTAGCCGGTGTCCGTGAAGAATTCTCCGTTGGCGTCTTCGTTGACGCCGGTGGTCACCCGCTCCCCAGACGCCTGCCTCTGGGCCTCCTCCCATCCGGAGGTGTCCTCGTCCCCGAACGCCTGATCGTTTAGCGCCTGGGCCTGTTCTTCGCGCCGCTTCTGATCCTCGCTCTTCTCTCCAGAGCCGTCTTCTTCAGAAGCATCTTCTTTAGAGTTACTTTCTTCAGAGTCATCTTCTCCAGAAAGTGACAGATCCCGATTCTCTCGTAGAGCCTCGGCCTGCTCGTCGCTGATGTCCTGGCCGCTCGGGTTTGCGCTTCCGCTCTGCTTGCCCTGGCCGCTCTGGGGCTGCCCCTCGGACGGCTGCCCTTCGGACGGCTCACCGTCGGAGGGGTCGCCTTCGGAGGGATCGCCTTCGCCTTCCTGCTGCTCACCTTCGGAAGACTCTCCTTCAGCTTCGCCCTCTTGCGGGTCTCCTTCGCCTTCCTGCGGGTCGCCTTCACCATCTTTCGGCTCGCCCTCCTGCTGTTCGCCTTCTCCATCTTGAGGGTCACCGTCTTGCGGGTCGCCGTCGTCAGGCTCTTCCTCTTCCGGGGGCTCTTCCTCGTTTCGCCAGTCCCGCTCGACCTTGCTACGGCGCTCGGGCTCTTCTCCGGCGCTTCGGTTCGGCCCGTCGGCGCTTGGCTCTCCGGACATCATCTGCTCAATGAGATCATCCATGTCTCTATTCCATCTGTGAGAAGAGTGGAGAGGGCCGCAGTTGCCTACGTCAGTTCACGGAGGGTCTCCTCAATGCGCTTGGCGATCACCTTCACGCGCTTCGACGTGATTTTTTCGCCGGTCAGTTGCGCACCGACGCGGAGGGAGCCGTCCTGGTAGACCGACTTGATCCCACCCTTCATGCGGTGCAGCGTGCGGCTCGGGTTCTTTCGCTTCTTCGAGGCCCGTGGGAGGGAGAAGCCATGGTCTTTCAGGAGAGTCTCCTCACCGAAGGCGCTACCCCGCTTCTTAGCGAGAAACATCTTCGACCCTGGAAGCCAGTCCTGAAGGTACTCGTCCAGATCCGGGTCGAACGCGCCGGTCACGCTGTAGGCGAAGTGGTCGTTGTCTTCCCCGAGAAAGCCGAGCATAAGCCCATCGAAGTAGACGTACATCGAGTCGCCCACCATCTTGACCTCGCCGTTGTCCTCGGCGAACTGGAGGAAGTCGTTGTACCCTGGGATGTCGGTGGCGTCGCAGAAGTCAACGCCGGTGGCCTGCCACTCGTCAAAGAGGCCAGCGGAGAAGGGTTCGGCGATCTCGTACCCGCGCTCACTTGCCTCGACGGTGCCGACGGATTTCATGCCCATCCGTGCCATCGCTCGTGGCGGGAGATCGTAGCCCTCGTGAATCGTATCCGCCACCCAGGTGCCGACGAACATGTTGCTAAACTCGTCCGGGGCGTCGGAGCGGACGATGACCTCTGCGCCCTCCCCTTCAGCCCAGCGGACGTGGACGCTCCCCTTGCGCCCGATGATCTCGTCCTCGGTGTAGGAGGTATAGTTGAGGCCGCGCTCCTGCTGGAGAATGCGCATGTCTGCCTTCGTCGCCGACTCGGCCACGAACACCATCTCTCCGGGGTGGCCCCAGAGGTCGTTGGCGTACTGGTCGTGGTCGATCAGGTCGATGGGTTCGTCGAAGGTGATCGTCTCTCCCTCGACGGACACCCGGCCAAACTCTTCAGGCTCTTCGCCTGCCTCCTCGACCTTGGTCAGGTCGTTGTAGACCTCCCGGTTCTTGGTGAAGGCGGCGTAGGAGGAGGCCAGATCAGGGGACCGGTCGTTCTCGGTCTTGCCAGTGTAGCCTTTCATGTCCGCCATGCGTGGCATGTCCGAGGGGCCGGATCCCTTGATGTCTCCGTCCAGGTCCACCTCGCCGTAGGCCGAGGGGTCGAGCACGTCCTTGTCGGACATGTCCTCTTCCCAGTCACCGATCTCCTTCGACTCTGCCTTGGCTAAGAGATGGTGGTTATTCCGGTCTTTGGTGACGTACTGGTAGACCAGGGAGTCCCAGTCAGCCTCGTCCCCAAGGCGCGTGGTGGCGTCGAGAAGCTGCTGAAGCTCTTGAATGGTGGCTGGCTTGTCCATCATCGAAAGCTCGACACGGACGTACAGGTTGACCGCCGCCTCGATGTAGGGGTGCGTCCCGTGCGATCCGATCAGCGCCTTCCGCACGAGCGTCGGGTGAAGCGGGTCGAACTGGAGGAATGGAAGACGCCGGTGCAGCGGCCCGGACAGGTCCCGCTCTTCGTTGAGCGTGATGCCCACGTAGAGGTTGTCCATGTCCGCCTGCTCGTGGATGTCTCCGTAGTTGATGCGCCCCGTCTGGAGGAAGTCCAGCAGGAAGGCGTCGGCAGTCGGGCGCGTCTTGTCCCACTCGTCGAGGGTAAGCAAGACTGGGCCGTCCTGGCTGGCCCGCACCGCATCGACGAGGACGCCGTGTTGCTTCTTGATTCCGGACGTCTTGTCCTCGTCAGGCAACAGGTCGAGGATGAGGTCCTCCTCGCGGGTCCCTGGGGTCACCTGCCGGAAGAAGTGCTTCATCTCCAGCACGTCGGCCAGCACCTCGAAGAGCCATGTCTTGCCGGTCCCCGGCGGGCCGAACGCAAACATCCCGCCCAACGGGTCGGTCTGGAGCGCCGCGTAGATGGCCCGCGCTCGGTCTCGGTCGCAAATGTACCCGGCACCCGAGAGCGCCTCGTGCAGGGAATCGACAGTTAGGATGTCTACGGGGTTGGTCTGCTCGACCTCGCCGTTTTCGATTGGGGAGGAGGGCTTCTCGGCCTCTCCGTTGAGGTTGGGGTCGTCGAGGGTGGCTGTGTCAGACATTAGAAGTCTGCTTCTCTATTCTTGGAAAGCGGAAATGTTAGAACCTGTATGCAGAATTTTCCTCGCCGAACTTCTTAGTTCATCAGCGAGTCCGTCTCGTCGATCATCGCCTGGAGGTCATCGGAGACGTCTTCTTCCCCGATAGCACTACCGAGCTTCGCGTCTTCTCCAGCACGGTACGCACCGGCCTTCGAGGATTCGTCCTGAATGTCCTGGAAAACCTGCTCGAAGCGGTCCTTGAGGCCAGAAATATCGACCCCGTGCTCGAATCCCTTCTCCATGTAGGGGCAGTCGCAACTGGAGAGGACGCCTTGCAGGTAGTGCTCCCAGGCGACCTGCGAGTAGACCCGCCCGTCGTACCCGTCTTCGGTCCTGGCGTAGTCCACCAGTATCGTCCGGAGCGGTGCCATCGCTTTTTGCATCCCGATCAGGAACGCCGCGAGCCCCTCCAGGTGCTCTTCGGTGACCTCTGGGCCACGCCCGTCCATCCAGGCGATCACGTCTTTCCCGTCCAGTGGAAACTCGCTCTCCGGAGAGAGACCGCCCCACATCATGTTGACCTCTTCAGCCATGTCCAAGTACGCTCCTGAGAAAACGCGGGGCACGTCCCCTCGCTCGATGTCCTGCTCGTATGCCTCGCGGAACGCCTCGAAGGATTCCTTGGCCGTCGCCACTGTTAGCAGGATGGTCTCGGCCAGTTGGCGACCGGTAATCATCTCAATGTCGGTCATCTCAAGCTCCGTGACTCTGAGCACGTCGAAGCTGGAGAAGAAATTGCGCAGGTTCTGGGCGCTCTCTTGGTTTGAGTTCGGGGGCATTTCCATGGGGCAGGTTTTTGCTTTGCTGAAAATAGAACTCGTTTCGAGAATTCAACCTATTCAACACCGCCGCAGAAGGTTAGTTCCGAGGCTCCGATATTTTTCTTCCCTCTGGCTCGGGCGTCGTCTGCTCGATGCCCTCGCTCTGGGCCCGCCGGTAGGGGGCGTGGGGCTGTACGCTGCGGTCGTCCATCGGCTGGCCGGGACCGGAGACCCAAAACGCGATCATTGCGATAATCATAACGATAAACGGAATCATCTGCGAAGAGAATCTTTGTGGTAGAGAAAGGGGTGTGGGTGATTGTTATCCGGTCGTCTTCAGCGCACGCTTCGCGGTCAGGTAGTCCTGGTGGTGCTCTCTGTACTCTTCTTGCAGGTCCTCCAGGCGTTCTTTCTTCTTTTGAATCCGGTCTGCCTTCCTGGCTTTCTTGTGCCTCCGTTTCGCGTAGATGGCGATCATAGAAAGCCACCGGTAGAAGGGCACGTTTTGGTTGACGTGCTGGGTGCAGGCTTTCTTGATTTCTCCAGATAGGTCCCGCTCGTCTGCGTCGGTCACGCCTCTTCTGCTGCCAAGGCGATAGAACTCGATGTGGTAGCGCCCGACCCTGGGGTCGGTCCCATTCTGTATCTGCTCGACGCTCGGAGACTGGTGGTAGCTCAGGTCCTCGTTCCAGATCACGCTGAAGTTTCCGGCGACCTTGTACTGCTTGTCCCGGATCCACAGGCCACTCGTCGGGCCATCGTCCTGGGGGTTGCTTTCGAAGCTGATTTCCTTGGGGCTGCCTTTTCTGGCATAGACCGCCAAAGATCCGTGCTCTATCGGGGCCAGCTTCCGCAACGTCTTTTCCTTGAGCCAGTCGTTTGTGCTCGTTCTTGAGGTGAAGTCCATGGGGCAAGGTTGCAGTTGGTGGGAGGGCGGGGCGAAGACATGTACTACCCGAGGGGCGGGTGCATAGAAGCAAGCTCGAAGACCACCCGGTGGAGGTCCTTGCTACACGCAGTGCCCACGTCTCTGGACTGCCATATCTGCTCCCCAGTGTCCTCGCTGGAGGTGCGGAAGATGCGCCCGACGTTCGTGCGCTTGAACGAGACGGCGACCGAGCGTTCATCCTCGACGATCACGGCCAGCCCGGAGGGCACGTCCCCGTCCTCTGCGGCGGCCTTGCTGCGAGCACTGATGCCCGTGCCGTACAAGAGAGATTTGATGTAGTCGGTAGGCGTTGTCGTTGTGTCGTTGTCGGAGTTGCTGTTGGAGTTGCTCATGGGGTCTGGTAGCTTTCAAAGAATTATGTGAGAGTGGGCGTCCTGGCCCGAGCCTTCAGGATGAACCTTCAGGATGCTGGGGTTTCTATCCGAGTTCGATGTCGGTGATCTCATCGACCCGGAGGTCCTGCTCGAACTGCGTCTCATCAACTCGGAGCGACTGGGCCCGCCGCCGTGCGTCCTCTTTCGACTCGACGTCGCGGACGAGCACGACTTCATCTTTCAGTACGGTGCGTGTGACGAGAGCGTCCATTGATATTGTTGGATGGTGAGTAAAGAATTCAAGTTCGTCGCCAGCTTGTACCGTGCCGGGTTCAGGTCTGTTCCGAGGCGGGGTCCTCGTAGAGGGGGAGGCCCGTCCCGCTCATGGGCGAGGCTTACCCAAAATGAAATTGCAAAATGAAATGTGTAAGGCTCCGCGCACGCGGGCGCGGAAAATGAAATACGTAAGGAAGGGGTGAACCCCCTCCAAGGCGCACGCACGCGCCCGATCACACGCCCGCGCTATTTATATATTATTTATAATACTACTCAATTAGAATAGTATAGGTTTTAAGAATTGTATCTCCCATGTAAGTAGTCATCAGTAAAAGTAGTCGATACCGGATCTGCCGAAAATTGCCCGGTCTTGGGGGCTGTTCGGGCCGAAACGGGATGCGCTGCGCTCGCTTCGCTCCCTTGCTGTAGCGCGTCCGCGCTACGTCGTGTGGATGGGGGAGGACCCCCTCTGGTAGTGGTGGGACATTAGTATGCCTCTCTTGTAGAGGCGTTGAGTTCAGTAGTCCTCCCACCGACGGGTGGTGAAGTATTGGAAGAATGAAATCCCATAGTTGACTTCTAACAGGTTTGCAAAAAGGTTGGGGCCGACCCCTGGGCATCACATGAAACCTACAGAGGCCCGCAGTGAGGCCCACCAGTGGATCCCAGAGGCCCGCCAGCGGATCTCAAAAGAAAAAGGGCAGCCCAGCTTGCGCCAGACTGCCCTTCACTCACTCTCACTCACACGCGAGAGTCTTGAAATGTGTTGTACTTAGGGCGTCAGTGGGCCTCCGCGTTCTGGTTATCGGCCTGGTCATCGACCCGTCGGCGGGCCTCCTCTTCCGCCTCGTCAGATTCTTTGATCTGCTGGCGAAATAGGCTCTGAACCTCTTCCTTTGAGAAGCTGACGTCCCCACCGGTGTCGATGCCGAGTTCCTCCTCCACTCGGGCGAGGCGCTCTTCGACCACCTTCACCTTCCGCTCGATGACCTGATTGGTCACGCTCAGGACGGTGTCAACAAGCGACCCGCCGAGGCGCTCGGAAAAGTCCTCGTAGATGGCCTCTTTGACCTTCTCCTTGGCCTCCTCCTCGTCGGTGTCACCGGCGTCTGCGAGACTGTCTTGCGCCTGGACGTTAAGCTCCAGAAGAAGGTCCATCAGGCTCTCGCCCATGTCCCCGGCGTAGGCGCTGCTGGTTGCCTGCGGGCCCGAGTCAGATCGGGGCCAAGAACTGCCAGTGTCTTCGGAGCCTCGGTCTTCTTTGTGGGTGTCTCTGGGCTGGCGTCCTGCGATGGCCCCCTTTACAAGCTGGTCCTTCGAAGCGTGGGAGATCCACGTCCCTGGGCCGCACTCATCACGCGCAATGATACGAAGCTCTTTTACGCGAAGACGATTTAAGTGCCGCTCTGTTCGGGGGATTTTTTGGAGGTCTTCCTCGCTGAAGTCGTCGAGGTCCTCGGTCTTGATGTCGCTGGGCGAGATATCGCTAGGTCCGTCTTCTAGGCCATCACTCCCCTTGGATCGGCTCATTTTTTTTGGAATTTGTATGTTCAGGTGTAGTCGATTCGAGGAAACTGCATCTGCTTGAATTCAACTGAATTCCAGTCGTTCCGTAGTATGTAGAGCCAAAGTGTGAATTCGAAAGAATACAGATTATTTTTTCTTCCGTACCTCAGTTTACGTGAATTAGACGACCGCAGATAATTTTTAGGTTGCCACCGAGGCCGGACCGGTCGATAATTTTTTGCATAAGCTCAGTCGCCCCAGAAAAAACCATTCCGATTTGGAGAAGAGCCTGCACGACCGCTTCGATTTCTTCTTTCGGAAGCTCTCTGGTATCATTTTCTTCGCAGGAATTATTGAACCGGCGCATGATCGCACTAAGGGCTTCCTTCTCGGCGCGTTGGACGTACTCTGCGCTTTTGTTTTCCACGTATCTGCGCTGCTCCTCGTCAAATTCAGAAAGGCGTCCTGTCCCACTAAAATCTTCTGGCGTGACGCTCTCATAAGCAAAGTCCAATTCCTCCTCCTCTTGAGGAATCGCGTATATCACTACCCCGAGACTGTCCCAGAAGCTAGGAATCGCAAGAAGGCGAAACCGAGCGCCGCTGATGTGATTCCCGACAGCCTCCCCGTCGTTTACGACAGGACAAGTTTCGTATGAGCCTTCTCCAAAACCGCCGTCTATGTCAAAAATGTCTGTCATTTTTTCTCCGACCGGCATTTGAAGCAAGCGGTTTGCCCGACGGTTGGCCTGTACTACATAGAAATCTTTTACTCGAATGGTGGGGGTCTCAATTCCGTGAAACTTCTCTTCGAATACCTCAGTCCAGTCGGTTTCCTCTGAGGCTTCGGTGGATGGTGAGATGACCATACTACGTAAGACATAAGAGACAAAAAAGATGAAAGCCCAATCCTTTAGCTGTTGTGTGGCCCCACGGCTCGGAGCAAAGGACGTTTCATGAATTCAAACCAGATGTAAAAAAGAACCACGCCAAAAGTAAAAACCCCCTGGCCCGGTTGGACCAGGGGGTGGTGAAGAGCTACCAGACCCAATTCACCAATGCCGTGAACGCAGGTCTGGAAGGCCGGTTTCGGTTCGCGGGTCTGGGGCAGTTCATGTGCCTGGGGTAAGCTCCACGTCACCTTCCGGGACGGTGTCCCCTTCGGAGAAATTCTCAAGGTCCTGGTCGGCGCTGGCCTCTCGCCGCACGCGCTTCTCCTCGACGCGGAACCACTTGGCGAATTCGCGGGCGCTGTCGAACACGGGGTCGTGGGTCGTATTTGCTGGGAAAATGTTTTGCATAGAGGGTCTGGTAGATTAGGGTCTGGTAGATTAGGGGTGAAAGTTGGCGTAGTCAGTTGCCAATGTAGTCAGTTGTCACCGCTTCTTCGCTCGCCGTCGGGGCCGACGTGGCGGTAGAGGGTGCTCGTTCCGATGTCGAATCGGTCGCAGATGTCCTTCGTGGACACCTCGTCATCGCGCATCAGGGCCTGGATCTGCGTGATGTCCTCCTCGCTGAGGGCCGAGGGCCTACCGCCGGTCTTGCCTCGCTCTTTGGCCGCCTTGAGGCCCGCCATCGTCCTCTCGCGGGTCATGTTGCGCTCGAATTCGGCCATTGCAGCCATGATGTGAAACACCAGCTTGCCCTGGGCGCTGGTCGTGTCGATGTCCTGCTGAAGGGACACGAAGTCAATGCCCTGATCTCCAAGGGACTCGACCTTCTCGACGAGGTCCTGCATCGAGCGGCCCAGACGGTCGAGCTTCCACACCACGAGGGTGTCCCCCTCACGGAGGTGCTCCATGCACTCCTGGAGCTTTGGCCTCTCCTTGGCCGCCCCGGAAATCTTCTCCGAGTAAATTTTCTCACAGCCCTCGTCTTCGAGGGCATCGATCTGCATGTCGAGCGTCTGCTCTCCGGTCGAAACTCTGGCGTATCCAACTTTCATCGGTCGAAGGGATTTTGGTGCAGGGAGTCAAAGAATTCTTTGAGTTCTGGGCGTCTTCGGTGCCATTGGTTGCTACTCCCGGATCGTGAGTTCCCCGTCGCCAGAGACGTGGCCGTCGCCCGAGTGAGACGCAGTCTCTCGCTGGCCGACCGCTGGCATGTCTGCGCGGAAGTGATCGCAGGAAACAGGTTCGATCTCGGCATTTACCCAGGAGATGTCTGCCTTCGTCTCCGTCTGGGCCAATCGGATCAGGTCCTTGAACTCCTCGATTCCGGGGTCCTCCTGGGGGGAGACCACGAACGTGAGCACGGTGGCCTGCTCGCTGTCCATCGCCGCCGTGTAGGGCGGCTGTCCGTTGCCGTCCTCCCGCCAGATGCCGGTGCCCCCGAGCACGGTAAGGCCGCCTGTGACCTCGCTGATAAGCTCACAGGCACGCTCTACGAACGCGGAGATGTCCTGGCTTGAGCCAATTGAGAATGAGTAGCGAACGCGATTGGAAGTAAACTCCATGGGGTCGTGTGTGGGTCTGGTAGATTCGGTAAATTGGGTCTGGTAGAACAGCCGACGACGCCTCCCGTCAACTGTGGAAGTCAATGTATGAATTCAACAATCGAATGTCAAACTGTCTCCTAACGAGGACTTATCTGCTTGCCTCGTAGACACCGGACGTGCAATCAAGCACGACCGGCGTAGGCTCTACTTGGCCTCCTGGTACTGCTCTTCAAGAGCATCCCGCTCCCGCTTGCTCAGTTCGTTGATGTTGCTCCCGTAGAGGGTGTTCTCGTACCACTGAACCTTCTCTTCTCCCTCACTACGAATGTAGTGGGTATCGTAGCCACGGTGGTAGAGAATTTTGAGCCCAAGGGGCTCGGCTTCGGAAGCTGATACTTCTTCGAAGGGTGCGTCCATAATGGGTCTGGTCAAGTGTGAGTTACCACGAACGAGGGCTTATTTGCTTGCCTCGTAGCACCCGATGGTACCTCTCGGCCCATCGGGTGGTCATGCTACCGGGCGGCCTCCCAATCAGGCGAGATGGCCGAGTAGGAAGAGTAGTGTTCCTTCTCGTATCCGTCGAAGAGTTCTTCGAACTGCTCGTAGTTCTTCTGGACGCCACCCTGGTCGATCCAGTCCGAAACAGCCTCCGGACTTCCGTGGCAACCGGACGGGGCCATGTTGTAGAGCACCTCGTACATCTCTACGAGTTGCTTGGAATTTATGTGGTCTGCCTTCCGCATCACGGTCTCGAATTCGTGGCTGAGAAAGGCGTATGTGAACCCACCGGGACGGTGTCCATCGAGGACGTACCGGCGGATCGTGTCGAACGTGATCTCGGATACCGGAGAATCGTGCTGGGGAATAGCCATAAGGCTGAGGGGTTGGTGAGGGGGTTGGTTGTGTGAGTGAGTTACTCGTTGAGGGCGTCACCGAAATCGTCGGTGAGTCCACGAAGGTTTTCTTTCTGCTCGTCAGAGACGACGCCTTCGGCCTCTTGGGTTTGGAGCTTGACGATACTGCCCTTGTACTGCACCCAGGCGCAATCGCAATCTGGGCACGGGTCGTTTACCTCGCCTTGCTCGATCTCGAACTCGGTGCCGCAATCGTCGCAGGTGACGGTGGCAAAATCGGCCATATCAGGTCAGGAATTTGGTTGTGTGAGTGAATTAGCTCAGGTACTGCTTGTGAATTTCTTCGGGGGTGTGCTCTCTGGTGCTGAACTCGGCGCTGTGCGTGATGATGCACGCTCCGATCACGTCGCCCTCTTCGGCGTCCGAGTCCTCGCTGGGGAACGCGCAGAGGATCGGCTGTACTTGCTCAATCGAGAGCGTGTTGACGACGTGGCCGTCGATCATTTCGAAGTGCTTCATGGCTGGGTGGTTCATTTGTGTGAATGGGTCTGGTCAGCATCGAATGTATAACCCAATGTAAGAATTCACATCGAGAATGTCAAGCTGGGGTCTTATTTGCTTGCCCCGTAGTGCCCACCGGACGAGGCCGGTGGGCGGTCGTGACTACGTGCTTTGCGGGCTAATGACCTCGACCGCATAGAAGTCTGGGTTTCCAGACTGGAGCCCAGAGGGTCCCTTCTCGGTGATGTATTCATCTTCATCCAGGCGGGCGTGGTCTTTCGCCTCTTCCCAGGACTGCGCTGGGCCTCGTACACACCGCTTGTCGTGATACGTCGTGCGGACGTGATTGCCGTCCTCGTCCAACTCGACGCCAGACTCGTTGATGACCACTGGGTGGCCGTCTTCCTCCGTGTCGTGGGTCTTCTGGCGATCCCCACGTCCGGTGCCGCGAGAATGGTGGCCGTCGTGGGCTTCGATCCAGTCGTTGTGACGGTCGGAAAATTGCGTGTGGATTGTATATCTCATCGGATCGTTCCGTGTGGTGAGTGAGAGGTTCTTTGAGTTATCCTTCTGCCAAGGCGTAGCACGAGGAGTAGTCGCCCCCATGCGGCCCGGTCTCGTACTCAAGCTCGATGCCGTGATCCTCCACCCGCTCCGCGAAGTTGTGGTAGCTGTCCTTGTAGCTGGAAGCATACTTCCATGCCTTGCCCTTCAGGCTAGGGCACGGGTTCGAAAACTCGCCGGTGTTTATCAGGCTTCGGGCAAACCCTCGCTGTATGCGCCCCTTCACGGCAGCGCGAATTCGAATCTCGTCGGTTTTCTTCAGTTCGTTGTTAGCCATAGGCTCGGGGTCTGGTAGATTAAAGATCCTTCGGTTCGGTCACGCGAATATGCACCATCGTGTACGGCTTGCGGTGAACAGCCTTGCCCGTGCGGCGGTGCTTGCCAATCTTCTCGGGGTGTACGATCCCTCCGTACATCTGGTCGAGATTGACGTTGTCGAAGGGTCGCGTGGCCCGCTTGATTGCGGGGGTGAGGCTGATGAGATTTACCCCGTCTTCGGGATGACCGACGACGATCTGAAACGCGCCGTAGTCGTTCCAGTCATCGACGTTGCAGGACACTGGGTCCTTGGCCTCCTGCTCGATCATGTTGGCGATTGATCGTGCGATGTTGCGCTGCTTCTTGGTTGCTTTAGGCATGGTCAGGTCTGGTAGCTTTCAAAGAATTATTTGAGTCTCCTACGAGGTCTTATTGGCTTGCCTCGTTGCACCCGCCAGTCACGCCAGTGCTGGCAGGTGTCACTCACTCACTCACAAAGTGACTCTTTAGATCGGGCCGCAGGATTCGCCGTAGGCCCCCTGGGGTGTGTCCCAATCGCCATCGAGCACGTCAGCGTCGTACGTGTCGCTCATGGCAAGCTCTACGAGGTCCTCGTCCAGGTCGAAGGGCTGTCCCTTCTCGGCCATCTCGCGGACGCTCTCGTCCCGTGCGATTGTGCAATCGAACTCCTCCTCGTACTGGGCGATCTGCTCGAATCGCTGGGGCGCAACCTCACGGACGGACGCCCACTGGTTGTACCGCCCAAAAATACAACTCATGCAGGAGAGTCTGCCCCACCCCAGGTGGTACGCTGGGTGGGGATTGATCTCCCACGAGCGAATGATGTCCCACACGTCCTGCTCCGACCAGTCGTGGACCGGACGCCACTGGTCGATGTGTCGCGTGTAGCGGGTCCCGTTGCGGAGGTCGGCCTTGTGGACCTCGAAGGTGTCGTACTTTGCACGGGAGGCGCTCTCTTCTGCTCGTTCGCCAGTTACCACGAGTGTCCGCGAATCGCGGAAGCGGTCCTGGTTGCGTAGGGCCATCGACGCAACGTCGATCTTGAGATAGGCGCTGCACCAACGCACCGACAGGTCCCCGCTAACTTGCGGGAATTTTCGCCGGGTGCCAGGGCCGCCGTTGCCCCCAGTCTCTACGACCTCGCCATCGGGGGTCTCGAAGCATACCGGTGCCGTCGCGTCTCCGTCGCGCAGCATCTCGCGCTCGAAGCCACCCTTCTTCCAGGAGAAGTACACGTCGATACCGAGCACGTCGCCAATGGACTGGACGTAGTCCGTTGTCACGGGCCAGTCCATGAGGCCCGGACCCTCCCGGCCATCCACGTCGTGGTGCCAAAGCTCGATGTTCTCGAAGGGCACGCCCTCTTCGAGCAGGTGCAAAAGCGAAGCGAGAGAGTCCTTGCCCCCGCTAAACGCGACGACGTATGTGTCGTAGCTGTGCAGGTCAGGTTCGGTTGTGTCGCTCATGGGTGTCGGGGTCTGGTAGCTGATAGCATCGAATGTATCACCCAATGTAAGAATTCAAACACTGAGTGTCAAACTGTCATGCTCCACGTAGTGGGGTCTTATTGGCTCGCCCCGTCGGCCCCAGACGTGCCGCTTGGCCGCCTGGGACGTGCTCTACTGGGCCTCTACGCTGCTGAACTTCTCCCGAGCAATTTCGGCGTACTCTTGAGAGTACCAAGCATCCTCGAACTCCAAGAGAATCTCGTACGTGTTGCCATCGCTGGAGAAGTGTATGACCTTGAAATCAGTCCCGATACGATGGTCCACGATCTCTTCGAAAAGGTCGCACGCTTCCTGGCTTCCTTCGGTCGTAAAAGAGACTCGCGTCGAGTTTGGCTGTCGTGTGATGTCCATAGCTTCAAAGAATTATTTGAGTTACTACGTAGCAGGTTACCGGTTGTAAAACGGAAGCTGTTTCCAGTCATCTACTCCCTCGGGACACTCCGCGTCGTAGTGCTTGTCCGTGACAGGATCGTACACCCACTGGTGATTACCCCACTTGTCGTGGAGCACGTCGTGGCCATCGATCTCACATCCGGTCATGCACGCCTTGTCGAAGGATTGCTGGACGCGATGAGCGAACTCCCCGCACATGCCTTGATTGATCTCCCTGGGAGAGTGATTCCACTCCCAGTTTCTTAGAACGTCCAATACGATTTCTGTGACAGAGTTTGGTCTGCTCATAGCGTGGTTAGTTTGGGTCTGGTAATGGGGTTGAATTACCTCATGTGCGGGCTTATTTGCCTGCCGCATCGCACCCGCCGGTCCCGTTAGGGACCCACGGATGTCACTCACTCACGAGTTGGATTCGACCGCAACGATCAGGGACACGAAGGTCAGCAGGGAAAGCCCCATTAGAGCGGCAAGTCCGGTGCCGCTCTCGAACCCCATCGCGCTGAACGCTTCGTTGAATCCCCACCCGATCAGGTATATCGCATACAATCCAGTCGGGATGCCGAAAAACGCTTTCAGAAAGGTTTTCATGAATCTCTTGTCTGCTTGAGTCATGGGTCTGGGTAATTCTGTCGTAGAGTATCGAAGCGGGGACTTATTTGCGTGCCCCATCGCACCCGGCCCGTGATCGAACACGTTGCCGGGTGTCACTCACTCACGCTCACGCTAATCGCTACTCGAACGGGGAAACGTGCCCGTGATTGCCTCCACCTGGAAGCAACTCGGGGTCCTCCGCAAAGTTATCATCGTTCTCGGTGGCGAAGATGACTTCCCTTCGCTGGGCTCGGTAGATCGTGATGTCACGGTACACCTCGGTCGTGAAGTCTGCGAGATAGTCGCGCAATTCGTCCAGCTTGTCTTGCGCTTCGCCCTCTGTTTCGGCGTCAATTTCGGCAGTCAGAAGAACCTTCATGGTTTGGGTCTGGTGTGGTTCGTAGAACATTGAGACGAGGGCTTATTGGCTTGCCCCATCGCACCCACCACCCCCGTTAGGGGGTCATGGGTCTCACTCACTCACTCACTCACTCACTCACGGTGATTCCGTCGCATACGCTCGGCCTCCTCGTATTCACGCTCGAAGGGGCCTGTCGTCCGCTCCCCGTCTACGGACTTCTGAATCAGACCGATCACGCCCTCCACGGTCTGGCGACCGTAGGGCTCTTGACGGAGGGGCGTGTCGGCCTCGAAGAGACCCGCGCTCCCCATCGTGTACTTCCCACGCTTGAGGCTGATCGAACGCCCGCTCTCGAAGCGGATGAAGGCGTGCCCGTGAATGTCCCCCACCTCACCGTCGTAACCGACGGAATCAATCTCGGGGATACGGATCGCCCGAAGGGTCTCCACCATCTCCGGAAACGTGAGAGTAACGCGGGTGCCTTCGCCCAGGCAATTCACGCACTCGCCCTCGTGATTGTCCAGGGACGTTTCGCCGGTGCCTTCGCAATCGCTGCACTGTACCAAGGTCGTCTTTTCGATGTCCATAGGAATGGGGGTGTTGAATTCAAAGAATTCTGTGAGTTACCTCGTGCGGACTTATTTGCGTGCCGCGTCGTACCCAGGAGGACCGTTAGGTCCCCGTGGGTGTCACTGGCTATTCGTTCGGGCCGAGAAAGGCGTTGACGTTGTCGTACTTCGGTTGGTTATTCTCCTCCGTGATAATGAGATTCTGCTCTTCGTCCACCATCTCGACGCGGAGACGACCGTCGTCTCTATCGAGACTGATGTAGATACTTCTTGGCCCATCTTTGATTTTGATGACCTCTCCTACGGAGACTTCTACCTCTCGCTCGTGATTTTCGTGCGAGTCAACGAGTGTCACTTGCTTGCTCATGTCGGTGTGGGGTTGATACCTGAGTAAGTGAGTCGCCTACGGCGGACTTATTGGCTTGCCACCATCGCACCCACCGGACCCGTTAGGGTCCAGCAGGTGTCTGTTATTGCAAGTTACGCCGCTACCGCTTCGCGGAGAACCTTCGGGGTACGAGCTATCTTCTGCTCGGCAAATTCGCGCTGATCGATGGGGCGCTCGTCGCCATCGAAGCGTGGAGCCGAGTGCATCCAGGCGATTTGCGCAATTGCCTCGGTTGCCAGGATGCTCAGTGCGTCGTCGCCGGTGAACATCTGAGCGTGGGCGTTCCAGGTTCTCCATTCACCCTTGAGGGTGAACGGCGCGTTTTCCGATCCCAGGTGGACGTGACCCAGGATGTCGTGGATCCAGCGAAATATGTCGTTGTGTAGCATCCTCCGTCCGTTGGCATCGGTGAACCGCGAAGGGTTCGTGAGGGGGTGGTCTGCCGGGAAATCGCCGGTGCCGGTGCTCATGACCGGCAGGTGCTGGTGATTGCGGACGTGAGTTACCATGCCCTCGGCGCTGTCGAATGGGTCGCGGTCTACGACCTCGGCCTTGTAGCCGAACGCCCGGAGGAGCCGAAACTGCTGCCCCAACTGCTCGGTGAACTCGCCGTAGGCGTCTACGACCTTGCGCCGATCCACTTCGCTGGGCCGCCGGTCTGCGCCCTCGAACCACCGGGCGAGCGAACGGATTGCGTCCGAGTCTGGAACCTGATGTTGGAATGAGTAATCCACCGTAGGTGAATCGCCCAGGACGTGGATGCGGTAGTGACGAACGATGTTTTCGAGCCGTTCGGACGTGCCGTGAGCGATTCGCGTTTTCGTGAGCGTAGCCATGAGTGTTTGCGGGTCTGGTAGTGAGCGAGTGAAAGGGAGCGGGCCAGTGTCGCCCGATCCCCAATGATGCTATAAGCCAATGTAAGAATTCCAGATGAGAATGTCAAGCCTCGATCCAATTGCGGGCGGTTGTCCACACGACCGCTTGAGCTTGTGCTGGCTCGATTCCGTGCAGGGTGGCCAGCATCTCGACCGCACGGCTGATCGAGCGTCGTGCGTTGCCCGTGATGCTCTTGATGTCGAAATCAGCGAGCTTGAACATCCACGAGTCAACCGTCACCGGCGTGAGATTCCCGTTTAGGTTCTCGGTGAAGGGCTGAACCTTCGCCCCGGAAGGATGCGCCTGATCGTCCCCGTCCAGGTACTTGATCGCCTGGGTAGCGTTGTTCCGGTACGTAGTGTACCTCGAAGAAACCTCTACCTTCCAGGTGTAGGGGTAATCGTCCCAGACCTCTACGAGCTTGCTCAGACCGGACATATTCGCGGTCCAGTTCGTCATGGGCGAGAGGATCGCCGCCGCACCCGCCATTCGCTCGGTGCTCACGCCAATCCTGCGAGCTAACTCGGAGCATCGCTCGTTGGCCTTCGGGTACCACTCAAGGCCGTTCTCGAAGGGTGTCTCAAGCCTCTCCCCAACCCGCATGATCTTGCGGTAGCGGTTGAAGCACGAGAACGTGCGTGATCGCTCTTTGCGGTTGATGCAGCTACTGGTGTCGATGATGTCGGAATCGTACATGATCGCGTCTGATTTTCGTGAGTGAGAGTAGGGCGCTGTTGCTTCCAACGCTATAACCCAATGTAAGAATTCAACATCGGGATGTCAAACTGGGGGTTATTTGCGTGCCCATAGGCCCCACCGGGCGAATGAACGCCCGATGGGACTCAAAGAATTCTGTGAGACTACTTCGAGAAAATGACCTGCTCGTCGAGGGACGGCGTGTCGGGTGGGCCTTGGCCGTGATACGTGCGCTCCCCAGGCGATTCGCGCTCGTTCAAGGCGTCACGGAAGGCTGTGCGCTTGATGACGGATGCCTTCGCGCCCGAACCCGATCCTGGAGTGTGTGTCTCCATGCGCTCCAATTCGCGCTCGGCCTCACGAAAGGGCATATCGAACGCTTCGTCCTTGAATTTCTCGTATCGGGGGTCTGTTACTGGTCCCATAGGGACAGGGGGGTTTGTGTGAGTGAGTGATTTACTTTCTACGGAGGGCTTATTGGCTTGCCTCCATCGTGCCCGCCAGTCCCGCTAGGGACCGGCAGGCAGGATCCCCTACGAGAACGCCGGTCGCGCCTCGTAGCTTCGTCCGTAGCTGTCAAGAATCTCCGTCAAGCGGGCGAGTGTGTCCGGGTCGCTGGCACGGAACGCTTTCGTGGCCGTCGTGATCTCGAACGTGTGGTTTGCGCCTCGGTGGTTCATAGTGGTTTAGGGTCTGGTAGATTCACTGTAAGTGAAAGTCGTCTACTGGGCACTGGCTGGCCCGGTCGTGCCCGCCAGCCTCGTTAGAGGCTCACGGGCGGGGGTGTTACTCGCTCCAAGCGTCAGCGAGTTGGTCCTTCGTGATGTCGTCGGGGGCGAACATGCCACCCACTTCGTGATACCTGCCACCGGCTTTCAGATCCGTGCGGACGTAGAACTCCGCGTGCTCCTGATCGGGACGTGTAATGCGCTTGAACATAGCCCCGGTGACACCCTTTACGGTGAATTTCTCAACGGTCTTCGTGCCCTTCCGGTCTATGCTCGGACTTCGCTTGACATCCGGCCACGAGAGATCGAAGCACACGTCCGGAAAGTGCGGGTTGATCTCGTCTATGAACTCAAAGACTTCGTCCTTGAGAGCGAGGTATGTGTCTTTAGACACCGCACGCATGTACTCAACATCTCCGGTGATTTCAGACTCCGGAAATTCACGCACGGCGATCACTTCGACCTCGACGGTGCGACCGTACCGGCCATCGTGTGTCTTGAACTGGATCTCGGGAAACACCTCGGTGCCGTCGTCGAGGACGACCCCTTCGAGGGTCTGCATCGCAAACCGACCCTCGTTCGTGATGCCATCATGTGCGACGAGACGGCTCATCAGGTTCATGCTCAGGTTAGTGTTTTCCATCGTATCGATTACGTAGTAATGGGAGTGAGTGTGAGTTACCTCGTATGAGGGCTTATTGGCTTGCCTCATCGTGCCCACTGGTCCCGTTAGGGACCGGCGGGCGGTTGCCTTAGTTGATCGAGTCGATGAAATTCATGAACCGCATGGCGTGACGATCACACGAGAACGTGATTCGCACGTCTCCGCTTTCGAGAATCTCTACGACCGGGGGGTCTATCGGGTCGCCCAGGTCGTGCGATCCTGCACGGAAGTTCAGCGCATTGACCACGTCAGTGATGATCGAGGGCCAATCACGCATGTACGTGGTCGTGAGCTTGACTGCGTGATTCGTGCGCCTTGCCGCCGCCTTTTCCAGCGTGCCGAGTGAGGATGTTGCTTCGGAAGTAGCCATAACGCGAGTGTATGTGTTCGAGTGAGTGAGAACCCCGCCCCGTCAACGTAGAAACCAATGTAAGAATTCAAACATCGGCTGTCAAGTCGGCCCGAAGGGCCTGCGCCTACTGCGCCCACGGGTCGCTGCGCCGTATGCGAGAGGCTCGGTGCTGGGCATCTTCGCGGATGCGCTTTTCACGGGCGCTCTCTTCGCGGCATCGCAGGCACAATTCGCCTTCGAGTTGAGCGATGTGAGTCTCTTCGCCGCATTGAACGCAGCGAAGATAATCCATCGAGTCGAGTTGTTCTTGGGATAGATCCATAGCGTGATGCTTCGTGTGAGCGTTAGTGAGTGGACACTGCTGGTACTAAAGACCACCACGGCCCATAGGGCCGAATACGTAGTGCGTCGGAATCAGCACCAGCACGTCCTCGCCATCGTAGGTGTACGTGTAGACCTTGTCGCCGCTTCTCCAAGCAAGGCGCGAGTCTGCGTCCGGGTCGAGGTGCAGGATCTCTTTGTACTTTCGGTCCCATAGGGACCGAACGGTTTCATGAGCCTCCGTAAGCGAATCGCCCGCGACGACTGGTTCTTGCTTCGGGCCAGTCAGGTTCACCAGATAATACTCCATGACGTGTACGTGTAATGCTTCGTGTGAGTGATAGCGAGTTACCTCCGTGGTGGGCTTATTGGCTTGCCACCGGCGAACCCAACGGGCGAAGCAACGCCCGATGGGTTTCAAAGAATTCTTTGAGTTCAGAGCTTCGTGGGTCCCGTTACGTGGACACCCTTCACGCGGAACAGGTACTCATCCCCGTCCCAGCGAACCGTGATCGTGTCGCGGGGATCGAAAATCTCGGAGCACTGGTGCAGACCGTAAAGGTCTGTGTAAAGGCGCTCCACCGGGCCTTGGTCGTCTACGGCATTGTCCTCGGTGACGTAGAACTGCCAGGATCCGGTGTTGATGTACTCTCCTTCGGAGTCGTGCAGGTGAAAGCTGCAAAACGGCGGCTCAGGGGTCGTAGCGTCGATTGCTTCGAGGGTGTATCTCATGGCGTGATGCTTCGTGTGTGAGTGAGAGTGAGTTACCTCGTTAGAGGTTGGCCCGCCAGTCCGTAGGGAGACTGGCAATTTCTCGCATCGTCTCTACGAGACGCTCCACAGACACGGGTCCCTCCACGCCGATGTCTTCGCGGCTGACAACGTCTCCATCGTAGATGATGCTGCCTGATCTATCGATCATGGCGATCTCGTAGTTCGAGTCGTCGGTGTTGTAAGCCATTTCTCCCTGGATGATGCTAATGCCGTAGCCATTAGCAAACCAGACTCGCACTTGATCTGGAGCGTGGTCACGCTGGTTGAACTCCGTGTCGATGACCGGTAGGTCATGCAACTGCTCGGAGAACCAATCTTCGGTGTCTGAAACGACGGAATCTATCATGGCGCAATTGCTTCGTGTGATGAGGGAGTGAGTGACTGAGGACTTATTGGCTTGCCTCGTCGCTTCCACCGGGCGAAGCAACGCCCGATGGAAGTCAAAGAATTCTGTGAGAGTTACTGCTCGATCAGGTACATCTGCTCGCAATCCCGGACGGTCTGGTGCGGGAAGAGCGCCTCGGTCTCGTAGTCGGTGCCACGATCCTCGTCGATGACGGCCAGAGGGTAGTAAGCTACCCTTGTGAGGGGCTGTGGCCGCCCCATCACGCCTGCCTTGTCATCGTAGACCCAGGCCGTCCACTTCGATGTCTCGTTAGAGACCTCGTTGGCAAACCAAGGCGGAAGTGCGAGATCGTAGTGCCCCTTCGAGATTCCGAGCGTATCTTCCACGACGGCCTCGGCCAGATCACCTACGGTGCGGATCTGCTCCGCGAGCTTGAGTGATCTCGCCCCCGCCTTGCTCTTGCGGAGGTGCAGTGGACCACGCCCGTCATCCACGTCCAGGGACACGAACCCTGGGATTTCCTTGGACTGCTTGATGGACTTGACGTAGAACACTTTCTCGCCGTCGTAGACGATCTCGCCTTCGAAGGACTCGCTAAGGGTGTCGATTAGGTCTTGCATAGCAACTTTGGCTTCGTGAGTGAGAGTGAGTTACCTCGTGGGCACTGGCTGGCCCAAGCGAACCCCACGAGCGAATTAACGCCCGCCGGGTTGACGTGACTACGTGAACAGCGAGTTCAGGACCTTCGCGGCGGCGGAATCTTCGCCGTTGGCCCACCGCAAGTTTTGGAGATACTCTACGGGGTCCTCGTGCTTGATCGCCTCTGCGATGACCTCTCGCTGGTCGGAATAGTCGTTGTTCGGGGTGGCATTAGCCACCAACTGCTCCTCCATCGAGCGGAGGACGTTGCGCGTCATCTCGTGCGGATCGTCGAATACCGGTTCGTGGAGTTCCATGGCTACGTGTGATCGTGTGAGTGTGAGTGAAAGCCGTCGGCCTCTGCCAACGGATGAACCAATGTAAGAACCCAACTCTGGAATTCCAAATCCTCTGGCCCCGCAGTGCTACGCGAGAGAGTCGAGCGTGTCCTCAAGCGTGCAGGTAAGCCGCAACGCGGCATCGCGGGTCCCCTGGTGGTCGGACTCCATCCGAGACTCAAGGTACTCCATAGGAGTAAGGCTGGAAGGATCGTCGATGGCCTCCTTCGCCACGCGCTGGATCGTGCCTGCACGGGTGGTTCGCCTGCCGGATTCAGCGATCTTGTGACGGAAATACCGAAGTATTTTTTCTTGCTTGGATTCACTCATGGCGTGATTGCAATTGCGTGATGAGAGCGATTGAATTCCCTACGGGGACTTATTGGCTTGCCCCATCGGCCTCACCACGCGAATCAACGCGCAGTGAGACTCACAGAATTCTGTGAGTTAGCTTAGAAGTTAGCGGCATTGAACACCCAGTCCCCGAGCGATCCTTCGGGCGTGGACTGGGCAAGATGCTGATCGTAGCTGTCCCGAACCTCGTTCAGCCGGTCCCGAGACAGGCGGCCACACATGGCCATGCCGATGATCTTACGATCATCGTCTCGATCTTCGAGCAGGTTGGCAGTTACCCGAACGTAGCCGGGATTGTCCATGAGTTCGAGTTCCACGTCATAGACGTGGTCTACTGTCTTGGTACGGAGGTTCTGGAGTGCTGGAGAGATTTCCATATCGCGGGATTGCTTCGTGTGAGTGTGAGTGAATCGCTGCCTTCTGGCAACGGATCAACCAAGGTAATGAGCCTAATGTTGGAATTCAAGCCGGTCCGAAGGACCCGCCTACGCTACGTGCCCCTCCGTGGCCGTGATGTAGGGATCATCACGGAAGTGATCGAGGAGGTCGGTCCGTGCCTGCGCAGAATGCCCGTTCGTGGCAATCTGCACCCCGTGAGTTGTCTCAGCTACGGGACACATGCCCGTGATCGACCGGGCGGCTGCACGGATCTGCTCGTTGACGAATTCATCGTTCGTATGAACGATGAGATGCTTGGGACCGTCGATCTCTACGAAAAACTTCATGGCGTGATGCAATTGGCGTGTGATGAGGTAGCGAGTGATGGGCACTGGCTGGCCCAGTCGATCCCACCACGCGATCCAACGCCCGGTGGGATTCAAAGAATTCTTTGAGTTAGATCACGAAGTGCTTCAGGAGTGCCCATGCAGCCTTCCGGTCTACGTCATCCCCGTGCAACACTGTCTTAGACAGTGTCACGAGCGGATGAATCCCCTCGGAGCGGAGTCCGTCCAGAGCGAATTTGGCTACGGAGATCATGGTCGCGGCGAACGTGGGATCGGTCACGGCGTGCTCGGTATCCTGGCCGCCCACGACCCTCTTGGAGAGCTTTTTCAGACGAATCTCGAAGAGGTCCTCGTGAAAGGTGGCGTTATCCACCGCGTCCGATTCGCTCATAGAGCGAATGTTCTGAATTACTTCGTTTGCGGTGTCGTTCTTGTCGGAAGCTGTCATAACGTGCGCGAATTGCTTCGTGTGAGGGAGTGAGAAGTCCGTCGGCCTCTGCCAACGGATCAACCAATGTATGACTCGGATGTTGGAATTCCAAACGCTCTACCTGCGTAGCACTGCGGGCAAAGAGCGCGTCCCCAACTCGCCGGTGGATGGGCGGAGGTCAATTTGAGAATCCCAATGGGAGGTCCATCCCCTACGGGGATGAGTTCGGTATTGGGGTCAATCCACGGGCGTGCGCGTGCGGATCGGCGTTGGAGCGGGTGGTTTTCGGTGGTTTCCCGTAGGGAGTTGGGTGAAAGGGGTTGTGGGTGGACCCGTAGGGCCGCAGATGGGCGCTGAGGAATATCCATCGCTCTGGGGTGACTCTATAGAGTCAAATGAATCAAGGCTTGATTTACCTCTCGTGGGCCGATCTGGGCGCAACGCGAATCCGCCGTAGGCGGCGCTGAATAGGCTTTTTTCCGGGGATGTATAAATCCCAGTTCAGCCAAAAAAAAACTCCCCACCACCCCTTTAGGGGTGATGAGGAGCGAGTTACCTCTCGTGATGCCCAAAAGCCCCACGGCGCGGTGCTTCGCGCCGTGGTGGGCGGGGCTGGCTAGACGAGATCGCCCAGGAGGTCCTTGACCTCCTCCCGCACAATCTCGCGGATCCGCTCCTCGGTGACCGAGTCGCAGTCGCAGTCGGAGTCATCGACGTTGTCGATGCGTTCGTCGATCCGCTTGTCGATCAACTTCTGCATCATGGCTCCGACTTCTGCCGTGCCCGTGGACTCCGTGGCGTCTGCGGCGCTGTCAGCGTCGTCAGAATCGGAGTTCTCTGACGTGTCCGAGCCGGTGGACTCCGTGGCGTCCGTGTCGCTCATGTCAGCTTCGCAGTCGGCGTCATCGGCGGATCGCCAATCCCGTTCGGCGTAGTTTTCGTCATCCTCCTGGCACTCTACGGCGTCTTTCGCCTGGATAATGCGCAGGAAAGACTCCGTGTGAGAGTGGTAGACGCCGTCCTCAGCGTCGTCGTAGTCACTCTCGGCGGAAGACCCGCAAAACCCTGTGCGGATCATGTGCGCCGTTTGGCGCTTCTTCAGGTTCAACCCCCAGCTCTGGTTGTCCCGCACCGTGCGGAGCAACTCCGTGAGTTGCTTGGCCTTGAACTGGTCCGTCAACTGGTCACGGCTCCAACTGGTCGGATCGAATTCCAGGGATCCTCGGTCCATGCGGTCAAGCACGGGCTGTAGCGCCGCATAATGCACGAGCGACAGTGCGGCTGCCTGCTCGCTACCGGAGTCGATCCCGTCGAGTGATTGAGTTACCTTGGCGATCTGGTGCTTGGAGTTCTGCGCGGCGTGGCGCGGGCCTTGGTCGCCGTGGGTCTTGGCTTTGATGGCTTCGTTGAGGTTGCTGATGGCTTGCGTGCTCATAAGCGCGGTTTCTTTCTGCGTGAGTAGCGAGTGAGTGATTCGCTGCGTCGTTGCAACGGATTCCCCAATAACGCCGATTCTGGATCCGATTGCAAGAATTCCAGAGAATCCTTTCGTGCAGGGTACCGCGCATGAAAAGTTGCGCCCGTCCCTGATCCCACACGCTGTGTCCCAAAACTCGGGATCCAGATCGGGTTTCGGGACGATTGGTTTCGGGAACTGTTTTGGGACGGATTTGCCCCCGTTTAGGCCCGGATTTGCCCCCGGATTTGCCCCGTCCCAGAATCGGACGTTTTCGGGAAGGGTCCAAGGCGCGGCTGAATTGCGGGTGCTGTGCGGGCTGTGTGCGGGTTTCGCGCACCCCTGGGGGTGGGGGGTCGTGCATTATGCGCCATCGCGCCCCCCTATCCGCGCTTGCGACGCGGTCGCGCACGCTCGCTCACATATTATTATCTTCATGTGTGATGCTACGAACCTCAATTCTGAGAGGGTCAACCAAACCCCCGGTCACCAAACCACCCCACTCCCCAGATAGGCTCCAACCAAACCACCCCACCCCGTTAGGGAACCTACCCAAGATACTGTCTCTCGCTCTCACACAATTATTTGAGAAAGGTCAATCCGCCAACGCTGGAACCCGTCTGTTGAATTCCAGTACCTGATAACTAACCAGACCCCATTCACTCAACACCCCCCTCTACTATGAACCTATCGAAGCAAGAGCGACGAGACAACGCCCAGCAGTTCCTCCAGGCATTCTCGAACCGAAGGGACTGGCTAGTCCTCGACACCGAGACCACCGGCCAAGACCCCGGCGAAGATGAAGTCGTAGAGATTGCGGTGCTCACTGCACGGGGTGAGGTCCTCGTTGACAAACTGGTCCGACCCAAGACCCAGATCGACGAAGCCGCATCGGAGGTCCACGGCATCTACTGGGACGACGTCGAGCGCAAGCCCCATATCACCGGCATCCGGGAGCTTCCGTTCTTGCTTACCGGCCACCCAGTGCTGGTCTACAACAAAGACTTCGACATGCCGATCATACGAAACTCGATCTTAAACGCCGGTGGAGAGCCGATGGCTCAGTTCTGGGACCCGAGGTGCGTCATGAAAGCCTACGCGATGGCCTGCGGAGACTGGAACGAGCAGTACGGCTCCTACTCCTGGGTGAGCCTGGAAGGGGCGTGCATAGACCAAGGGATCGAGATCGGTGAGGACATTGAGCTTCACCGGGCCCGAGGGGATGCAGAGCTTACCCGACGTCTTGTCCACTCGTTCTAAAACTGACGGGGCCCACGCCCGCACAGATAGACGTTCGGCAGCAAGAGGCCCCAGGACACCTTATATAACAAACGGGCGCACGCGCTCTAATAAACGCTCTGGAGAGAGGCAAATGAAGTGCCCGTAAAGCAGAATGATAATCATTGGAACATAACTGTAGAATTCAAGTTTGATAAGTATAGTCGCACGCAAGAAGCCCCACCGTGGTGGCCAATCATGACCGGTTGTGAGCCAAGCACAGACTCTTGACAGCTACGAGTGGGGAGACCCCAGGTGGAACGTCGAGGAGATCGTCGATGCCTGGGCCGTGCGGAAGCTCATCGATGAAGCCAAGGTGGACAACGACGACCTTGCTCTAATCGACGCCGGAATCAAGAGCGAAGCGGACCTTCCGCCAGAGTGCTTCAAGCGTCTCGTGCTTGCGGTGGCTGCGATTCCCGGCCATGACACTAAGGGGGTCCCGACCTCCGACAAAGTAAGTGCGGTCATCCGGGTGGACGTCGAGTACATTGCGCCCCTGGTAGACGAGAAGACAGGAGAGCCTCTGCCCAACGAAGTCCTTCACTGCGATGTCTACTTAAATTAGCCAACCCCAAACATGTCCGATACGCGCTCTTCTCCCGGAGGAAGATTCCTCGGCCTACTGCTCTTGCTGTTCATCGGCTTGAAGCTGACTGGACACATCGATTGGTCTTGGCTGTGGGTACTTGCTCCTCTATGGGGGCCAATCGCAACGGTGCTTCTAGTCGTATTGTGCGGCGTGCTTTTCATAGCAGCGGCTGGAATTACAGACTGGCAATACCAACGCCACTATTGGGAGGCCAAAATTTACCGCTGGTGGCATGGAGAACCCCAAGATCCAGTCAGTTGGGCCCGGATAGAAAAACCAAATTACCACACGAAGATCACCCTGATTAAAGAGATCCGGGCAGAGTTCGACATGAAGATCAAAGAGGCCAAGTCTGTGGCCGACAAAGTTTGGTAGAGATATGGCACGTACGTGGCGCGATATTCCGAATAGTCCGTACCGGCAGCACAAATTTTTGGGGCGGGCTGCGCTTCAAGAAAAAAAGCAGGCGGACTACACAAAAAAAGTGCGGGACAAGGATAACAAAGGAATGCACCGGTCCCCGCCCAAAGGGTGGCGAAATGACCACCAGCGCCGGTTCCGGTCCAACGCAAACGACCAGCTTCGGAAAATCGAGCAGGCGTACTGGAAAAACCCGACCAAGTACATCGGGAAATCTGCTTTCTCAATTATGGGGATGGAGGTAGACGTCGTTCTTCCCCTTCCGAAGGAATACAAACCCTACTACTGGTAAACCCATGCAGAGAGACGTCACGCACAAAGGCACGTTTACGGTCGAGTCCACCAAAAAAGAGGGTGGGCACGAAGAGACCTACATCTACCACCGTGGCCGCCTGATACACAAGCGGTGGCGTCCGGAGAGCGGAAAGAGCTACAGCCGCACGTTCCCGAAGTACGGCTCCGGGTTCAATAGCTAACACGAAAGCTGGTTTGTGCTACACATCCAGCAAAATCTGTTACACAAGCAATGAGCCTACCCAACGTCACTTCCCTTGCCAAGCGTCTCGGATTCGCGGCGGCCCTGATTCTTCTGGGGGCCCTCGCGTTTGCACTCGTCCCGATTACGTGGTCTACGTTCGCCGGTGCCTTGTTTAAGGTATCGATTTGCGTGGCCCTGTGGATCGGGTTTGACGAGGTCTTCCTGGACGAGTTCAACACCGCTGAGGAACTCAAGGGGAGTCCTCTTGCGATTTCGATTACCCTCCTGGCCCTGTCAATCCTTCTGGCCCCGGCCATTGCCTCGGCCCAAAAAACGTGCCCCTCCCCGGATGGCACCCGGACAGAGCTACCCCAGACAGAGCTACACGAGGTGGCCGCCGAGCACGTCGGTGTTACAGAGACGCCCCCTGGTTCGAATAAGGGCCGGGAGGTTGAGATGTACATGGAGACTGTTGGGCTCGGCCAAGGGGGATACCCCTGGTGTGCCGGGTTCGTTCACTACGTCATGTTGGAGGCAGGCGTCGATCCGCCGGTCCGCAGCGCAGGGGCGACAGACTACATTACCGAAGAGTCTATTTCTGCAAAGAAGGTCATCAGAGGAGAAGCCGAGGTACCAACCAATTCGCTTGCCGTGTACCGCCGGGGCAACTCCTGGAAAGGTCACATCGGCATTGTACGGGAGTGGGACGGGCACTGTGGGCGCACGGTCTCGGGAAACACCTCCTCTGGAAGCGGCAGCCAAAGAGAAGGAGACGGGGTTTACGAGAAAGCCCGGTGCGTCAACTATGGCAACTACTTCCGGATCGTGGAATTCACCCCCACCGAATAGCTATGCTATCTCTCTCACATAATTATTTGAATCCGCCCTACGGGGCACACATGATACTTTCGCATGAGAAACTTCAAAAACATCGAAAACGAAAAGCGCCGCCGGTACACCTACGACGTCGATGAGGTGTCCAAGCGTGTAGTGGTCATTCAGAACCCGACTGCGCTTCACGTCAAGGACTCGGGGGCCCACGTCATTTTAGCTCAAGGGCCGTTTGGCAACTTTACCGAGAAGATAATTGAGCCGGGGTGGGAAAACCAGGACATCGTGTTCAAGGAGGACACCATTCAGGCGAAGGCCAAATACCCGTTTGAAGAGACCCGCAGCGTTGAAAAGGTTGACAGACTTGACAGAGTTGACGCGAGTGGCGGGGTTGGGCTTGGCGTTGTTGGTTCGGGTGCCGGGATTGGAAGCGTTGCTTCGGCTGCCGCAGACAAAACTGCGAGGGACGTGATGGACCAAGGGATGGACGAGGACACCTCCATCACCGAGCTTCCCTGCCTTGAGCACGAAGCGGATGAGGTACCCCCGGAAGACGTGTGCGGCTTCTACCCCTCTTGCGGGTGCAGCACCACCATCAAGAGTTGCTGCCAAGACCACCCCGTGGAAAACGGCGGTGACGGCGGCGAAGGAGAGCCCCCGAATCCAGACTTTTCAGAGACCCCTCAGTTTTGATGCAACGCTCCCTCCTCCCATTTACCGGCACGACGGAGTACACCATTGTGGTGGCCGGGTCTCGGACAATTGAGGACCCGGAGGTTACGTACGCGGCCATCGAGCGGTCTGGGTATCCTATCTCTGAGGTCGTTTCTGGAACCGCACATGGACCAGACACACACGGAGAAAACTGGGCGATAATGAACGACATCCCGGTAAAGAGAATGAGCGCTGACTGGGAGTCGAAAGGAAAGAAGGCCGGTATGCTTCGCAACAAGAAAATGGCCGCGTACGCAGACGGAGTTGTTGCGGTGTGGGACGGGGAAAGCGCAGGCACGAAACAGATGATCGATCACGCTCACGACCAGAAGATGCCGGTTTTCGTTTCTATCCTGGGCGGGGGTGACTACCAAAACCGGTACTACGATCTGTCACTGAACAAAATTCCCACCTAACCCTGACTGTGCAATAATGGAATTCCCACCCCCAAAAGTTGACGTGTACCGCAACCTCAAGACCGGCGGGTTTTCAATCCGGTCCCGAGACCCGGACCACTTCGATGGGGCCTATGGCCGTGTCGTCGCCCACTGCAAGCAAGCACTGGTCGGGGATGTAGAGTTTGTGGTACAGCAAGGGGCGAGGGAGCGTGCAGTTGAAGAGGGCCAGAGGAGCGTACATGCGTTCGTTCGCGGCGTCCTGATTGGCAGCGGAGAACTCCCCTCCCTGTCTGAAAAGCAGGTGCGCCACTGGAATGAGGTTACGTACAATCCGTTCGAGCAATCTGACTTTGTGATGGTGGGGTCCGAAGAGCCTGTCTTTACTGCTCCCCTGGCGCTTCTGGGGCAGGAGACGGCCTGGATTCCCGACAGTGTTTGAATTCAGGAAACATATTATACATACGCCAGTAAGAGTCTGTGTATCAAACCCCGATATTTTTCGGGGTGTTGATCTATATACCCCTAATGTCTCAAAAACGGAAAAGCACCGTCCGGTCGAAGTTCAAGAAGTGGCTGGCTATTCCGAAGGGCAAGAGGGAGGGGAAGACCGGCATTTCTACCCAAACGGAGTTTGCCGAGAAGATGGGGGTAGCGAAAGCGACCCTGTCCCGGTGGAAGAAGGAACCGGGGTTCATGAACGGGGTCGAGCATACTCGCCGTCTGCACCTGGACGAGGCCCTGTCCGACGTTTACGAGTCGATGATCCAACGGGCCAAGGAAGGAGACCCCCAGGCCATGAAGATGGTCATGGAGCAGGCCGGTCGTTGGAAAGAAGACATCCAAGAGGATACCGACGTGTCGGAGGATGACCTGGAGGGGTCCTCCAACGAGAAGCTGGCCGGGATGATGGCGTCTATGCTGTCCGGGGCGGCTGGAGAAGGAGAGTCTGTGTTGCAGGCCCGCATTCTGAAGTCCCTTGGAGACGACGTCCCCAACGACTTGAAAAGGCAGATCAGAGAAGAAAGCCAGAGCGGGGAGCCGGTTTCCAGCAGTGGGCAAACCGAAGGGGAGGACGACGAAGATGAGGCCGACGACGAGGTGGAAACCGAGGAGGCTGGCCCCGAATCTGAGGAGGACGGACCTAAAAACGGCCAGTCTGACCAGGATGAGGAAGTTGCAGATCAGAACGAGGAAGTTGAAGAAGAGGGCGAAGAGTTCGAGCTAGAGAACCACCTGATGGAGGGCATGGACGAGGGTGGTAGCGACACGTTTGACCCCACCGAGGAAGTTGGAGGTCAGGAGAAAGAAGAGGATGACCTCGAAGACCTGGACACGACCGAAGACTTTGAAATCCCACTCGACTGGTAACCACCCACCGACCCAATCACCGGCACTTGCCGGGGCTCCCGAGCCATGGTAAATGTCAAAGCTCACCGGCTCTAAGTACCAACCCGACACCAAGAAGCTGAAGAAGCTCCAGCGGGAGCTTGCTCGGCGGAAGAAGATGGTGTACTACCGGAAAAACCCCGGTCGGTGGCTCATCGACAAGCTGGGGTTCAGTCCCGAGTCCCTGAAGTGGAGCCTCTACGACGAGTACGAGGGCCACAACTGGGACGACAAGGACCCAAATCTGATAACCCCCAACCCCCTCCTTCGTGCGCTCAACGCTCTTGCGAAGGGTAAGGACGTGGGGATCGAAGCAGCTACTGGAACTGGAAAAGCTCAAAGCATGGACACACCAATACTGACACCATCCGGTTGGACTAAAATGAGAGAGATCGAGGTGGGAGATCCTGTGGTCGGATCCGACGGAACGGCGACAGAGGTCACCGGGGTGTATCCACAAGGCGTAAGAGACCAGTATCGTGTCGAGTTTGATGACGGTTCGTCCACAACCTGTGACCCGGAGCATCTGTGGACGGTTCAGTCAGTGGACGACAGAACCCGTGGAAAGCACAGGGTGAAGACAGCCGCACAACTGAAGCATGAACTGGAGACTGGTAAAGATGGCCGGGGGTGGTGGATACCCATGGTCGATCCGGTTGAGCATCCTGAGAAAGACTTGCCCCTAGATCCATACGTGTTGGGAGTTCTTCTCGGAGATGGAGGACTAACTTCGGGATCGCCTATTCTAAGCACAGATGACCAATATATCGTAGATGAAGTGAACTCAAGAATACCGTCAGAGATCACAGTCAAACACAGATCCAATTACGATTATGGAATAGTTAGGAAGGGGGGTCGTGATAATGGTGGTATCACAAACCCGGTCACGAAAGCCTTAAGAGAACTTTCGTTGATGGGACTAAAGAGTGGCGAGAAGTTTATTCCAGAGACCTACCTAACTGCTTCTATAAGTCAGAGGGTTGCTTTACTAAACGGGTTGATGGACACAGACGCTTGGTGTCAGCAAGACGGAACTTCCTTCATCTACAGTACAGTCTCCGAAGATTTGGTTGATGGCGTTCGCAAATTGACGCAATCCCTGGGCGGTACGGTAGGTGTTTCAAATAGAGAAGGTGGTGAGAACGCTCAGAAGTCTTATCGTGTGAGCGTTAGATTGCCAAACCATATCAATCCCTTCCTTCTGCCTCGGAAGGCGGACATGGTCAAAGACCGGAGCTATGGCAAGCCGAAAAGAAAAATAGTTTCAATCGAGCATGTGGGTCGAGCAGAAGCCCAGTGCATTAGAGTCTCTGCTGAAGACTCGTTGTACGTGACAGAAGACTACATTGTGACTCACAATACGTTCATGAGCGCGGCCATCGCCTTGTGGTTCGTGGACTGCTGGCCTAAGATAACAGACGGGGACAGCGGAGAGGTATTGGACCCAGGGGGGTTGGTTACCACGGTGGCTACGAAGCAGGACCAACTCAGGGAGGTCCTCTGGAAGGAGATCGGAAACTTCCGCCCGCAGTTCGACCAGATCCACCCCCAGGCCGAATGGCTGGACCTGAAGATACGGATGTCCCCAGACGCGGAGGCAGGGTCGAAAGAGGGGTGGGGCATTTCGGGGCTCACCGCATCGGTGGGTTCCAACGAGAAGGTCTCGACCAAATTCAGTGGGATACACGGGCCCCACATGCTGTTCATCATGGACGAGGCTACCGGCATCTCCCCCGCGATTCTGGAGGCGATTGAAAACACCTGCACCGGTAACCACAACCTCCGGTTGGCCCTGGGTAACCCCCGGTCTCAAAACGACCCCCTCCACCAGTTTTGCTTGCAGGACGACGTGGAGCACATCCGGGTCTCTGCGCTGGACCACCCCAACGTCGTGCTCGGGGAAGAGGTCATCCCAGGAGCCGTCACGCGGCGCTCTATCCGGCGCAGGATGAAGAAGTACAAGGACCCGAACCACCGCATTATCCTCTCCAGGGTCCACGGAGTAAGCCCCAGCACGTCGGGAATGACCCTGTTCCCGGACGACGCGATTCACAACACAAAACCCCACGCCCACAAGGGCCCAATCAAGCACCTCCGGGTGCGGCCACCTGGGGAGGGAGACCTCCGGATCTACCGCAAACCCAAGCACGACAAGCTCGACAGGTACGTCATCTTTGCGGACGTCGCCGGTGACCGGTCGAAGACGGGGGACTACCACGCCGCTGTTGTTCTGGACCGGGAGACCAGAGAGATCGCGGCGGTCCTGCACATGCGCGGGCCCCGCACAAATTACATTGGAGAGCTTATGAAGCTGGCAGACGTCTACACGATCAAGTACGGCAAAACCGGAAACCGGGTGTACGACGAGGAGAGCAACCGTTTCGTCCCGGAGAAGAAAGACTTCATGCCCCTTCTAGCGTATGAGCGCAGCGGGGTCGGGGGGCTTCACATGGACACCCGCATCGAAGAGTACGAGAACGTCTACCACCAGAGAAAGACTGACACGCAGGAGGATGCCAACGAGCGAAGCACGATTGGGTGGGACACCAACCGGCAGACGCGCCCGGACATGATCGACGCGCTGGAGGAGTGGGGTCTTGAGCTTATCGACAACCCCGACCGGCTCACCGACAAGACCCTCTGGAATGAGGCCCGGACTTTCACCTTCGACGAGAACGACGGGAAGAAAGGAAAATGGAAAGCCGAGCAGGGGTGTCACGATGACGTCATCATGGCCACAGCCGGTGCCCTGGTGGTGGACAGCATCACCAGAGGACACATGGCCGACACCTCAACCTTCGAAGACACCACCAGCGAAGAGAAGAGCCCAGTTGCCCAGCGTTTCGAGCGGCAGGCCGAGCAGAACGACGGGGGTTGGAACACCGACCTTCCCTCCATTGGCGGGGACCTTCCATAACGCTCTTGCTGAACTCAAATAATTATTTGATTCTGCCTCGCTTGCGGGGCTTATTTCACGTTCTATATGCCTTACGACGCACAAGATTATGCCCTTCTGGACACGTTTCCGAGCCAGATCGAATCGGATGCGGATCTGGTCCAGAACCGCATGAAGGCTCTAACACAAGACCTTCAGTGGAGAGAAGAGCACACCGACATGGACCGGTGTGCGGAGCTATACCACGGAAACGATGATGGTGAAGAGCAGGACGGCATTCCCCGCGTGAACAAGATCCAATCAGCGGTTGATGAGCACGTCAGCGTGGCCCTCCAGAACGTGCCGAAGGTCGAGATGAAGGCCGTAAGGGAGACGGCGCGGTTCGAGAACCCCCTGAAGCAAGCGGTCATCAAGCGGGCGGTTGAGGATTCGGAGCAGACGATCAACGCGATGATGCGGGAAATCTTTCGCAGCAACGGGTTCCGCGACGAATACGAGAAGGCCCTGCGGCAGGCAGGAATCTACGGGGTGGGGTACCTAGTCACCGACCTCGACCAGACAATGGACGTCCGCGAGGACTCTCGTCTCCGGAAGCTGATGAAAAAGCCGATGGACCAGTGGACAAAGCGGGACGCGGAGCTTTACCGGGTACTGTCCCAGCGGGTGAGCATCTACCAAGCAGACGCCCGTGACGTCGTGTTTGAGCACGGCCACCGGTCCTACGGCGATGGGGACATCCTGCGGGCCTCTGTCATAGAGCGTGCCTCTACCCATGCCCTACGCACGAAGTACCAGAACCAAGACATCAAACCCGGCACCTTTCCCTACTACGTCGAAGAGGACCCGAGTGCAGATGGTGACATTACCGCCATTGTCACTACCTGGGAACTGGAGCCTGTCTTTGTCGAGAAGACCATCGAGCGCGGCGGGGAGGAGATCACCACGGAGTTTACGACCTGGAAGATGGTCAAGACGCGGATCGCCGGTGGACAGCTTGTAGAGAAGGACGTGTCGGATCCGTTCGAGTCGCGGGCCCGCCTTCCGGTCGTGCCGGTCTACCTGCGCGAAAGCGAGGACCATCCCTACGGCGACGCGCTCCCGCTTCGAAAAGAGCAGAGCGAGCGGTTCATTAACCTCATGAGAGTCATCATGTACAAGAGCGCCAAGAACAGCGTCTCCAACCAGGGGGCCCTGGTGGACACCACCAAGCTCTCCCCCGACGACCGGCAGCGGGTGGAGCGCGTGTTCGATCAAGGCGGGGCGGCGGCCCTGGATAACATCCCCCAGAACTCCAGTCTGGAGGACATTGTCATGCCGCTGAAGATGAACTCCAGCCTGTCGAGCGCACCGGTCGAGGCGATGCAGAACGAGGAGCGCAGCTTTCAGGAAGACACCAATACTCTGGACATGCAGGCCCTCAACCGGTCGGAGTCCGGTGCAGCGAAGCGGGCCCAGGTCCAGGCGTCGGACCGCACCAAGAGCGTAGCGAACCACAACATCAAGGTCTCCAAGAAGCGGGTCTACGACAACGTCTACGAGCTTGTCCAACTGACCTATGGAGACGAGGAGCTTCCGGCCATGGTCCGGTCCCCGGACGGCGGGCGCAACCAGACCAGTCTCAACCAAGAGGCAGAGGCCGAGGTCCCGAAGGTGTCCTCCGACGGAAAAACCCTTGCCTCCCCCGAGCGGATGAGCAAAAAGAACCCCCTGGGTATCATCAAGGAGAGCTTCAAGTTCAAGATCAACGACGCAACCCTTCCGATGGCCGCTGAGACGAAGGCCGGTGGTGACCTCCCCGGCGACCCGGTCAACCGGTTCAACCTGCTTCTGATGTACCTCCAGAGTGGGCTCATCACCAAGGAGTACATGCGGGAGCTTCAGTTATCGGACGAACTGAAGATTGGGGACGATGCCTACCGTACCCAGGCGAAGCAGCGCCAGAAGGCCCTACAGCGAAAAAAGAAGCAGCAGATGGCCGCCCAGCAAGCCGCCGCCTCTGGCAACCAGGAGGCCGCCGGTCGGATTGCCAGCCAGCAGATACCGGGAGAAGGGCAGCCCGGAGACCCGGCCACAGAAGGCCGTCAGCAAGGCCCTACTCCCCAACCGCAAGGACAGAACGTACCGGGGTCCGTAGGTGGTGAAGGGGACGGCGACGGCGGTGACCGGGCAGGAGAAGGTCTTCTTGCCCTGCAAAGCATGGAGGGAGCAAACGGACCGGGCGCTGAATCTGGCGGACCGACTCCGCAAGAACAGGCCCGCGACCAGCGATAATTGAATTCTCGAAACACTTTATGTAGTCATTGGTTTAACGTATTGTATGACCCGTCAATAAGACGGGTTCAATTTCACATACACGATGCCTAACACTACCAACCCCGAGACCCAGCAGCAGACTGAACCCTCCCCTTCCGAACCTACCAGCGGCTCCACCAGTGGCGGGGCTTCCCAGCTTTTCGACGAGCCGGAAGAGATTGGAGAGGAGCAGTCCGATTCTGCAATTACGGATCCGGAAGCGGATTCGGCTGAAACGACCAGTTCAGAGAACGAAGACCCGCAGTTCACCGAAGACGGTTCCACAGAGCCTGACGGTGAGCCTCGATCTGAGGAGAGCGATTCCTCCCCAGATCCAGGTGCTGACGCTGAGGATGCCACCACAAGTGAGCAGTCCGACGCCGAGGCCGGAGAAGACGCGGAGGAGTCTGCCGAGTCAGAGGAAGAAGAGACGACTGACTCTCCCTATTACGAGGGTGAGGAGTCTACCTATCTGACGGAGGACGACGCCCGCGAAGGAATCGAAGAGAAGGACCGCTACATCACCGACCTCGAAGACCGTCTGGACGAAACCGAGTCCCAGGCAGAGGAAAAGGTGCAGAACCTCCAGAGCGAACTGGAAAGCACCCAACAGGAGTTGGAGCGGATTCGCAGCGCGGTCGATGAAGAGACCCGCGAAAACTTCGCCATTCAAGACTACCTTCCAGAGCGCTTCCAGGGCAAAACGGAAGCGGACTTTGCCGACAATAGCGAGTTGGCCGAGTTCAAGGAAGCGAAGCTCGACGCAAAGGCTGAGATGAAGCACGAGCGGAAGCAAGAGGAGCGCCGCAAAGAGCAGATGCAGGAAGACATTGCAGAGGCTCACCGCGAGGCTCAAGAGTTTGTCGAGGAGCAGGTTGACGCTGAATCCTTCGGTGCCACAAGCCCGGAGAGGCAGGCCAAGCTGCGCAGCTTCCTGGAAGACACTCCCGAAAACGCGGAGTACAGCAACGTCGAGAAGGCCCAGTTTATCGTGGCTGCCTTCGGCGAAGAGGATGGCGAACGATTTCTTTCTGGCCTACAGGCCGAGTTCGGCGGATCGTCTGCACGGAGCACTTCCACGACCAACGGTGCCAGCCAAGACTCCTCCACCCAGAACCCGGAGGATGAGAAGGCAACCGAGGACGAGGAGGTCGCCGAGCAGATTAAGAAGTCCCAGACGTCTCCTGGTGCCCCGGAAACCAAGCCGCGCACCGATTCAAACGAGATGTCCCGCCGAGAGGAGATGGACCACGCCTTCCGCAAGAGCGCCAAAGAACAGGGGCTCTTCCAGCGGTAAGGCACCCCAACAACGCGCCCCGACCAGCCACCGAGGCTGGCGGGACACTTTCATTCTTTTAGGGCCTGAAAAGCTCTACTGCGCGGCGTTGGACAATTGCTCTGGAGGCTATGCCTCCACTACTTGCAGCCTTCTGACGGCTGTCAGGTAGGCATTCTACTTAGTCAGCTATGGCACAGCTTAGTGCAGGAACGCTTGAAGAGCAGGCCGACCTGCTTACGAACCCGTCACTTCAGCGGTCGATGATCCGGACGATCAAGGATCGTGGAGCGCGTGAACTGATGGCGCAACTTCCATTTAAGTCGTTCGTCGGTAAGTCGTACGACTTCACTATTGAAGACGAGATTGGCACGGGCAACAGTGCTCAGGATCCTTATGGTGACACGATTCCGAGCGGTGGTGGGAAGAACCAGCGCGTGTCGGTCGGCGTCACGATGATGATCCGCAACGCGGTCACCCCCAAGATCGACGTGGTCGGGAAGAGTGACTTCTTCCAGCAGCGTGAGGACGACTTCGAGAAGGAAGCTAAGAAGCTCGGGCGCGACTTCTTCCAGCAGTTCCTCAATGGGCTCCAGGACGACACTGGCACCCACGAGTCGTACAACCTCAAGGGTCTGGAGTATTGGTTCAAGAAGCACGACGTGAACTCCCAGACGTTCTACGCGACCGATGACGCTACGCTCACCGGCAACGCGGAGAACCTGTCCTACACCCACATCGACGAGCTTCTCAGCCGTCAGAAGGGTGAGCCCTTCCAGGTCATGTACATGAACCGTGAGACCAGCATTGCCTTCCGTGGTCTCCTCAACAACATGCCGGGAAATGTCGCGGGCATGATGATGGAGGATACCTTCGGTCGCCAGATGTTGCATTACGACGGGACGCCCATCGTCGTCAATGATTCGGTTGCCATGGACAAGCCCTTCGCTGAGGCTACGGTCAGCGGGACCACGGTTACGGTCACGGACCCCGGCTTCCTTGGGTTCAGTGAGCTTGTTGTCGGCGAAAGCATCACGGTCGGCGGAAGCTCCACGACCGTCGCTTCGGTGACGGACACCCACACGGTGGAAGTCAGCGACGGTACTGCTCTTTCTGACGGTTCCGGCCAGTCCGGTGTCGTCGAGCAGCAGAACGTCATCTATGCGGGACGCATGGACCCGACCGATGGAATCGCTGCGGTGTACCACGAGAACCGTGGGGTTCCGGCAGATGCGGGCGAGCACTACGGCGCAATCGCCGGTTTCGATGCTCAGGACCAGGGCCTTCTGGAGTCGGCTCCGCGCTACCAGTCGCGGCTTGACTTCTACGGCCAGACGGTCGTCCACGACCCGGAGGCGCAGGCTCGCGTTCTCGGCTTCTCCATTTAATTCTAGCATCGCGTTCTTTGAAGACTGAGCCGAAGAGCGCGGTGGTAGGGAAATCTTGGCCACTGTGGCCCCACCTACAGTTGAAACCTGGGGTGGGGCCATTAGGGCCATTTTTTTCACCGGCGCATTTTTGCGCCATAGACACCCCTAACCAGGGAATCACACAATGGCTCAACGACAAGTAAGCATTCCCGGCGAATCGACGTCGAATATGTACTTCGTGTACACCCGTCGGCGCGACTCCGAGGGACGACTGATTGAAGGCCAGTGGATGGGAATCCGTGGCTGGCGACAGGGCCTCAAGGGGCCCCTTACAAAAAGCGAAGCACAGAACATCCAGGCGCAGATCGGCGCGGAGATTATCCCAGTCGAGGTTGAAGACTTTGATGGGCTAATCCTGAAGGCATTTGAGAAGGTCGGAATCGACCCGCCCGAAGACCTGATCGAGGAGTTTGCCTCGGAGGAATCCGGCAGTGAGGCGGCTGACACTGTAAGCGAAGAGACCCGCCAGAAGGAAGAGGAGATCCGAGAGCTTCTGGATGAGCACGATGAAGAGGAGGCGACCCAGGCTCTTGAACATGCGATAGAGCTTCTTTCTGAGGAGCCCACGGAGGCGTCTAAGGTCGGCTCTCCCGAGCAGGAGGAATCCCTCGAAGACACGATCCAACCGGAGAAGGCCGCCGCTGAAGACAGAGAGGAGGACGGTCCTGGACCGGAGTGGCCCGGTTACAACGAGGCCATCGAGATCATGAATGACCACGGCTTCGACTGGATGGAAGCTGGTGGCGGGCGAAAGACCGCCAACGTCAAGGACGCCTGGGAAGAGTTTGGTTCTCAGTTCAAGTAACCCTCCTCCCCGCCATTTGGCGGGCTCAATAGCCAATACAGATGCAAGCCTCAGTTAGCGATCTCGTCGAACAGGTGCGGCACGAGCTTGACGAGGTGACCCTTTCTGGAGAGATGGTCCTGACGGACTCTTCTCTTGAGGACCGGGCATCGTCGAACTTCAGCAACGCCTCGATCAAGGACCGTCTGATGGATGCCACCCGGCACATCGCCGCTCGCGTCCGGGCGACGTACCTGAAGCCTTTCGTAATCACGGTTACCCCCGCCGACTTCGACCCTCCGTACGACACGACCACGCCGAAAATTTTGCGACTGGTCGGGACCCAGGTTACCGCCGAGGATTCCGGAGCCAGCAAGATTGATGCAACCCGTCGCACAATGGCCGCCCATCTCAAGCTCGAAAACGGGCGTGGACTAAACGCGAGGGAAGACTACCCGGTCTTTGTTTTCGAGGACTTCGAGCTTCTCGTTCAAAACGGGATTGACTCGGTGAAAGAAGCGAAGGCCGTGCGCGTACCGGGACAGGAACCGGCGCAGAAGTACAGCGACGTTGTCGCCCTTCCGGACGCCTTCGAGGGAGCGGTCGTGGCCCACGCGGTGTCCAGTTGCTTCGAGACGCTTCGGATGGCAGAAAACGCGACTCAGTCCAAGAAGCGCCTCGCCGAAGAGCTTCGTGAATACCGGCTTCCCTTCCGCTCCGCAAACGAACAGCGAGAGCAAAGCGAAGAGTGAACCTGCTCTCGGCACTATTCTCTCGGCACTAGGCCGAGTTCTACCTTCAATACCTCATGACCGCTGATACGGTAATTACACGAATCAGGCGACGCCTCGACCAAGTCCCCCTCAACGTAGAGTCTGTAGACAAAGACTCCGACGTGCTCGGGTCCGTTTCGACAAACTTCTCGAACGAGGATCTTCTCGACCGCATCAACAAAGCGACCCGTGCGATCATCTCGAAGGTCAAGGCCCAGCACGTCCCGATGGCCATCGAGAAGAAGACGTCGGTCAATGGGATTGAGCAGTCCGCAGTCCGCCTCCTGCCCCGCCGAGTGTTCGGCAGTGACGATGGAGGCACGACCTACGTGCGAGCTTTCGAGAGGAGCGTCGATACGCAGCGCCGACTCGAATCCAGGATTTCGAACCCTGGCCGAGAGGCAACGGCACAGTATCCGGTTTTCGTCTACGAGGATGGCCGCTTTCAGATTTTTCCGGAGACGCTCGGGGTGAAGGCGTTTGTCGTGGAGGCCCCTTCCGGGGCGACCTCTACAAGCGACACGCTGGTTCTGGACGAACGCTTTGAGCGTGCGATCACGGACTACGTCTCGGCCAATTGCTACCAGACAATGCGCCGCACGAACCTCGCGGAGTTCTTCATGAACCTCTACAACCGGGATCTTCAGCCCTATTCGCTGGACCTTCGTTACGGGTCTCTCGACGACCAGGAAATCGACGTGGAGTAATCCTGGCAAGAATCGCAGCGTACCCCCAATAAAAATTCCCTATGGCCAATACCAACGGACTATATAATGTAGATCAGCTTCGGAGCGAGATCGGTAGCCCGACTGCCGACCCCCGAGAACCAGGGGCCGTGCTTGACAGCGAGCTTCAGGGGATCATCGACCGGGAGGAGAGCACCCTCGACAGCATGATCCTCTCCCGTCTGGAGAAGCGCTCTCTTGAGTCGGTACCGACGACCGACCAAAAGGCACACGAAGAGACGACCGTCTCCCTCGTAAATGAGACGAGTCATGCGGAGGGTACTGTAGACGACAAGTTCTACGCGATCACGTTCTTCGAGGGGGAGGGCCCGAACGACAACTTCTTCGAGTACGACCCGAACCTGCAAGTCGAGTCGGTCGGTTTTTTCGAGCGCCGCCGGTTCACGTTCGTCTCGAACAAAGCGTTGGTCATTCCGGCAGACACCTCGACCATCGACCTGTACCTTCCGGTAAAGACGAAGGTGAGAAGCCGCATGGGCGGCCTCATTGCGAAGGCGAACAGCAAGATCCTCGAACTGGCCCAGTCGATGGCCCAAAGCAAGGCCCAGCAGGGCGAGCGCCTCGAACGGTCGGACCTGGACCAGTAAACGTGCATCTTTGAGAACCGACTCTCAAATAATTATTTGACTTCGGTGGCCTTCCAGCCACACAACCTCTGACTCACCATGGCCTCCTTTCCAAAATCAGAAGTCGCGGGAATTGCGATGCAACAGATCCTTAGCCAGTCCAATGAGGAGGGGGAGTCGATGTCGGTTCGGTCCGACCGCAAGAGCGAAGCAGAGTATTACGTCGGTCTCGCGCTGGAGGAGATGAAAGACGAGTACGGCTACGACCCCGCAGAGAAGAAGACGACCCGCGCCAAGCCTGCGGTCATCCGGTACGTGAAGGTGTCTCTGATCGGTCGGGCCGCCTCTGTAGACCAGCAGTTCACCATGCTGGCGGACAAATGGGCACAAGCGGTCAACCGCAAGGCCAACCAGGAAGACCGAAACTCCAAAGACGACGAGTACGACTCGCGCCGCATCGACCTGTACGATACCCAGGAATAACTAGAGCAAACGCCCGAACCTCCTCGGGTCACGGGAGTCTTGACTCCCTTTTCTACCAACCCCTTACATGCCACTCGGACCTTCTCGCCCCAGCAGCAACGAGGGCTCTTTCGAAAACAACACGAGAGGCGACGCCCGCAAAGCGGGGTACGCCCCAGAGGAAGGGCCCACTGACTTTGAAGACACCACCAGAAACGCCTACGTCAGCGAGTACCCGTTTCAGATCGGCACAGAGGCGATCCTTTCCCTGTCGGCCTACCTTGAAAAAGAGGGAGACGTGTCCATCTCAGTCTTCTTTGCTGACGCGAGTGCCCGTCTGGCCCGCTACTCAGCAAGCACAAGCGAGTGGTCCTACGTGCCCTCTCCTGGGTCGGACCAGTACATTCAAATCAGCGAGGACGGCGGCCTTACCTGGAACCGTTACCCGATAACAACCCCCACCTCTTCTGACAACGCCAAGTCCATTCGTTTTCAGCGGTCTGCGGACCAGCCTGAAGTAGATGCCACGTCTGTCACAGGGGGTACTGGGTGGAACGACACCCCCTCCTACCCCTCCCCGCAGGTTCAGCGCCGAAACACGCTTTGGGCGACTGTCGGGAGAGTAGACACCAACAACGGGAATGTCGTTGAGGAGTGGTCTACCCCCTTCCCGGTGATTGGCGTTCACTCTTCCCACGGGGTTGTAGCGCAGTATTCCGGCGGGTCTGGAAACTGGTCCGACGACTACGACTCGCTAAACCACAGCCAGATTCGCTTTAGCGCAGACCACGGGGGGAGTTGGACATCGGCGTTTACCTTCTCAAATGGAAGCGTAAAGTTTCAAAGTGGCTACCGCCCACCGGGATACGACAAGAACAAAACCGACCCCGGAATAGCCTGGACAAACAGCCCGACGACTGACACTCTTGAAGAGAACGGAACGCTATGGGCCCTTCGGAAGAACCCCAGCACCGACGGACCTACGTGGCTTGAGCCGGTCCAGGTTGTTACCGGCTCCACGCCGTGGCAGGATAGAATCGTCAGCAAGCAAAACGATTCCGGCAAGAAGAAGACGTTTGAGACCCGGTCGGACTTTCTCTCGCTTCCGCTATCGAATCAGGAGCTTACCTACTACTGGCGCTTGACGGGCGGTTTGCTTGAAAGCCCAATTGTCGGGTACCACACGTTCGACCGAAACCGGGAGCCGGAATTCGACGGAAACCTCACCGTCGAGGGACAAGACCTTATCTTGCGTCTGACCGGAGATGAGGACGTGCGGTCCTACGACATAGCAGTCAACATCGGAGGGTCGGAGATCCCAGAGCCTTCAAGCGGAGAGCACTTCGAGAGACAAAACTTCGAATACGGCCTCAATCTCGGCCCGATTGAAGACGGCCAGACCGCTCTTGTAAGCGTAGCTGCATACATTTCTCTTGGGGGAGTGGGAGGGCTTGAACGATACACAGACGGCGACACTGGCACGCGCAAGACCTTTGTCCTCGAAAACGATGGGGATGGGTACGTCATGCAGGGGAGGTTCTCCAGCGCGAAGGACGGGCCGATTTCCTCACAGGCATCCGGTGGGGATAGCTTCGTCCAGATAAGCAACAACGGCGGGGTCCGGTGGAGCAAGAGTCTCGACACGGCGGGGTTTGCCAACACCGGCATACAGGAAAACATCTACTTTCAGAGGGGGCTGGGAGCACCAGAGATCGACACGTACGGCACAGGAGGGCCAGGGCCGGATTGGAGCAACACGCCGCCAAGTGGCAGCCTCACCCTTTGGATGACCCGTGGCCCAGTGGACGAGAACGGAGACCTTCAGCCGTGGGGCCGGTGGACGACGCCAGTTGTTTTTCTTTCGGAGGTGGCCGGAAGAACGATGCCACCGGACAAGGCAATCGCGCAGTTCTCCGACCAGCCCGATGGCCCGTGGTACGATAAGTATTCGAACACCACCGTCGGTGACAACGCCGGGTACGTCCGGGTAAGCTGGGATGACGGCGCAACATGGCAGGTGTCTGACATGGACACGCCCGATGATAACCCGATCAACCCGGTTGTCAAGCAAAACGTCGTCAACCGGTTTCAGCGGTCCTCTTCAGAGCCGAGCGTAAACAACGGCAGCTACTCTAAACCGGGGACCGGTTGGACAGACTTTCCAAGCACATCTAGCAGCGAGGACCTTTGGATGATCTCGGGGCTGGCGGACCTGGACAAAAACGAGCTAATAGACCCGTGGAGCGATCCAATACGTCTCGTTGAACCGGCCACGAGGCCCTCGTTTATCGAGTTTGGTGAGACGGCAAGCGGCCCGTGGAATTCGATTTACGAATCTGCGGGGGAGACGGCCAATACGTTTGATCCGGCAGACGGGTATTTCCACATCTCACGCGACAACACTGCAACCTGGACCCAGTCTCGACCGCTGAGTGAGGCATACTTCAAAAAGCAAACTGCCGAGCCCTCCTCGACTACCGACCCGTCTGCGGACGGGTGGGACGAGACGCCCCCAGAGGGTTACCCCAATACAGAGGTAAATCTCTGGATCACTATGAAAGACGGGGTTTCTTGGACCGACCCTGAAAAGGTAAAGCAAGACGTAAGCCCGAAGGGACCGCAAGAAACGGAGGTCTACATCCAGTATTCCAACGACAAAACCTCCTGGCACGACGACATCCGAGAGTCAGACAAGTGGATGCGCCAGCGGATCGGAAATGGCCTATGGCGAGGTCCTTTCCGGATAAAGGGAGAATCCGGAGACGATGGCCGGTACCGAAACTTCCTCTTCAAGGCCAGCCGGTTCCCCAACGACGGGCCCGCCATCGACTCCACAATTCCGGATTGGGACAGCAGCGTAAGCTACGCTGAAGGGGACCGGGTGTTTTACGATGGAGACGGCACCTACGAGTATTGGGTGGCCCAGTCTGCACACAGTGGAACGGCCCCCTCTACATCTGCAAGCCAGTGGGGCAACGTCTCGGAGAACACCTTCGACGCGGACTCCGGGTGGGTAGACGGCCCGTTCGGGGCCCTGCAAAATGGAGACAGCGAGGAGATTTACGTCTGGTCGATCAACGCGGATTTCGAGCCGGACCCGTCCTCCACCACCGACACCCGCCTGGAGAAGTGGGACGGGCCTGGGCGGTTCAACGGGATCGACGCGCAGGACTACTACATCAAGCCGGAAAACGGGCGGTCGATCAAAAACAGCAACCCCGACGCCAGCCTTCCCTTCCAGGTAGTCGAGATTCAGGGAGGAGAGCAGGATGTGATCGCGGATTCCGGCACTGGCCCTGAGCTTTACTGGAAGGACCCGTCGGTAGACTACTCTTCGGTCAGCCGCGACTACGACCTGATCGACACGATCACCGGCATCTCCAGCACGCGGGAACCGGCCTTTGGGGCGTCGGAGATTGAGGGGAACCTGACCCTTTTCCTGCGGGCAGGCAGCGCGGAGTCGGACGCGAGCTACGACACGATCAACATGTTTGACGTAACCGATGGGCTCTCGGGTATTTACATCGAGACCCCGAGCGGCGTGCTCATGACGCATTATGCGGCCCGAGAAATCGATGCGGTCTCCCCCTCCTCCCTATCCTTTACTGCACGGTTTACCGACACACAGGGCACACAGCACTCCAAGGACGTCGCGTTTACCGGATCGGAGGACTCCAATGGCGACTTCATCGTTGACGTCTCGATTGGGTCCGTCCTAAACGACGCTGCCATCAGCGAGGTGCGGGTGAAAGAAAATGGGACCGTCGCCTCTGCGTCGTCTGGCAACACGGCCACCGGATCGGTTACCAACCCTGGCGAAATCATCGTCGAGGTAGAGGGCAAGGACCCGAACACCGGCGACGTGGTCACCTCATCTGAGCAGCTTCAGACGAGCGTCGATGAGGGGCAGTACAGCATACGGGTCCTGGACGGGAAATCTATCGAGCAGAGCAGCGACGGGGTCATGGACTTTGAGGCGTGGCGCTCCGACGGAGACGGGACCCGGCAGGTGTCTCTCTCCAATACCGAATTTCAGATGGTCCTGCGACCGAATGAGGCGAATTCGGTCTCGCTGACGGACCCGGTTGAGGTGAGCCAGTCAGACCTGGACAGCACCACCAACACCCTACAGCTTCAAGACGGAAGCGGCACGGCCCTCGACTCGGTGAGCCTGACGAAGGTCAACCAGATCACCCCGAGCCTCCAGTACGAAATTGACCAGAAGTCCAACCTGAAGGGCAATGGCAAGGAGTGGGGGCACCTGAAATTCTTCATAGAAGGAGACCCTGCCCAGACGGTCGATACGGTGGGCGTGAGGAAGGCCGTTGCCCAGAACCTCGAAGAGGAAGACCGGAACAAGCCAGAAACGCAGTTCGATGACATAAGCGGAAACTCCTCCCCGTACACCCAAAAGGTTGAGCTAAAGAAGAAGCACAACTCCTTCATCGAGATCAAGATCACGTTCACCAGTGACCGCGATCCGATCCGGAAAGCCTTTACGTTCGACCACGACCTGCGCCCAGAAGCCAACTACGAGGTGCCGAAGGCTAGGTCACAAACTTATGGAGGGAGTATATCAATTGGTTTCCGGACGTTGGCGAGCAAAGAGCTTATCTACGAAGTCTCGGCACGGGGGGACGCAGATGTCGGCGGGTACAAAATTGTGTTCATCCACGACAAAGGGGGCACGAATCAGAGAAAGTTCGAGACCCACGTAGAGGGAAGTCAACTAGACACGCTTGTTCCACACGACCAGTGGAGCGACAATAACTCTGTTGGTGATGGTGTAGAGGACAGCGGGTTCTATATAGACCAACAGAGAATCCTGCAAACCATTCAAAACGAGGCGTATCTCGATACCTACGAAGCAGACATCGAGGTAACGGCGTACTCCGGGTGGGACCCGAATGGCGGCCCCACGGGAAATGGCGGCGTTACAGGCCGGAAGGACGAAAACGCATTCAGCAAGAAGGTTGGCGTGCAACAGGGAGCAGTCGGTCGTTTCCGGCCAGAGCTTACCACTGTGAACCTGAGTCCGGTGACCAAGGGAACGAACAACGACGAGGTTTCGATCTACGTCGATGTAAACTCGGATGCGGATGGCTACACCCTCAAGTGGGAGGTGTACGACGATACCGATACTCTAATCAACGAAAAGTATCTTGACGGGTCCAGCGAGTTTGACGGCATCCCGATAGAGGGCTCAACAATCGCTCCTGGGGAAAAGCAGTTTTACATCGACAAGGTCCCTGAAGAGTCTGATAGCAACGGCCCTGGGCGGGGACTCGTGAAGGTCGTTCCGATTGGATACCAGGGGCAAGTTGCTGAAGCTGGCGAAGAGACAGTCATCTCTCTTGCCCCAAAGACGCAGCCGGGGACGCGGTTCTCCATTGTTGGAGGCTCTGGAAGCGAGACGACCGTAAGTAGCGACACCACCTCAGCCGGGACCCTGAACGTATCTTCCGACTCCGACGGGGCCGGTGGCCAGACGTACAACGTCAACGCCCCTCAGAGCATCGGCCCAAACGCAAGTCCGGACTTCTCTGGGCTTTCGCTCAACAGCGGCTCTACCACCGCAAACGAAATCACCGACGACACGTCCCTGACCGATGGGAGCGCCACGTCCCTGCCCACGGAGAATGCCGTGAAGTCCTACGTGGATAACAATACTAGCCAGTACACTGACAGCGATGCCGTAGACGCTATCGAGTCCACTCGCATTAACAGCCTGCGGCTCGAAAACCAGGAGTTTGATTCTACAAGCGCAGACGAGAGCCAGGGCGTATTTGTGTTCGACAAGAGCGCGGGCCTTGCGTACTTCAACGACGCCACCAATGCCCCTGGCGGGGACCTGAGCGGCACCGACGCGACGAAGTGGCACCGGGTTCTGGATACTAACGTACTGGACACAGGGAGCGAGCTTACCCTGAGCCGCAACGGCACCGAAGGTCAAGTGGGACTCTCTATCGACCAGGGGGACGGGAGCGAACTCAATGCCGACAAGCTCGACGGCTACGAAGGCAGTGACCTTGCGGCGCGTGGGGAAAACGAGATCATTACTGGTAGATGGAAGTTTCGGGATAATGTTGAGACAGGAGCGGCTGCTGGTGCTTTTATTGAATTTGAGGACGCCACACCTACTCGCACGGGCTTTGTAGGGGACGGCTCAAGCAAGGATTCTGATATATACGTCGGCTCCGATAGCGGAGGCGTGCGGCTTTGGGCGCAGGGAGCTACCCAATTGTACGCAGACCCCGATGGGGTGGGGGTAAACACAACAGAACCACAGTCAGCATTTGAGACAGAGGGGCGCATATTGCAATCTGACGGGTCGGTCCCAACTGTTGATGGGGGCGGGATTCAGTCCGTAGAAAGTTTTCCCCGCCTCGTGCTCGATGACCCCACCGAAGCTACAGACAGCAAGGTGTGGGAGCTTGTCGGAGGGCTTGACGGGAACAGAGGAAACCTTGCGATCCGGGCAGTGGACGACACGTTCTCCAATGCAACCCGCGCCATTGAGTTTATCCGTAACGGGTACTCAATGAAACAGGTCAACATTCCGTCCGCTCGCGTCGGCATCGGGACAAACACCCCCGAATCAGGCAACCTTTTGGATGCCCACTCAAGCGGGTTTTCTCAAGTAACCCTTAGCTCTGATCGTGGGTCGTCAGAGGGTACTAACATCGGGGCCTACGCATGGCACGACTCGAATGGGGATCGGAGGGGAGTCATTCACGGGCGGACGAGCGGGATGGTGCGAATTGGAAATCAGGTCGATGGCAGCATTTTGAATGTCACCGCTGATCGGCGGGTGGGCGTGCTAACAGAAAGCCCGAACGTGCAATTCGAGGCGACCAAAGGCATCGCAACGGCAGGAGGGAAAGGCATTGCGCTACAAGGAACCAATGATGTTGACGTTCAAGACTATGGGGTTGTGCTCAATGCGATGGGAACCAGTGGGGCCATTTATATTGACGAGTCAAAACTGGACGCGTTCGACATTACCCGATTCCACAATAGCGGGAGCAATTACCGCTCTGTGTTGAAGGCTGATCCGGGGGCCGATGCGATTACTGGTGATTCTTTTACGGCCAAGACATTTGGATGGCAGATCACCAAGGAGGGAGAGGCAGACTTCCGGCGGATCTATACCGATGAGCTTGTGGCGAAGTCGTTCGTGACGGACGTAACGCAGGCCCTTGCCGGAAGCGACTTTCTCACCAAGTCCGTTGCCACGTTGGCCCTCGACTACACCATTCCGTCACCGGGTAATACCTCGGCAATGCGGGTCAACGACCTGCCGGGGCAGAAGGGCGTGAAGGTGTTCGAATCGGGGGATTGGGTGCGGTTTCGGGTCGTAGACAAAAGCAGTGGGGGGCTTTCTGTCTTGGACGTGTGGGGGACCGTCGCATACCTCAACGACGTGGGAGACGGAACGCAGCGGTGGGACTTTACCCGCCAGGATAGCAACACTGCCGCCAATGGAAAGACGGTCGGAAAAGACGCCGCCGTGCTCGACTACGGGGGCGGCGGGACAGATGACACAGGCAGCATCAGGCGCACCGTAGAGGGCAACAATGCGCCCCTTGGCGCTATCGAGACGTGGAGCGGCGACCCGATGAGCGGCTCAAATTATACGACGCACCTAGCGTACGGAAACCTCTCGGGCGTGAGCAGCAGCAACCCCAACATCAACCCGAGCGGGTGGGGACTCTACACGGAGAACGGATATTTTGAGGGGGAGATTGCCGCGACGACAGGCGAGATCACCGACCACATCACGATTAACAACAATACCCGCATCGGAACAGATGCGTTCGGTAGTCAGGCATTCCCGGGCAGTGGAACGACCTCTTGGGTGGGTACAGACAGTGGGGGCAACCAGGCAACCATCGGCGTAAGCACGCCGAACCACGCTGCTTATTTTTGGGGAGATGCGCCTAACTATGCTTACATGAGGGCGCGAAGTAATTCAAGTAAAAACGAGTTTATGGCGGGTCTTTATGGTGGCTTTTGGGAGACACGTCTTATAGTCGGTGGCGATGATATACTACACGCAAACCGGGACGGAAATGGCAAAGTAGAGCTTTCTTCGTTTACAGTCGGCCCTGAAAGAATCACGAATGGAAACGTCCACATCGGCAACAGTGTCGGAAATCCGTGGATCAACGATAATGCAGTCGTCATGGGGTACTACAACGACGGATCAATGCCATTCATGGGCATCCGACGAGATTCCAACAACTTTATTGGACTGAACGCGGATTCTGGTAATTATGATATGCTGGTTCGATCAAATGGGGACGATGTGTTTAGAGTCGAGGGCGGAACCACGACAATCGCCGGATGGACCGTTTCTGGAAACGAGCTTACCACGTACTACGGAAGTGGAGATATACAACTCGGCGGTGAAGCGAATGGAATCTGGGACAGCAACTCAAATGAGGGAATGTATATCACAGGGTGGTCAGGCGGGAACGCCTCTCAAATTGGGATCGTCGGGCCGAACGGCGGATGGACCGGATTCTGGAATGATGCCCCGGGCAACCAGTACATGAAGACGGAAAGCCCCGATGGGAATACGTATTTTCAGGCTGGGGAGGCGGGCGGAAAATGGGTAGTTAATGCGGAAATAGATAACGGCAATGGGGTTAGAACTGAAATGGGGGAGACGTATGCCTCGGGCGCGATTGGATTTCGGGTCGTGGACATAAGTAACACGTCAAAGCAGATTCGGATGATCGACCGCTCTGGAAACTTGGAGTTTCTTGCTTATGAAAGCAGCGATGATTTCGTCTCAATAGGAGAGGGGTATCCCCGGCGAAGCGGCGATCCATACGGAGGAAGCGTGTCGGGTATGGGGATTACAGTTGTAGCAAATGGGAACGTGGTGTTCGAGACGGATACTAGCGGCGCATATGTAGACAACCTCGAAGTGCGATCTAACGCTACCGTAAGAGGGGACGCTATTGTTGAAGACGAACTATTCGCACAAGACATTGAATTCACTGGCCAGATACGAACATCGAATTATGAGATCACGCTAAATGCGGGATATGGGTTGTCTATGTTGGCGAGTCAATCTGTTGGAGAGAAAAACGCTCTCTCTTGGTTTCAAGACGATGGAAGTGGCTCTCCTGTCACGCAGTCTTACATACAAGGATCTGGCAAGGGATTAGATCTTAAATCTGAAGGGGAAGTCAAAATGATGGGCGAAGACTTTATATTCACCCCAGATCCGAACTTAGACACTAGCTCTGGCGCTCCCAGATTCAAGGTTTCGGGAATGAAAATGATTCTTGAAGGTCTGAAAAAACAAGTCTACGCAAATAATGATTGGGAGATTTATCGAACTGACAATGGCTATTTGAAAATCAATGTTCCACAGACTAGTTCTGGCCCCACCGCTGATCTTAGAACAGGTCAGATTGGTGGTCTGGAGGTAACGCTAGATGCCGGAGGTTCCTATGGTGGCTCATCAGGCATAGAGTATAAGTTTGATTATACAGACAACGGAAGCTACGATACCTCTTGGAGCACCAATCCAGAATCAACTACGACATATAATAGTTATCAGAGCTACACTGCTAGAGTAAAAGTAAAAGACAGTGACGGAAAAACTGATACTGATACGGTGAGCTTCACGCTCAGTGACTCAAGTGATGGTGGTAGTGGTGGTAGTGGTGGTTCTTCTGGTGGTGATAGTACAATTGCATTTTAGATCTAACTTTAATATATAATATGAACAGCCGACCAGCCCCTTATAAATCTCCAGTAAGTGGAAGAGAATGGGATTGCTTTATTCCGTCTGCGGCGTCTCTTCCCACAGGAATTGGAAAGAACGAATTGATTATAGATATTTCCGATGTGAGAGAACATATGGGGTTTCCAAAGCGATACCGTACGGGTATTGCTACTCTTACAAGAGGGATGAAACGGTTTGTCGTTGGGCCGCCACCTGATCACGTACCTTCGTGTATGTCGGACCTCTATTGGTACATGAGCCTTGCAGGAGATCGCCTTGTAAAAGGATGGTATGCTACTTGTTTTCTTTTGACCGTGCATCCCTGGGAAGGCGGCAATGGCCGGACAGCGAGAGAATTTTACCGAAGATATACTGCTTCCAACGAAGACAGAAACTCACTTCGTGGTCGCCTGAGAGGAGCACTTCCCAAATTCCAACCGCCTAGAAATCTTTATCCGGCTTAAAGCTGTCCCAGGTGGGAGAAGCAAAGGCGGCGATGGCGACTTCTTAAAATCTCGGATCAATCTGAATTCCAACAAGTAAGACTAACAACACATCATTCAAGACAAAGCAGGACTCCCCTGCACAAGCCAACCCCTCAATGATGCCTACCCTTACAAACGAAGAGATCCTATTCGCCTTTCAGCGCCTCCAGATGATCGGGCAGCAGGGACTTCCGATCAAGGTGTCCTACGCTGCGACCCAGACGAAGAAGAACCTGGAGCCTTACGCGGAGACCTTTCAGGAGAAGACCGAGGACGTAGAAGAAGGCACCGACGAGTTTGAAGAGCACCTTTCTCAAGAGTTCGACGTGGAGGTACACGAGGTGGCTCCTGTTCATCTGGACGGGAGCGGACTTGCGCCAGAGCTTTTTGTCGGTATCGGCTTTCTCTTCCGCGAAGACGAGGAACGGCAGGAAGAGACGTTCGAGATCACCAACGGTGAGCTTCTTCAGGCCACCAACACGCTCTACCGGTGGGCACGCCTTGAATTTGACAGCGGCGGGGCAATCGTCTCTCTCGCCGGTGCAATCGACAGCCTCCGAGGCAGCGACGCTGGGAAGATGCAAGAGCGCTTGGGAGAGTTCAACCAGCGCATCGAGTCGGCACAGGAGCAGCAAGAGGGCTCAGATCAGGAAGGCCCAGAGCAAGAGGTCTCCAAGATCGAAGAGGAGCGAGAGAAGTACCTGGAGGAGACTACGGAGGTCACCGTTTCCTTGATTGACCTTGAGGCGATTGCCTCGAACGAAGACGTTGAGGTCGCCCCGCTGGAAATCGAGATACTGTCCCCTCTTCTCAAATAGAGCAGGTCTCAAATAATTCTGTGAGACCGCTTTCCCTGCGCTTTGCAGGGAACCCACTCTCAAAACTAAATGGCAGAGAACGTCACGATCCAATTCCAGGCCGGAATGAACCGGCGTGCCGACGCCCCGGCCCAGGCCCCGTACGAGCTTCACAACGCAAAGCTCGGCGTCCACGGAGGCGTCCGGGCCTACCGGGCCCCGGAAGTGATGGAGGACCCGGCGGTCACCCAGGAGCCGAACACTCCCGACGAGCCCGGTGGCGAAAAGCCTTGGATCCGTTGGAACGACCAATGGTTCTCCCGCTTCTCCGATTCGTTTAACGACGCGAACGGGGAGCCGGTGGAGGTACTTCAAAACCACGACAAGCATAATGGCAACCTGTACGTCACGGGAACGAAGTCCCGGCAGTTGAGCGGAGACAATCAAAAGTCTCCCCATACGTGGCGGGTGGATAAAAACGCCAATGGATTCGACCCTTTTGTGTTAAGCGAACCACCGGCGATAACTTCAATTGCTGTGAGCGGCTCATTTGAAGCTGGTGAAGCTCGTAGTGGAGACGTCTTAGACACGTCTGATAAGAAGGGTGGCATAAAAGGAAAGAGGGCGGTCTCCTATTTGGCAATTCCTGTCAACGAAAGGGGCGCTGCTGGGCCCTGGGTTTACTTCAGTCACTACCCCAAAAACGACGACGTGGACCAATACCGGGCCGTAACCTACGGCATCAACACCAACGGAGAAGCGAAATACGTTGAAGTTTACCGCACCAGGGAATGGAAAGAGGTGTACGAACTGACGAGTCAGGGCATGATTCCGCCGCCAGACCTGAGCTACTACTACTTAGACCGGGTTAGTTTGAACCCAGACGGGATTGGGGATAATGCAAGCACGAGCGGCACACTTGTAGACGCGAATCACTGGGCCCACGAATACGACAGCGAAGAGAAGGCCGCCAACGTACTACCGACTGACACCAACGACCGGAAGATTAACGCCTGGACCTATGAAAGCATAGACTACAACAAGTATCAGAACTATGTCGATTCCCTGGAGGTCGGGTACTCGTTCGTTGTTGACTTAGGCCCTCCGGTTCATGTCGGGGCAGAGGCGATGCGAATGGTTGGCCGGGACCGGATGATGTACGGAGCCCCCCAGTGGCCTTTGAAGCCTGTGCAGTTTGCGATGGCGACGCATGACACCACAACGAGCAGGAACTCAGATTGGGGAAATAGCACTGGCAGCAGGCTCTACGCTTACGAGTACAGCGTAGCTTCTGAAGATAGCGTCGTGTACGGCCCGCCAACTACCATAGACGGAGATGCGCACCCTATTTGGCAGGGAGAGCAAGCAGTCAACATGTGGACTGGTGGGGGGTCGGAATACTCAGACCGAAATACCGCAAAATCGAACGGGGTCTACACGACGGATTCTCGAAGCCTCTACAATATAGACGTGGATATTTTCGACCCATTCGAAGACACAACTGCAACGCGGTATCCCGAAGACGTGAACAACAAAAAGTGGGTGGAAGAGCCCAACGTAGTTCTTCTATCTGAGCGTTTTCGGCCCCTGGAAGTCACGTTTGAGGACCAGTACCAAGTTCCGGAGGGGGAAAGCATCCGGGCTTTCTCACCAGCACGGCTTTCGGAGGACGACTCGATTGCGAACTACAGCTTTTACATATACACCGACGAGGGGGTACACAGCGGAGAGCTTACCCAAGACAACGCGCAGACGTACCGGGTAAGTACCGTGGGCGTAAAAAACTACACCGTCAGTCCAGACAACACCCCGGTTTATCAGAAGTCCCTCTATCAGGTCACGAAGTACGGCAGCGTGTACATAGGGACAGACAACAGGGTCTACAGCCTGCGGGGACGTAAATTCAATGCCCTCGACTCGGCGGTCCCGAACATCTGGTACTCTGACCTTAGTGAACCGCAGTTCTCCGACGTCGAATACCAAGCAATCTACAACAACTACTCCGACGTTTGGAGCCAAGTCGGCGGGTTCGACGGGGACAAAACCCTAACCCCTTACGACATTGCGTACGACCAGCACCGAGACCAGATCATGGTTGCTACGCTGAACAACGTCTGGATATTCGACATCGACCAGGAGGGGTGGGTTGGAAACTACAACGTATCCGGAGTCGAGAACCTCCAGTACATAGGAAGCCTCGAAAGCTCCAATACGGCTACTCACAAGGCCGTGATGGCCCACAAAAACCCAGGGTCGAGCGCAGAGTACGTGCTTCTCAACGAAGACGGAGAGCCGCTTACCGACAATGCGGTGGTCACAAACCCCATCTTGCGCAGCCCCAACGAGTCGAAGATCCGGGAGGTGACTGCTGACTACGACCCCCTTTCCAGAGACGCGGACGTGAGCTTAAACAGCGGGTCTACGACAGTGAACGTAGAGTCTGGTGACACTTTCGACACGGCCTCTCCGTCGCTGGACAAGATGGCAACGGTGTTTATTCCGCAAGGCGAGGACGGGGGTTCGAAGAACCTCACCGGCCTTATTGGCTCTGTCACCGACGCGACCACAGCAGAGCTTACCGAACCGGCAGGGGTAGACGCCGCCACTACCTCCCCCATTCCACTGCGGTGGTTCCCCCCGGCGATCATCCGCCAAGAGCCGACCGGCGACCACTACTCGGTAAACGACGTGAACGGAGACCCTGTGCGGCGCACCGAACTTGCCTACAAGATACACCCGAGGCGTCGGCGATACCCGCGCATGAACGGGACCGGCCACGTCATGCGGGTCGAGAAATTTCGCAACTTCAAGAGCTTGCAACTGAAGGTCGAGCAATCAGACCTGTAAAAGAAATACTTCCAATACTCTAATACGGCCTGATTCAAGGCCGCCTTACCTACTTCATTCAAATGGCTATCGGAACGCTCACGGCAATGGGCATCTCGGCAGGAGCCTCCCTCCTGGGCAAAGGTGCCAACGCTATCTTCAACGACCGCCCGGACATTCCGGATTTCACCAGCGAGGTCGCAGGAGAGTTTGACGAGGCCCAACGCTCCCTCTCTCGGAAGCAGGACCGGCAGACCGACCAAGTACAGGCGGACGCTACGGCTGCGGGGGTCAACCCGGTTTCCGCCATGGCCGACGTGATCGAGTCGAACAATCAGGCCCAGGCGGACCTCCAGGCGAAGGAGGCCGACGCAATGGCCGCCGCCGAAAACAAGGAGAAGCAGATGAAATACGGGCGTGCCCGCCAGAAGTATCAGTCCAGGGCCCAGGGCATTGGATCTCTGGTCAACGCCGTATCGACGGGCGTCTCCAACAAGGCCGCTCTCAACGCCATCGAGGGAATGGAAGAAGATAAAAAAGGTGGTGGCGAGGGCGAGGGTGAGGGGGGCAGCGGCCAGGGGTCTTCCGGTGGCGGAATGGCAAGTGCAGCCTCAGCGGGCAACAACGTCGGATCCCAATCTGGAGTCGGTGGCGGGCCGACCACAGCCAATGGTCGTTTTACGGACCCGAGCCTCTACGGAAGCGGCAATGAAGGCACTGGCGAGGGAATTGGAGGCGAGACTCTAAGCATACTTTCCGAAATGATGGGCGGTCAGATGGGGCCTCTTTTTGAGCAGCTTGCTGCCGACCAGATGGACGGTTCTGGGATGCCTGAAGAAATGAGCTTTGGAATCGGCTCCTACTAAACCCAAAGAATTATTTGATTTCTGCGAGGCCGGTATGGTCTCTGACTAATTTTTTTACATGCCCCCCGATCCCGAACCAACAACGCTCGACCTCATCAGAGGACTCGACGTGGGACAGTACCAGAACAACCCCCTCAACCCCGTCGCGTCACCCGATAGTCAGCCGGTGTACCCAAACGCAATAGAGAGGGGCAAACAGGCTGTACAGGAATCGGATAGTCCCCAGGTTCTGAAGCGGGCCCGCGAGTATATCACTGGACTCATCCAGCAAAACAGGGCGCGTGGTAATCAAGCAGAGCAGGGCAACTCCAAAATCCGGAACGACCCGAGAAGCCCTGGGACGGACATGGTCGAAGGAGAGCAGGTTACTGGCACGCAGGGGTTTGAGCCTCGCTTCGACCAGTCGGGCCCGGAGAATTTTGTGCCCCCCAACCAGAGGCCGCCGCAGCAACAAGACGAACCCCCCACCCCTGGCGGCGTCCCCCAGGACATAGCAAACCCAACACAGAACCAAGGTGGCCGAGCCCCCCAACAGCGGCCATACGCAGAGAGCATGTACAACATGCTTCAAAATGCCCAGCAGGGCCAGCGCCAGCAGGGCCAAATGCCCCCGTCCCAAGAGGCGCTGAACAACATGAGCGACGCGGCCCGAAGGCAGCTTGAGGCCGAGCGTGCATCTCAGCAACCCGGCCAGTCCAGCGGCACCTACCCCGGCGCGATGTCCGACTACATCCAGGACGCCTCCGGGGACGTCGTGAAGCTACCCCCTGGCGCGAGCGACGAGCAGATACAGGCCGTTTTGGACTCGGGCAAGAGACCGGTTATCAGCCAGGACCTCTCTGGCGTGGAGAAGTTCGAGGAGATCGACGTGGACTTTTCCCGCTCGAAGGAAGCGGTCCGGGACTTTGCAGACGCGAAAGTGAAGGCCGCCAAGAAGGGAGCCCTTGCCAGCCGGGTCGGCGCAGAAAACGCCAACACGCGGCTCATGGCCAACGCACTGGGGCCCGGACTATTTCAGGCTCTCACAGGCACACAGCAGCCCACAAATCGGGGCCGCAACCTATCGGCAGCGGCGGACCGGAGCGTGCGGAAGGCCCGTCAGGCGCAGTCTCAGGCGCAGCAGACAGCGGAGTTGGCACCGGCAGAGGCCGAGCGAAGAGTTGCACAAATCGACCGACAGGAGCGACAGAAGCAGCGGCAGAGCGACCGGCAAACCCAGCAGCTTAACAACCAGCAAGAGCGCGAGCTTCAGAAGGCGCAGACCGACGCGCAGATGCGGTACGTCAACAGCGTTTACGGCATGGCCCAGGAGGAGCGCCAGAGAGAACGGAAGCGCCTGCTCCGAGAGCAAAAGCGTCGCTTGGAGAACGCCCCCAACATCAACCGCAACCAGATACAGACGGTTCAAGACTTGACCCGGAACATGAACAGCCTTGCCGACGACATGAGAAGGCTCGGAAATGCGGCGAGCGTCTTGAGAAACCCAGACGAATACACCGAACAGGAAGTAGAAAGCACCAAGCAGACGCTCGCAAACGACTTCACTATCGTGGACGGGAACCCCCTCTCGATGGGCAATCAAAAGCTGGCCGACTCGGTAGCGAAGATGCACGAGGACCTGCGGGCAGACTACCAGAGCATCTTTAAGAAGAGAGCCACGATAACCAACGCTGCGGACAACAATGCCTTTGGTGGTGGTGGATACAGGTCTTTGGGCAACCCCGGAAGCCCCACTGGCCAAAACGCAGGCCAAAGCTCGGAGCCGACCGGCACGATTCCCACCCCGTCGGAGGCTGGCGGCAACAGCGGCGGCGGCAATGGCGGCGACAACCGGACCGAAGAGAGCACCGGTAGCAGCAGCGACTTGTGGGGCAACATTTAACCTGAAGCATTTTAAGCTGAAGCAAGTGCGCCCACTCGGGCGTCATACCAATGATTTTATATGCCAACCCCAAATAATCAGAACTCCTCTTCAAACCAGAACTCCTCTACGGCCCAGACCGACGAGGAGCCCAGTCCGGATGGCGGAAACTACTACGGCCCGTCGGAGGACCCCCTCGACGAGCTTCGTGGACAAAACGGAGAGCCGACCCCCAGCAACTCGACCGGCTCTTCCGACGGGACGAAGATAGACCCGGCAAACTCCCCGGCCCTGTACGAGTCTCTCGGGGTGGACCCGCTTGACTTCGGGCAGGAGATCCAGGAAACCGATGGCGGCACCGAACGGGTGGAGACCAAACCCCAGACGGTGGACACGAGCACAGACCCCATCGACCGCAACACCGAGCAAATCTTAAACGCTGCGGCCAACGGCAACATGCCAGAGGCCCCCGAGGTTGACGTCGAGCCCCTTGAGCGGCCCGACGACTCTGGGCCCCTTCACTTCACGCGCAAGTGGTTTGGCGAGGAGCTACAGGAGACGATGGATCCGAGCAATCTTGCCGGGTTCAACGACATGAGCGACAAGGAGGTCATCAACTACGTCGCCGAGCAGCGCCCGGACTTCGTCGAGCGAGGCGTGATCGACCCGGAGAACCCGAAGGAGAGCCTCCAAAACGTAGACCAATACTTCCGGAAGCGCGTCCAGCAGCGCCAGCGCAAGACGGCCCACGGGACCTACTTCCCGGAGCTTCGCAACCACCTCGTCGCTACCACCGGAAAGGAAGCGACAGAGGCCAGCGACGAGAAGCTGGTCAAGATGTACGCCGATAAGCACTACGAGAACCAGGGGCCGACGGACGTGGCCGACGTGATCGACGACATGATCGCAGACGGCAAGAAGCGCCAGGAGGACATGATGGAGAATTCCGATAACGTCCAGCGGGCCTCCAGCCCGAAGGAGTTCATCGACCTCACCAACAAGCTGGAGCAGCACCACGAGAACGCCGAGAAGGAAGGCTTCAAGCCGGATATGGTCGTGACGTACACCGACCCGGACACCGGCGCGGACCTGATGTTCGCTTCGCCTGAGCGGGCGGACCGCTACCAGAAGAAGATGCGCAACCGCTCTCTGGACCGAGTAGACCGTGGACCCATCGAGGAGTTTTTGGTCGGGGCAACCGCACGGGCCGGGATTGACATGGCGGACCTCTTTACCGAGATCGGCCAGTACGGAGTCCGGGTTGCAAATCAGGCCGGTGCCGAGACCGAAGATACGGTCAACGCGATGGAGGATTTCCAGAAGAACATGCAGTCGATCCGGCAGTCCGGGTCGGTTCGGCAGTCCGACGACATCGGTGACCTGGAAGTGTACGAGGAGGATGACTCCTGGTACATGCCGTCCGGGGGTGCGCTTACCGACGCCAACTGGTGGGCCTCCACCGTCGGTGAGGTCACCGGCCTGTCGGTGCCGGGGATCGGCGCTGCCGGTGCCGGGATGAAGCTCGGCTCGAAGCTGTTTAAGGGGATGAAGTTCTTTGGGCGTGCCAGCCGACTGGAAAAGATCCAAGACGCCGGGAAGCTGGTGAACAAAGCAGAGGTTACCGACGGCATGATCCGGAAGGCAAAGGGCCTGGAGATGGCCGCGAAGACCGGGACCGCCGCCGCGATGTACGAGATGCCGCTCGAAACGGGGGAGGCTCTGAAGACCCTGTACCGGGAAAACGACAACCCGTCCGCTGGGGAACAGGCTATTGCTATCGGGTCGGGGCTGGTGTCCGGATGGATCGGGACGATTGGTGACGCCGCGTTTGCCGACGCGCTGAAGAAGAGCCTTGGCCGAGAATTTGGAGAAGAGATTCCAGACGCCGCGAAGAAAAGCGCAACGCGGGCCGTGATGAGCCGCCTCGGAACTGAGGTGAAGAAGTTCGGCGGGACCCTCCCGGTCGAGACGAGCACCGAGATTACGCAGGAGGTTACCAAGGACGTCGCCAAGCAGTTCAGCACCGAAGGGTACGACTCCTTCGAAGCCTTCTGGGAGGACAACCGCGAGAAGTACGCGGAGGTCACCGCCGGGTCCATTGGCCTGACCGCATTTATGGGCGGGATCGGTGCGGGGCCCTCCTCGGTCCGTGCCGGAATGAAGGGAATGAAGGAGCACAGCATCGGCGTCTTGGAACAGATGCACGACGATGAAGCCCTAGCGGAATACGGCGGGTTTGGGTTTTACGAGCGGCGAAGGGGCAAGGGGCTCGAAGTGCGGGTGGAGGCAAGCAGACTGCAAGACAAGGAGACGATTGAAAACGTCCGCCAGCGGTTTGAGGAGGAAAATGTCGATGGGGACGTGGACATCGAGGTGTTCAACGGCACGAGGCGGGTCGAGAAGGTCTCCGGGTTCGGCGAACTGCTGAAGAAGACGCCCGAAATCATGCGCAAGGTGAAGCGGGGCGACGCGGTGAAGGTAGACGGGATGAACCTCAGCCCCAGCCGCATCGACGCGGTTGAGGACCCAGGCACTGAGCCGCAGACGTCCGCCACGGAGGGTCGGCGCAACCAGTACGAGACCCCCCTGGGCAGAACCTACGAAGGAGAGAACGCCAAGGAGCGGGCCAACGAAGCCGCCAAGCACGAGAAGTACGAGGGCTCGGTTATCGAAGACGGGGGCACGAAGTACCTCATCTCACGGGTGCGGACTGGCGAAGACGGCGGGGACCCCCAGTTCACCGGCAAGGCCCTCGACGGCAGTGGGGACACGATCAGCCCCAGCGAAATCAGCGACGATCAGGTCGTTTCTTGGAGGAGCCAGACCCAGGACATCGATTCAGAGCTTACCCAGGAGCTTGACGACGTCAGCGGAATCGACCTCGTCAACCCGGACGAGCAGACCCAGAAGGACGTCATTTCTCTGGTCGATGGCGCACTGGACCGTGGAGACATCAGCGAAGAGAAGGCCGAGGAGCTAAAGGGCAAGATGCGTCAGTACCGCGCCGTGCAGTCAACGCTTGGCGAGGACAATCAGGTGCCTGCCGTGCAGGAGACTGCACGAGAGACCCGTGACCAACTCAAGACGGAACTCGATGAGGAGTTCAAAAACCTCGTCGAGATGCGGGACTCCGACAGCAGCGACGCGGCCACAGGCGAGGACGTGACCACAGAAGACGCTACCACCGGCGAGGATGTCACTACCGGCGAAGACGTTACCACCGGCGAGGACGTGACCGGTGAAGACGTGACCGCAACTGATACGGATGTAGGCGAGGCGGATGTCGAAGCCCAACAAGATGTTGAGGATCCACTAAACGGCATCGAGCCAATGGGTGACCAAGAAGCCGGGGGTATTGACTATGGAAAAGGCAAGCTGGATGAATGGACGCAGGAAAATCCTGACATCGAATCGGACACGGCAGAGAAACTTGAAAACGCGAGCAACGAAGAACTGGAAACGCTCGTGCGCAGCACGGCGGCCTTTATCCAGAACCGGCGCGTCACGGGAAGTCAGCGCGACGTAGACAACGTCATCGAGACGCTGAAGGACAAAAAAGACGGTGATTCAGCAGAGGGGGACTTCCTAGTTACACAACTACCGGATGCGATGGCGGCCCTTCGTGAACTGCGGCGACGGGCGCAAAAAGAAGCAGAGAAACAGGGGGACTCTACCTCGGCAGACTCAAATAATTCTACGAGTTCTGCCGAAGACACGGGAGGGACCGCAGAAAACCCCGGCGCGGAGACGGCCAACCAGCCGATCAGCAAGCAGATCGACCAGACCGAGTCTAGCCAGCGCGGCAACGACATAGACCCGGACCCCTCAAAGCAGACCTGGAGCCCAGCCGACCGTGGGGAAAGCGGCGACGTGATCTACGGCCCCCAAGACGAGCGGGCAAAGATCGAAAGCATGAACCCCCCGTCCGGAGGCAATGGGGTTAGCTACGACGTCACTCCCGAAAGCGACGCCAACACCACCAAGACCGTCCAGAAGAGCGACGGATGGACCAAGGTACACCCCGATGACAGGGGCGAGACGAAGACAAACCCCACACCTTCTGGGAATACCGGGAGTCCTTCGGTCAAGCAGCAGGTTGCCGATGCGCTTGCCAACTTCATGGACAACACCCCGGAGGCCGTGCAGGACCGACGGCAGGAATTCAGCGACTCCCTCCCCAGTGAGTGGAGCGTCAACCGCGTCGTCCGTGACGCCAACGCCGCAGGCACAGTCTTCGAGCGGCAGATGGACGAAGGCGAGACAGCAGATTCACCGGTCGATTACTGGGAGGTGGAGACCCCGGACGGGTCCTTCCTTCTCCCCCAGCCGCAGCAGGGTGGGTTCAATGAGTTCGGCAACGTGGACGACAATGCAGGCACCAACAACGACATCAACTTCGGCGTCGAGGAGGATCAGGCCGTTTCAGACCCCTCGTCTATCGAGCCGGTACCCACCGAAGACATAGTTGGGACGCAGACGGAAAACACCTCAGACACGCAGAACACCGATGAGGCAGATACTGGAGACGCCGAACCCCAGGGCAGCCAGAGCGCGGTAGACAACGTGAAAGAGACGTTCATGAACTTCCTCTCTTCTGAGGACACGCGCACCAAGAGCTTTGAGGAGTTCAAAACCTTCGTTGAGGAGAACCTCAGTGGCGCTACCGCCAAGCAGGTAGAGTACGCCAGAGATAAGGCAAACATGCAGGTAGTGGAGGACGCCGACAATGGCGTTCCATACTATCAGGTCGATTACAACGGAGAGTCCTACGTCTTCCCGAAGCCTCTCAACGACAATGAGCTTGACCGGGTGGGCACTATATTTGATGGAGACGCCCGTTCAATTGACGAGATCACTGACGTTACCCCCGCGACGTTAGAGGGTGGTGGGCCACTGGTTTCGGAGACCGGTTCTGTGAGCACGGCCTCCTCTGAAGCAAGCTCGGACTCTGGAGAGACGAGCACGGAAGATAACCAGACTGAAGATAGCGGCACCGAGGATACCGGTGACACTAGCCAGGACACCGACCAAGACACTGACCAGGACACAGAGACTGACGATACGGAGACTGACACCGAGGGCGACACGTTTGAAGAGAGGGAGTCGTTCACAGACTTCGCTGAAGAACTCGGCCTCGGGGACAGATACGGATTCCTGCACAAAATTGCGGATAACCTGAATCCTCTGACAGTCCGGTTGGCAGATGAGAGCGAGTTTAGTGCCGACACGACAAACGCGGTCTACGATCCGGAGAGCCGCACCATTTACGTTAAGAGAGGCCGTTCGGCGGAAGAGGTCAACGAGACGCTGGCCCACGAGATCGTCCACGCGATTGCCGTGGCTGAAGGCGCGTACAACACCAGCAAGGTAAAGAAGGAGGCCAAGACAATTGCCAGCGATGTGGTGGCGAAGCTCGAAGAGCGGGCCAAAGAAGTTGCCGAGAGAGACAACATCGAGTCCCTCGATGAAGGCCAGACTCTTCTGGGCAAGGCCGAGCGCCACCTCAACGGCATTGCGCGGAAGGTGGCAAGTGGGGAGATGGACTTCAGCGAGATGTTCACCTACGCGCTGACGGACCCGGACATTGCTGCGGTCCTGGACAGCCTGCCCGCAGAGCGGGACGTCTCCACAAGCGACACGATGTGGACGAAGATGAAGAACATCATCAAGGACGCTATCGCGTCGGTCGCCTCCAAGTCTCGATTCGTGGGCGAGGACGTCGGCCCCAGCGAGCTTGACCGGGTCGAGTCGCTTCTGAACATCAACGAACTAGCCCCTGATGGCGCACTGGAAAACGAGAGCTTCAAGCAGGAGCTTGACCGGAAGCAGCGGAAGCGCAAGCGACGTGTGGAGGATGGCCGGGTCTCTCAGTCCGCCGCCGACCAGACATGGAGCACCTCCGACGAGGACATCCTGTTCGGCCCGGACGGCCAGCGAGGGACCGTGCAGAAGAGCGCGTTCGGCACGTTCGACGTGCTGACCGAAAGCAACGGACTGGTAAAGGTCGAGAAGGACAGCGGGTGGACAAAGATCCCGCAGGACTCGACTCAGGAGGCCGCCGAAGACAACCAGTACATGCAGAACGAGGGGGACCATGTGGCCACCCCGATGAAGACCGCAGAGTCGGCAGATCCCGGCAACGCAGATGAAGCCATTACAGACGACCCGGTCGTGTACCGCTCGGCCTTGAAGGCGGCTGAGGAGAATGGCACCCCGGTGCGCGTGATAGAAAATGGGTCGGGCTCCACGACCGAAGAGGAGGTACTTGTCCTGGACGAGTCCGGACGAGAGGTTGACTCCATCACCCGCACGGAGCTTAAAAACAACTACGGAATCACGGAAGGCACCCAGGTTGAATCCCCGTCTGACAGGAACCTCACCTCAGAGGAGATCAGCCAGATTAGCGCGGAGTTCAGCGCATTTCTCGACGAGACCGACGCCGACCTGAGCGACCCCTCCGAGGTCCAGGAGGCGTACGACGAGTACCGCAGTGGAGACGGAGACGTCGAGGTCCAGACCCGAACCGTTTACGCGGAGACGGTCGGCGGCAAGACGGTGATCCGCCAGAACTCCTCCGACGCCGTTAGCGACGCCCGCACAAATTCGGTCACAAAGTACCGCGTGTTCAACGTCGGTGGGGCCGAGTTTATCACCCCGACGAAGCGCGGCAACAGCTACGCCGGGACGGCCCTCCTCTCCGAGTTTGGCAATGCGGACTACAGCAACCAGACGTTCGACCCGGCAGTCACAACCCCGGTCGAGCCCTACACCACCCTGATCGACGCTACTGGCCAGAGGGTAGCGATGGGGTACGGCACCAGCATTCAGCACCTTCTCGACCAGGAGAACGGGGCGAAGCAGGCGAAGACAGTAGGCGAGTTGACGCTGACCAATGACCCGGAAACGCGGCCTTCGGTCAAGGAACTGAAGGACGAGTACCAGCGGCAAGACAGCACAGTCTCGGAGGCTAAGGAAAAGATCGCCGAGATTGAGTCGCAGGCCAACAACCCAGAGGAAAATAGCTCTTACCAGGAGGCGCAGGGCAGGCGGCAGGAGGCCATGGAAAACAAGAAAGCTCTGGTCGAGCACCTGGAAAACCGCATCTACGACGGAAACCGCAAGTACGAGGGACGTGGAGAGGACGTGCTCAGTGGCAGAGAAGGGCCGTCCAACACCACACGCCGGGTATCCAGTGGCCGACAGGTACTGGAAAGCCAGGAGGCTTCAGAGACCGCAGAGCGCTCCGACGCACGAGAAGAGGTGCGCCAGTTGCTTGGTGAGGAGAGTCTCGGGATGCGCCCGGAGGCTGTCCGGAAGGTCACCGAGCAGCTTCGCTCGATGTGGGCCAACATGCCGAAGGTACAGGTTCTGGGCTTCGCCTCGGAGCTACCAACGCACGTCAAGAAGAAGGCGGGCGCGAGGCTCGGCGCAGTGGAGGGACACTACGACCCGGTTTCCGGAAAGGTGTTCTTGGTTAGCAACAACCTTGCTACCGCCCAGCACGCGGCGAAGGTTGCCCTGCACGAGATCGCCGGTCACCATGGGCTCCGCAATGTCATTTCTGCGGAGCAGTTCAACCCGGTCATGAAGGAGGCATTCCGCGCACTGGAGGGACAGGTCCTTGAGTCGGACGGCACGCTACGCCGAGCAGAATCCGGCGAGCGGGAAAGCACGCTTCTCCGGGTCGTCTCCAGGGGACGCGACATAGACCTCTCCACAGACGAAGGCAAGGCCGCCGCCGCAGAGGAAGCGATGGCCCGCCTTGCAGAGACCGCCCCGCAGACTACGGTTCTGGCCGACGTCTGGAACAAGATTTACCGCATGGTGCGGCGGGCAATCAGGCCGGTGGCCAACGCCGCCGGGTTCGACGAGATGACCATGTCGGACGGAGAGATCCGCTCGATCCTGGCCAATGCGCGAGGGTCTCTCGGGACAAAGGGCACGACCTTCACCATCGGGTCGGACACGACCGCCGAGCACCCCTGGCACGAGATGGGCTTCAAAATGTCGGGCCCGACCTACTACAGCCGCATGGCTGACGTTATCTTGAACCCGGACGACAAGGTGAACCAGAAATTCCGGAACGGCAACGAGGTCTCCCCCTCCACCATGAAGAGCCTTCTGGAGTCGGTCCAGAACGGGCGCTTCAAGAAGGCAGAGCTTGAGGCCATCGGCATCATGGACTGGCTCGATAGCCTGGAGGAAGACGTCGGTCTGGAGGATGTCCAGGAGTTTATCGAAGAGCACCAGATCCACATCGAGGAAGAGGTTGTCCTGTCGAAGGAAGAGAACCGGCTCAACCGAGCAGACCGGGCGCTGGAGGAGGCCAGACAGCAGGTCACCGACGCGGAAAACGAAGCCGAGCAGGCACAGGAAACGCTCGACAGTGAGTCCTACGAGATCACGCAGGAGCTTATCTCAACCCTCGAAGAGGAGTTCAACACAGACCGCGCCGAGAGCGTCGGCGCAAGCCTGCAAGGGGTCGTTGACCAAGCCGTCAGCCAGAACGACCCGTCGATGATCGTTGACCTCCTGGACGACCTTGGTGACGTGAGCGATGAGGTCACCGGCCACATGATGGACATGTTCAGTCTGGTGGAAACGTACCTCGGGGCCCAGGAGAGGCTTTCTGAGGCGCGGGAGCAGATGAGCGAGGCAGAAACCGAACAGCGGCGAGCCCAGGCAAATTACGACGAAGCCGTTGAGAGGGACCGGTGGATGAACATTCAGTATTCGACCTACGGCCTCGACGGTGGAGAAAGCCCGATGAACATCGTGCTTCGCCTTCCGGATACCGTTGCCACCCGGCGCATTGAGCGGAAGATCGCGGACATCGACGGGCGTCTCGAAGACATCGTGGACACCGACCGTGCGGACGTGACCGCCGAGGAGCAGGAAGCTCTTCAAGAGCGCTACGACCAGTTGCGCCAGGAGAAGAGAGACCTGACTCAGCAGTTGGAGAACGAGCAGTATAGCACAAGCCACTTTGAGGACAACAACGTCCTGGCCCACATCCGCACCAACGTCCGGGAAGTGAACGGCTTCAAAACCCTATTCGTCGAGGAGATTCAAAGCGACTGGGTACAGGACGGGAGAGACAAGGGCTTCCGGAAGACACAGATGGAGGCCGAAGAGAAGGTCAGTGAACTGATGGAAGAGCTTGACGCTTTGGAGGAAGAGCGGCGAGAGATCGTTGACAACAGCACCTTCGAGCGCACCGACGAGCAGCAGGCCCGCCTGGACGAGAACCGCAGAAAAGAAGAGGATCTCATAAACGAGGTCCAGGAACTCAGGGACGTCGCGGAAGGAACCAGCGACAGCGTCCCGGACCTTCCGGACGTGCTGAAGCAAAACTGGTACAACTTGACCGCCAAGCGCGTGATGCTACACGCCGCGAAAAATGGGTTCGATACCGTTGCCTGGACCACCGGCGACCAGCAAGCTGACCGGTACCACCTTGGCGACCAGTTTACAGAGTTGCGTTACGAAGAGGGTCGCCTGACGGGCGTGAAGGAGTACAACGGTAATGAAATCAGATTCAACCTTGAAGAGACCGCATCAGGCATTGGGGAGCAGACCGCACTGGAAGACATCGTGGGCGAGACCCTGGCCCAGGATCTACGACAGGAATACCAGCGCACCGGCGAGGAGGTAACGCGGTCCGGGCGCGAGGAGATCGACAACGTAGACCGGCGCAATGGGATGCAGGAGTTCTACGACAACAAGCTCTGGAACGTCTTCTCCGACTTCACCGAGAAGTACGGCGGGCAGGCCGCACCGGCAGAGTCTGGTGAGTTTGCAGTTGGCCCGAATGGAGAAAACAACGTCCACGCCGCCACGGTCCCGGAGGAGATGAAGAACCAGCTTCCGGAGTCCGGGGTCCCGCTCTTCAGCCTCTCAAGCAGCCAAGTCACGAGCGAGAACTTCAAGGAGTGGTTCGGAGACTGGCAAAACATCGGGGAGCGCTCCAGCAGGGCCGTCGATCAGACGACCGGCGAACCGCAGGTCTATTACCACGGGACGTCACAAGACTTTGTGGAGTTTGAGAGCGAAACGGGATTGCGGTGGGCCACGCCTAGCTCCAAAAACGCACAGACCTACAGCGAACGCAGCGCAGAGAAAACAGACGGCACGGGCCAAAACATTATGCCTGTCTTCGTCAACACGAAGAACCCGCTTATGCTGATGGAGCTTGGCCACCGCGCTTCGCTTCCGGAGATCGTCGCAGAAATCAACCGGCAAACGCCCCAGGACAATAACATCATTGCGGAAACCCAGCAGAGCTACCAGGACATCCAACTTGCGATGCTGGACAACGGGATTCCCAGAGACGTTCTCTCCCAAGAGCAAATCCCCGTGTTCGCCGTGGTCGAGTCGGGGGGCATTGCCGGAACACTAAAAGTGTCGGGCTTCGACGGCATTCAGCTTACCGATATGGACAGCGACGGGATGGTCCACGAGGCAATGGCGACCTTCGAGAAGAGCCAGTTCAAGTCCGCCACCGCCAACAACGGCAACTTCTCGGACGGAGAGGGCAACATACTCAAGTCCGAAAACGCCGAAGAGGTCTCCGAGTCCACCGGCGCTTCGGATAACTTGGGCCGGGACCGCGAGGGCCCTGGCGCAGAGTCCCCGCTCAACCCCGAGACAATTGTCGGAGAGATCCGCAATATGCTCTCCCAAATGAAGGTCGTCGGCAGCGAGGCCCACGACCGGGTGAAAGACTTCTTGATCGAGCGCGGAGAGCAGGCGATGGTGGACCCCAATGGCCGGATCGTGATCGAGAGCTTCCAGGACGTCCGGACGATCTCCGAGATGGTCGGGGAGTACCTCTACTACGAGTGGCGGGATGCCATCCAGGGGGACTTGATGGCCGCCAGTCCCGAGCAGATTAGCGCCGCCTTCGAGGAGCTTGAAAATATCGCCCGCAACATCGACCGCGTGAACGATGAGATGGACGCGGAGGCTGCCCGCACGCTTGCGTTCTCGAAGCTCTTGGGCGACCACCTTCTTCGGGGGCGCGACACGAGCGGCGTGGCACCTGAACTCACAAAATTATTTGAGAGCTTCGCCGATAAGTACAACCTGGAGCAGAACTTCTACCACGTCCAGGACATGTTCCTGTCGCTCGACGACCAGGGGAAGCTCGACCGGTTTGACGCGAAGGTTGCGATGACCGAAGAGAATGGTTCGATAGGCAAGGAGGTCTTCAAGGACCCGGTTGGCGCTGCGAAGGAGTGGATGCAGGAGGCCAGCAAGTGGGCCCTGAAGAAGCAGGAGCAGTGGTACGAGATGATGTACGACCAATACTACCCGATCTACGTCATGATGAGGGACATGAACGGCGGCGCGATGCCCGACACCGTGGAAGAAAACTTCTACCTCCACGCCCGAATGCAGCACGGGGCCGAGGCTCTGGCAAAGGTATTCTTGGAGAACGGAGTCCGTACCCTCGATGGCCGGTCGCTAGGCAACAGCATGACCGACGCGCTTGCCCCCGTTTCCGAGACGCAGCGCATGTACCGAGACTTCGCCCGGTACGCCGTTGCTCGGCGAGCGAAGGAGCTTCACGAGCAGAAGCGCCGCGACGAAGACGCCGAAGGGCCGAGCCGACCCGACGACTTCGAGGTCAAGATCCCGGAGGACGAGGCCGACGCGAAGATAGAGCAGCTTTTCGCTGACGAGTCAGAGACCTTCCAGCAGGGCACCGAAAACGAGCGAAGTGGCCTTAACTACAACAAGAGCGACTTCGAGCAGGCATTCAAAGACCTCCAGGAGTACAACAGCGCCCTCCTGGACTACGCCGTAGACGAGGGCTACCTCAACGAAAACGAAGCGGACGCCATGAAGGAAATGAACAAGGCGTACGTCCCGTGGCAGCGTGTCATGGACACCGACGAGGCGAAGAAAAATGTAGACGCTGGGTCCGACGATGGGCTCGACGTCTTCGAAGGTGGGTCCAAGGACCTCGTAATTGACAACCCGCTGAAGAGCATCGTCGCCAACACCCACAGCCTGCTGCGGGAGATCCACCGCAACCGGATTTACGAGGGTCTCTACAGGAACATCCCGACAAGCACAGGCGACAACGGCAGGAACAACCTCACCGGGTCTTACGCCCGAGAGGTCGCCCCGCCGGAAGAGCGCATCAACTACACGGTTGAGAGCGTCGTGCAGAAGCTCACCAACGAAGGGGTTGATGAGGAACAAGCCAAATCGGTCCGGGAGACCATTACCGACGAGAACGGAGAGCTTCTCTCGTTCTTCGTCCCGAAGAAGTTCAAGGGGTCCAATGGGTCACCAGACGACATCGTCCGGGTCATGGTCGATGGAAAAGAGCGCTGGATGCAGGTTGAGGCCGAGTTCGAAAACGCGCTCGGGAACGGAGACACCAACGCTTCGAAGATCGCCCAGGGGCTGAATGGAGCCCCTGTTGCGGAGACGTTCAGGTCGATGGCAAACGCCTTCCGTGGGCTTGTCACATCGGAGAACCCGATCTTCGGCGCACTCAACCTATTCAGAGACCTTCCGACCAGAGCCATTCAGACATTGTCTCAAGGACCAGCCGAGGCGATGGTCGGCATGTTCGGAGCCCTGGAGATCGGTAGGAACTTGGTAAAAAAGGATAATGGTAACTACGACCAGCTTATGGAGGACTTCCTGACCAGCGGTGCAGGAATGGCCACCTTGTCGATGGTCGAGCGCCAAACCGCCCAGGACGCAGACAGCGTGCGCCGAGCCGCCGCTGGCGGAAAGAGCCAGGGAGCAGGCATACAGGACATGTTGTCCGCGTTCGAGACCTACGCCCAGGAGAAGAAGGAGGGCGGAAACCCCTCCCTTATGAACGCGCTGAAGCAGGGCCTGGGCCGCCTCAGTCCGCGACGGGCCAGCCAAAACTTCAACAACGCCCTAGAAAATGCCAACCGGGTCAAGGAATTCAAGGAGGTCCGGAGCAACGTGATGAAGGAGAAGGCCGCCAAGTACGCCGAGGAGAACAACGGCGCAGAGCTTGCCAACGACCAGGAGGCGTTGAGGAAGGCCAAGCGTGAGGCGGCCCTCAAGGCCGGTCTCCGGGCCCGAGAGGTCGTGATCGACTTCTCCCGTACCGGAAGCTGGGGCCGGATTGCCAACCGCTACGTTCCCTTCTTCAACGCGGCCCTCCAGGGGTACGACGTCGTGAAGCGAACCATCCGACAAAACCCCGGTCGGGCCGCGAAGATGATCGGACTGACGCAGGTCGTCCCCTCGATATTCGTTGCCGCACTGAACGCAGGCAACAAGTATTACGAGGAAGAAGACGACTTTACGAAGGACCGGTTCTGGCTTCTGCCCAACCCTGCCGGGGACCACGACTCGGAGGGCACGGCCATGGACTTCATCCGGATTCCGAAGCCCCACATCTACGGGGCGTTCGGCTCGGCAGTTGAGCGGTTCGTCAACTACGGAATGAAGGAAGGGCACATTAGCGAGGGAGACCTCCTCGGCCTGCTGGAAGGATTCGGCGACCGCGTTCGGCGCGGGCAGGAGTCCGGATTCGTCCAGTCGGTTGGCGCTCAGTTGCCGTTCAACGTAGCCCGACCAATCGAAGAAGGGCCGGTCCGTGGGACGGCACTCTCCGCGATTGACTTCTTCGGTGTCCACCCACTTCTAACAGTTGGAGAGCACGCGGTCAACTACTCCGTCTTCCAGGGCCGAGAGATCGTTCCAGAGGGAGACAAGAGCCGGTTGGAGCCCTACCTCACCTATTCGGAGACTTCCTCTAAGACCGCACGAGAGGTGGCCGACGCGGCAAATCAGATGGGCGTTCAGATGTCTCCCCGAGTGGTGGACCATTACATCGACGGCCTGTTTGGCACCGGTGGACGGATTGCGGTTAGCTCCATCTCGGACAACGCACTCAACGCCACGACCGGCGCAGACTCCGACAACATCAAGACGATCAAGAACAAGGCTGTCCAGGAGCTTCAGTCCGGAGAGGCAGACCCGTCGGAGCTAAAGATGAGCTACGAAGGATACAAGCCCGACGGCAGGCGGGAGACCTCCACCCTATCGTTCCCGGACCTTGGGTTTATGATCGACCCGCTGACCAAGAGCTTCGTTGCCGGGGACCAGTTCCGTGGCAGCAAGTCGGTGTCTCGGGCCTACCGGCACGTCAACCGCGCTAAGAAGAAAGCCAGCAGCCTCGAAGACATGGTCAAGAAGGGCCGCCCGAAGAGCGAAATCCGAGAGTACATCGAGGACAACCTCCTGGCCATCCAGCTAGGTGGGGCCGGGTCTGAGGGCGGCGGCCTCGCCAGCGACGTGAGGCAGGAGCTTATGGACCTTCAGAACCAGAAGAAGAAGCTGCTCGGTGCTGGGTTCGACGAGAAGAGCGCGACTGAGAAGCTGGGAATGCTGCAAGGCATCTGGCTCAAGCAGGTCGAGATGACCAGAGACTTCAACGAGAAGGTCAACGGCGAGATGGACAAAATCCACGAGGGCAAGATCGATACCGGCGAGATTGCCGACGACGTGGTCAGCGACCTGTAAATCAGCGACCGGCAAAGACGTTACATACGAAATTTCCCACCCACGCCTTGGTAGCCGCAGAATGATGTCAAGGGGTTGGCACTGCGGCTACCTGGGACCGGTGGGATTCGGATCACTCAGGCCCCGAGCCTGTACAATTTAACAAGATGGAATTCTAACAACGACCTCCAGTTACGGGATGTTATGTTCAGTCGTACTCACTCATGATCGGATCTTGGGAAACTTTAACGCTTGTTGTCGGCGCTCTTGTGGGCGTCGGTAAATTGCTTTGGGACGTTTTGAAGAGGTTTATCAACTGGAGAGGACACACCCTCTCAGAAAAAAACTCCCGGCGAGTAGAAGAGCAGCGGATACAATCAGAAGAAGACCGGCTGATATACAAGGACCTCCGAGACCGCGTCAACCGCCAAGACAAAGAGATCCGGAAGATCCGTGATGACCTCCACGAGTGGAAGGACCAGTATTACGAACTGCACACCACAAGCCAAGAAATGAAAGTGCAGAATAAGATTCTCAGCAAGTCGAATAGGAAGCTCCAGAGAGCGCTCAACGTGCTCCGGAACTACCTGCAAAAGATCACGACACGCCTTTCAGATTACGAGGACATCCCTGCCCCGCCCCAGGTTGCGCAGGATACGTTCGCCATGGGGATCGACGAGGAGATTTTAGACGACATTGCGAACCCAAATATCGACACGTCAAGTGTTCTCGGAGAAGAGGACATCCCCAACGAGGATGACTTTGGGTACAACGAACCACCCTCCACGAGCGAGAACGGAACCTCAGAATAACCCCCTCCAATGACCAAGATCATCAAGGCGCTCAACATTCTTCGCGGATCGCTGAGGTGGGTAGTCCTCGGTAGCGTCCTGGCCCTCCTGGCTTACGGCGCGTTCACGTTTCTTCCGGAAACCGGATCCGCCCCTACGAAAGTCTCCAGCAGCGGGGATTCGATGTACGTGGCCCCCTCTCCCCTCTCATTTCTTGAAAACGGGCAGGTCCTCACCACCGACAAAGACGGAAACACCCAGTCCCACGGGGACACCCCGGAGGACAAAGAGCCCGGAGGCACCCTGCGCATCGGGCCCGAGAGCGACAGCACCGGCCCCGCAGTACACGCGAACAAGCAGTTCGTTGAGCTTGCAATCGAGAGGGACCGCAACTCCTGGTTCCCTGACTTGAAGAGCAGTTCTCGCCCGGTGCGAACGCTCAACCAATCGAACCAGAAGGTAGTCTACACCCCGCCATCGAAAGGATTCATTGAATGGGACTTGAGACCGTCACTCGGATTTGGAGTTGTGTCGATGCACCCGTCCGTCGTCGCCGGGGCCTCCCCGCTGCGCGTCGGGCCTGTTAGACTGGGCCCATACGTGTCCGTCCCCACGAGAAAGGACGGCAAGGCTGCCGTCATGCTGGACCTCAGCACTCGTTTTTTTGACCACTTAGAGACCGGCATCGGCGTGACACACCGACAAAATCTTGCGTTCAGCGTAAGGTACCGGTTCTAACAACACATTCTATATGAAGGTTGACTCCCCTACATTTCGTAAAATCAAAGACCTGTATGGGTACCCAATCTACAAAGGACACGTAGGTCGCCGGGTGCTGATGCGGGAGTTCGACCTCTCTCGAACAGAAGCCGAAGAGGTGCTGGAGGCCATCCGCGAGCCGTCCGTGGACCCGGAGGCCGTCGTGGTCATCGACTCCATCGACGAGGTCGAGTATGACGCGGAGAAGGGGCGCTACGTTTTCCACGGAGAGGACCCGTTCGGAGAACCCACCTCCGTCACGAAACCGGAGGAGGACGTCCAGTCGATGAAGAAGGACTACACGATGAGGGGCTATACTCAGAAGGAGACGGCCATCAACAACGGGCTGGATCCAGTCATCTTCACCGAGATCCGGAAGGCCATGGACTGGACGCACGACTCGGTCCCGGCCACCGAGGAGGAGCTTAAAGACCAGAGCGCAGAGGAGGCCGCCGAGCGTTTGGCCCTGGAGCAGAAGAAGTCCGAGACGCGCAAAGAGATTGAGAAGGTCAAGAACCGGGAGATCCGGAAAGACGCTGAGAACTGGAGGAAGTTCGATCAGGTCGTTCTCAAAAAATTATGTGAGAAGATCCCCTCCGACGCTGTTGCCCCCCAGGCAAAGCGGATTTACAGCCCCGACCAGGACAAGGACCTGAAGGCGGCGGTTGTCCCGAGCTTCGACATTCACTACGGGAAGCAGGGGATCCTGAACATACACGACGACCTGGACCCCTTCGGGCGCAAAGATGCCGAGCAGCGCTTGATTGAAAGCACCGAGCGCCTGATCGAGGACCTGACCCGGTTCAACACAGAGAAGATATATCTGGCCTTCGGGTCGGACTTTTTCCACGTAGACAATCACGGCGGCACCACCACGGGCCGTTCGGTCAACGAGGGCACGGTGCAGGACATGGACGGCACGCCCGAGCAGATATTCACCGACGGCTGTGATCTGATGAGGGTACACGTCGATATGCTGCGCCAGATCGCTCCCATCGACGGGTTCGTGGTTCCCGGAAATCACGACAGGATGCTCTCGATTGCCTTGATGAAGTACATGGAGGGGGTCTTCGAAAACGCCACTGACATTCAAATCGACGGAGACGTCCGGAGCCGGAAGTACCGATCCTACGGGGAAACCCTGATGGGCTTCGATCACGGCGACGGTCTCCGAAGCGGAGACATCAAGTCCGTGCTCCTAGACGAGGCCAGAGACATGATGGCGGGCACCAGCGAGACGGTGTTCTTCACCGGCCACAAGCACCACGAAGTGAAGGAGGACCTGGGAGGGGTCACGACTTATCAGGTCGGTAGCCCCTCGGGGGACGACCGGTACCACGACATCAACGCATACGTCGCAGCACGCGAGCAGTCAACCGCTTTCCTCTTAGACAAGGAGCGAGGAATGCACGCTCACCTCAATTACCCGTCGGCCATTTGAGTCGGCACCAACCCACACCAACAATGAAAGCACAGAATCCACTCATGCGGCTTTCCCAGGACTCCGGGGAAGTGCGCGATACCGCGTCCCCAGAGCAGGTCGATAAGATGGCAGACGAGAATCAGGCCCGGAAGTCCCCGGAGCGCCAGCCTGCCCCACGCCAGCAGCAGCCCAAACGGTCCGGGCCCTCTTCCGAGTCAGGCGACGCGATGCCGAGCAAGGGAGAGATGAAGCGCCTGATGCAGGAGTTTCCCACGCCACAGACGGCTCTTCTTGCGGCCAGTTGGGGAGAGAACGCGACCAAGAACTGGATGGAAAGCGGCGCGGACCCCAGTAAGATTCCGGAGAAGGACAAGCAGTTCGTTTCCGAGATGCTTCCGAAGATGAAGCGGGGATCAGACGCGCCCGTCGAAAGCAGGCGCGTTGTCCAGGGAGCCGATGGTGGCCCCTCCGCTCAGGAGGCTAAGATGGCCCGCATAAAGGCGCGGGAGGAGATGATGGCCGGTGCCGTGTCTCAAGGGGCGAAGGACCGCTCCGCTGCGCGTGAAGCTGCACGCGGGCAGTTGCGACAAATGCGCGGAGAGCAGGCCCGCCAGCAGACCCAGACGCCTGAAGTGAGGCGCAGTGCCCCAGATCAGGGCCGCGCTTAAAGCCCTTCTCGTTTCGATACTGCTCACTACCTCTATAACCCAGACCCCCATGCCAAAACCTAACGTCGGAAAGTTTCTTATGAGCGACAACCCGCTCATGGCCCTCACTGCAAACGACTCTTCCGCCCCCAGCGACAGCACCGAAAGCGGTGGTGGAGGGTCTTCTCGCCCCGCCGCGTCGCGCAGGAGCGACACCTCACCTCCCGCCCAGAGATACACTGGCAGTTCCAACAGCCGTGGTGCCGGGAGTCGCAGTGCTGAAAGCGACACCGCTCCCGTGGGGCCGCGCAAAGAGACGCCGGTGAGCGTGGGGGAGTTCATGATGTCGGACAATCCCCTGAAGACGATCAAGAGAAACGCCAGAAAGGCCGGAACAGACGTGCCGGATAGCCTCGTCGATGCTCTGATCCAGCAGGAGTCTGGTGGGGACCCGGACGCTGTGTCTTCGGCAGGGGCCGTTGGGCTTGCCCAGTCGATGCCGAAAACAGCCAAAGACCCCGGATACGGAGTTGAGCCTCTCGATGACCCACGCGACCCGGAGCAGGCCCGCCGGTTTGCGGAGGACTACCTCGGAGCAATGCTCGACGAGTTCGAGGACCCAGGCCACGCGCTCATGGCGTACAACTGGGGGCCCGGAAACGTAAAGCGCTGGAAGTCCAATGGCGGGGACCCCAGCAAAGTCCCGGACGAGACCAGAGACTACGTCAAGTCCTTGGGGCCTGCCGCCGCACGGTCCACCGGCCAGGAGATCAACACGCCGTTTTACTCTTCTGGTGGAGGCACGGTCGCAACTGCACGCTAAACGGCCACAGGCTAAACGACCGTTGTCGGCTCGGAGGGGTTGGGAAGACTACTGCCTGGAACCTCCGGGCCTTCAATCGAGGAGTATTCTTTGTCGGAGCAGTCGATGAACCACTCGGCCACCCAGACGTCTACCCGCCCGTCGCAAACGATCTCTACGTGGACGGCCTTCTGGGGAAACCAGACCTTCCCGTCATCTCCAGGAAACGATATGCCCTTCTCTGTCTGGTACCCCACCTCTGAGGTGTGGAAGTACAGGCCGCCGTTCAGCGCGTCTTTGTTGAGCAAGTGAGTCATTCGGAGCGTTGGTTTTTTTGGCGGTCAGCGCAAGACATGACAACCTGTCTGTAGATCCGTCGGGCGGCCTTTGGGTTGACCCCCCTCTCTTCAGCCACCGACGCGACGTGGTCGAGGACGTCGTCTTCCCGTTCAAAGTCACGGACGTCCTCTCCCTCGTATTCTTTCATCAGGTTGATCGAGTCGGCCAGTTTGTATCGCTCGGCAATCAAGGCCATGATGACCTGATCGATCTTGTCTATGGTGTCTCTGCTCTCTTGGATCTCTTCTTGGATGTCATTCATCGGGGTCGGGGTCTATGAGGTGAGATAAATCTTCCTTCTGGTACGCCTCTGGCTTTCCGACGTAGTAGGTCTCTCCTTCAATAGTGACGTAGCAGTACAGGCCGGAAGCTAGGCGGGACATCGATATTTCCTCTTCGCCGGTGTAGCTCTCGATTTTCTCGACGCCCTCTTTCTTCGTTTCCGTTCCGTGGAGGGGACCGTCTTCAGAGGCGACCACCCAGTTCATGTCCAGCCAGTCGTTGTTCTCTATGCCAATTGAGTCGGCCACCTCTTGCTCGGACTTATCGAACCACTCTTTCTGATCGACGTCGCACCCGAGGCAAAATCCTTTGATGTGAAGGTAGTACGACCCGCACTCCGGGCACCACTTCGTTTCGGATTGGTCCATGGAAGTACCTGTCTGTGAGAAGACTTACCGCTCGGGCCAGTCGTCAATAGGGGTTAGGCTCCCGCCACGGTGAACCGTCTTTACGCCACTCAATCCCCAAGAGCCGTCGGAGTATTCGTAGTTGCTGATCTTGTAGGCGGGCTTTTCGGTGGTCCCCTCCATATCCATTCCTTCTCCGTCGTGGCCGCTGGAAGAGACAGTTCCGCTGGTCTGTACCTTCGAGATGCGCCCGTAGGTGTCTCCGGACCACCGGACCTTTGTGCCTTTGTTGAGATCGCTTTTGGAAGCCATAGTTAGAATTTGGTTTTGTAGTGAGAGAAGATTTTCAAGTCTACGCTTTCTCCTCGATCAGAGAGACGATCTCCTTCCGCTCTTCGGGGTTCTCTCGGAGCCACTCCTTCGTGTTGCCTGCCCCCTGGGCAATGGTGTCTCCGTCTCGCTTGTACCAGGACCCGGCCTTGTCGATGATACCGTGCTCCGTGGCAAGATCGATGATCTCGCTGAGGCGGGATATTCCCTCCCCGTAGATCAGTTCAAACTCGGCCTTCTTAAACGGGGCGGCCACCTTGTTTTTCTTGACGCGCACACGGGTCTCGTTTCCGATGATGTCCCCGTCGCTGTCCTTGACCGCACCGATCCGCCGGATGTCCAGTCGCACCGAGGCGTAGAACCGCAGGGCCTTTCCCCCAGAGGTGGTCTCCGGATTGCCAAACATCTGGCCGACCTTCATCCGGATCTGGTTGATGAAGATGAACGCAGTCTTCGTGCGGTTCATCGTGCCGGTGAGCTTCCGCAGCGCTTGGCTCATGAGGCGGGCCTGGAGCCCGATGTGCGAATCACCCATGTCACCCTCAAGCTCTGCCTGCGGCACGAGAGAGGACACAGAATCGACAACGATAACGTCGAACGCGCCGCCCCGGACCAAGGCGTCGGCAATTCCGAGGGCCCGCTCTCCGTTCTGTGGTTGGGAGATGTAGCAGTTCTCCACGTCCACCCCAATGGACTTGGCGTACTCGGTGTCGAAGGCGTGCTCTGCGTCGATGAACGCGCAGGTGCCTCCTTCCTTCTGGGCCTCTGCAATGACGTGGGTGGCCAGGGTCGTCTTGCCCGAGGACTCCGGGCCGAAGATTTCGGTGATGCGCCCACGGGGAAGTCCGCCCACGCCGAGGGCCTCGTCCAGCTTCAAGGATCCGGTGGAGATCGTGTCAGGGTCGTCCCCCTCGTCGTCCAGTCGCATCAGGGACTCTTCCCCAAACTCGCGTTCGACGGCGTCGAGGGTCTCTTGTAGGGCTTCTTCAGTATCGGACATATAGTATTTCTGGTTGGGGGTTAGGAGTGTGCATCGAGCGAAATAAGGTCACCGGCCTCGAACTGAAAGTGTTGGACTTGGCCAAGTTGCTTCTCGTCGAGCTTCACCTCGAAGGGCCTGTCCATGTCGTCATCAAAGACCTTGGTGATTGTCCCCTTCAGGCCGTGCCATTGAGAAGTAGTTGTTTTTCGGGGCTTGATTTCCACGCGCTCTCCGACCGACAGAGCCATATTCAGAAGGGTGTATTATGAAGGGAAATGATTACAGAGACGGAGGACTCGGATCGACAGACTGCCAATCCTTGTCTGGGCTGTAGGCGTGGTAGCCCTTGAACATCAGGCCACCGTTGTGCATCTCGATGTCGGTGACCACACCGAGTTTGTGGTGGTTGCACATCGCCCGCTGTCCGGGGAGGGGCGTGTACCGCCCCTCGTTTACCCGGCCAAATAGACGCTGCTTGAAGCTATCTTCGGAACTGGTGGACGCCATGTCTCAAAGAATTATTTGAAAGAGAGCGTCTACGTAGAGTCGTTGGCCTTACACGTCCGTCGCGTCGGAGAACTGATCGACGGACTTCCTGATGTACTCGTAGACCAGTTCACGGCTGAGTCGCAGGTCCGAGTCAACTGACCAGGAAGAGTTTTCCCCAGGGGCAGGATCTCCAGCCGGGACGTTCTCTTCTGCCTTCCACACGCGCTTTCCGTAGCGGACGAGCACACCTGTCGCATACTCCGTGGAGTTGTCCCATTCCGGAATCTGGGTCAAGTCCGGTACGTCGAAGAACCGCTCGAAAAGCTCCCCCCGAATGGTGAACCGTTTCTGATCCATCACCCCTCTTTGCGGGTTGTCTTCGCGGGCCTGCTTGTCCTTGTATCCCTTGAGGTGGACCTGGGCACGCCCGTTTTCCCAGTCGATGTCCACTTCTACGAGACGCCAGTACGTCGCGTCGTATCCGGAGGATTGCGTGATTGCTTTTGAAAGAGCCATTTTGTTGGGGTAAAATTGAGGTTAGAAAATAATATCGAACTATGTCAGTGGAGATGGCGGGAGTTGAACCCGCGTCCACCTTGCATTGCATCATCCGTGATACGACCATTCCACCACTCTCAATTTCGCCCGTCTGCGGCAGATGGCAGCCGCTATCGTAGGGACGTAGGCTACGTTCCTCTTCCGTTTCACGTCGAGGCTCGATGACATAGCCGCCATAGGGTTTGCCGATTGAGTGTCACCACGGCACCCATCTCATTGTCACTTTCTCCCATCCCGGCGTGAGCCTACTTAGGAGCGAGAGTGAAATGGTTATCTATCGGCGTCGAGGCCGTGATGGCTGTGCTTACGCACTAACGAGGGTGTCCTCCTCCTCGACCCGACCGACGTCCGCGTGAATGCGGTCCATCGCGTCGGAGAGAAGGTCACCGCCGAGCCCAGTCTGTCGGGCGTCTTCAGCAGTACCTTGGTTGTTGGCACCTAAAATTCCTCGATTGTTTTGTAGCTAAAGCTACCGGCCACTTCGAGGGAAAGGCCAGGTCGTGGGAATCAGCGCCGACAAAGCGTCGAAGCCGTGTCATCCCCATGTTCATTTTCTGTCGGAGACCTAACTTTCGGTTTTCCTTCGTGAGGTTTGCCTCCGTGTCTTCGTGTGTATTGGTACCCGTTTATTTGGAACTTGTTTCAAGAATTCAATTCTGTCATATCAGAAATAGTGAAAGCAGTGTTAAGCCAACCGGAACATGCCAAAGCAAGCCGTGGCGAGTCCCGTGCTCGTACCGGTCCTCGTTCCATGGGAAGCTGAACTGCCCCCAGAGCCCAAAGCTCATGAGCGCAACCGGCACGTAAGCCGACAGACCAGACGTGTATGAGACGACAACCAGAATGGCCACGCCCCACCCAGCAAGGTGCTTGAAGCTGTCTGTCTGGTGGAGGTAGTTGTAGTAGAAGAGCCAGACGTTTGCGGCCACCAGAGGGAGAGAGATGTAAGCCGTAGCCGAAACGCCAACCGCGCTGTAAAGCAGAACGAGGAAAATCCCCGACACGACCATCATCATCCCAAGCTCGTCGAACCGCCGCCCAAGCACGTCTTCACGCTGGTGCCACGCCCAGGATCCTCCACAAAGAACAAGCGCCGGTCCAACGAGAAGAAGCCTCTCGCCGGTGCCCAGAGTCGGGGCAAAAAGAAAGAGAAGGAAAGCGAGGTTTGTCCACTCATCTGCGGTGGGCAAGCTGTAGTTTACGTCACCAAGTGTAGGCATATTTCAGTCGGGGTCTAAAAGTGAGAATGCTTCTGAGTGAATGCTTCTGATTGGATGCTTCTGAGGACTACGTTCCACCGATCCACGGGGCCCACCCTACGAGTCTCACAAACCCCCAGGCAGCCGTCTTGAGCCAGTAGGGGTCGGTGTCGTCGGCCAGCATTGCCGCGTCTGCAACGACTCTAGGGACGGCGTTTTTTGGGTCTTCTTCCATCTCGTCGTAGAGGTAGTCGTGCAGGGCCGACGCCTGCCACAAGGCGAGCGGATGGAAAATCATCGCCAGAAAGAGCGCAACAAGAAGCCACGCCCCCGGACGAAATTCGTATCCTTCCCGGAGAGTGCGGCGGTACGTGATCCCTTGGTAGGTCCACTCGACGTCGGTGTCTTCAAGGACCACGAGGCTTTTCTTTGTCGGCGATATAGCACACGGCACTTTCATAAATTAGCTTGCAAAAGTAAAAGGGGCCCGAGCGGGCCCCTGTGTATTGAGAATGGTTTAATGGCTATGCTCCAGGGGCGAGTAGTACCAGTCCCGGATGTTTTCCGCCCGGACCTCTCCAATCTTGTCGAGATCCTCCAACGTGTTGGGGCTGTATTTCCGCTCCACATCGTCATCGATGATGGCGATCTCCCCCATCTTCGTCACATCGTTTTCGATTAGGATCTCACGGTGTGGAGTGTCCGGGGGAAGGTTCTGCATGTCTTCACGCTGAAACGATCCTTCTGCAACTTCAGCCTCGCCGGTAACATCCATGTCTGTGTCAAGATCAACATCAAGCTGTTCCGAAGATGTATCGCCGTTTACATCCAGGGTGTGATCCGGAGACGTATCGCCGACATGGCTGATCCCATCATTGTGGGTAGTTCCCTCACTGAATTCTTCTCTCTCCTCTGGGGTGTAGCCCCGTGGTCCAGTGAAACTACCAGAACCATTAGATGAGGTGTCCGGAACCGAATCTTGAACCATCTTCTCCATCGTCACATCGAGAACGAGCATCAGCACAAGTATGCTTGCCAGCACGGCTCCTCCCAGTGGAGGGATGAGGCCGACCGCCGTAATGAGGAGCGCGACGATAGCGCTGCTGGAGAGCACGGTTCTGTATGTCGAGTTGCCATTGAGGTACTCGTAAAGCGTGGCGTAAAGTGTAGACATATCTGAATTTTATTGGGTTGGAAGTTCAAATAATTATGTGAGACTCTCTAGTTGGTGGCCATTTCTCCCTTGAGATGGCGGATCGCGGAGACCAACCTGTACACCTCATCCCAAAGCTGTTCGAGACCACCGTTGTTGTCGATCATAAAATCGTGCTCGGTCCGGTTGTAAAACGTCTTTGTGTGGTGGGCGTCTTCGGTGGCCTCGGCTTTTTCCTCCGCGTGGTCACGGGCGACATAAACCACCATGCCACCGTGCTCGCGGATGAACTCTGCCTGCGGCTCGGTGCGCAGATCAGGAAACAGGACCACCTCCGGGTCAAGGCCAGGGCTGTTATCGGTGAGGCGCAGCTTCTCCTCCTTCTCCAGCCTGCTCTCTGCTGCTCTCAAGAGCACGAGCGGGTCAAGCTCTTGGAGCTTATCTCCGACCTGCTCTAGCACCTGCCGGTTTGTCATCGCGGACCCGTCCTCGAAGGTCATGTAGCTGTGCTCTTCGGACTTCCCTTCTTGGCTGTAGCAGTCCACTTCGCTCATCCCGTAGTAGCGCTGGGCAATTCCCTTGATTGGCTTCGCAAGGTAGGGGCTGGTCGTCACGTAAAACTCTCCGAGACGGTCGGCCACGGTGCTCTTTCCTGCCTGGGCCGCCCCTACAAGTCCAATCCAAAGGGGGTCTGGTGAAATCTCGCGTTCAATATCCATAGAATCTGTTGTTGGATTTATACAGCCACCTCGTATTTGACCGGTGGGTGCGGGTTGTAGTTGTTCAGCGAATAGTCATCGACGTACTGCCCCCAGTTGCCAAGGTCCATGTCCATGAGGGTCTCTTCTGGAAGGCCGAGAAAATCCAGACCAATGCCCGGACCACCCCTCGATGTTCTTTGCAACTGGTGAGCGAGGTCTTCCGCGTGGTTCAGGTAGACGTGGGCGTTGGTGATGTTGTGCTTCATGAGCCCAGTCTTGAGCCCACACTCGTCCGCCACTATGTGCAGAAGAAGCGCGTAGCTGGCCATGTTGAAGGGCACTCCAAGTGCAATGTCCCCTGATCTCTGATGCACCTCCAGACAGAGCTTCCCAGCGGTCGTGACGTGGAAGACAAACGCAAAGTGACAGGGAGGGAGCCTCGATGACCATGCGTTGTCCGGGTGCCACGCGACGACCACGTTGCGGCGCGAGTGGGGGTTGTCCTTGATGTTTTGGACCACCTCCGCAATCTGGTCCACCCCCTTTTCGTGACGCCTGTAATGGCTGTGTGGCGTCTCGTGCTTCGCCTCCGACATCCGAAGATCCCCTGGGCCAATCTGGGGGTAGTCCCTCCAGTACCTCCCGTAAGCGGTCTCAAGGTCTCCGTTGTCGTCGGCCCACTCGTTCCATATTCCAGTGTGCTCTTGTAGCTCCGAGATGTTGGAGGAGCCAGACAAGAACCAGAGAAGCTCGGCGACGACCGAACTGAAGAACACCTTCTTGGTGGTGATGACCGGAAACCTGTGTGGGGATACGTCAACTACGTAGCTCAGGCCAAACTTCTGGAGCGTCCCTGTTCCGGTTCTTTCGTACTCTGGCCAGAGAATCTCGCCGTTTTGGATTACCTCTCTGGCAAGAGACTCGTACGCTTCGTCCGCCGGTTGGGCCTGCTGGTTTCCCCACGAGCGCTCCTGCTCGCTTCCGGAGAGAACCGTTCGTGCTCTCCGGACCGTCTGTTCAGAACTTGTCTTTTGGCTAGGTGGTGCCATAGGTGTTGGTTGTTATTTGTTGATGTAGTGGCGTGCAGCCTTCGGGACCTCCGCGAGGTAGTCCACCCGAGGAAGGTCGCTGTTCTTTTCGTTTGAGAATCTGGAGTTGGCCGGTGTCGTGATGAGCAGAGGGAAAGGAACGTCTTGGCCATGCGCCCAAGCGGTGTGGACCTCTCGCACCGTCGCGGCCTTGTCGTCTACGAACACGTCGAGCGACTCATTCGGAGAGTCGTTGATCCACATCAGACGGTTGAGCTTGTTGAGGGCCTCCCCAACCCGAAACACTGGGGCGGGTGGAAACTCGTTTTTCTTGATCCAGTGCTCCCCAGCGCCCTCCGGAGCGGAGGATCTGCTCGTGACGTAAGCGGTCACCTCGTAAGGGACGTAGGCTTTTTCCAGCGGATCGAGCCGAGTCCAGAACTCCCAGTTGTCCTCCAGGACGTCCCACATCTTGAAGAAATTCTTCTCCAACCGGTCGGGGGCGGCCCACTGGTTCCACACCGAGTAGTGGTCGTAGTATTGGACGCCTTCTTCCTTTGCCTTCTGGACGAATCCACGGGCAAAGGCCACCAGCGTGCCGTCCAGGTCCAGACCAATGCTAAGGTCTGTCTCTTGTAGGGTCTCGGGCCGGTTGTCGTAGCCGAAAGGGTCTGGCATGTAAAGGGTGGAATCTTTGTGGTTAGCTGTCTACGCGAACGATGCCTTGCTTCTCTTTCAGAGACCGGTGCCGCTGAAGGACCTCCCGTATCTTGGTCTCCATAAAGATTAGGTCCTCCTCCCACTCCTCCATCAGGTCCTTGTCGATGGGCGGGTTCTGCATCTTTTCGAGGTAGGCTTCCACCTTCAAAGAAAGGTCCCGCATGAGGTAGAACTCCTCTTCCATCGCGCTGGTGGTGTCGTCCTCCAGAAGACGCTCGGCCTCTTTGACCGGAATCTCTTCGCCGGTGTCCCACTCGGGACTGTCCATGAAAGCCATGTCCTTGTACCGCTGGAGCAGTGTGCCCAGGGTATCTCGGAGGTCAACTACCTTTCCATCTGGCTTGTCGTGTCCATTCTGATTTGGCTCTGACATGAATCTAACTCTGATTGCGGGCTACTGCCCGGTGATTTCGTCTATCGAGGGTATTCTGATACTTCTTGTTGTAGATTTTTGCCATCGTCTCCGACTCCACAATTCGGCGGATCTTGTGCTGTATTGGCTTCGTGACTTCCTTTGCGGAGATGAGTCCCCGCTGGGCAAGGAGAAATTTGAACGCCCCCGCGTCGTAGCCAGAAGATCCTGCCTTTATGTGTAGCTCTTGCGCCTCTTCACTGCTGATCGCGGCTCCTGCGGTGTAGTTGAGGTTGTTCAGGGAAAGGCCCCAGCATGAGGCCCGAGCTTCTCGAATGAGTTGAGGGAGCAGGTCCTTCTTCTTGAACTGAAGGTTACCGGGGTTGGCCTCCTCCCACTTGATGTCCACGGAGGGATGTCCTCGGTTTTCGAGGGTCTCCACAACCTCCTGCTCATCAACTTCTCGCTCGGTGTGGTCTCCTGCCGGGAGAAATATCAGCAGTTCGTACCGGGCGTTCACGCGCCCAACCGTCCGGATGAGCGGGACGGTCGGCCCGTCTTCGTGACGCCCGCTGGCGGACACGCTGTCGTAGGCCCTGTCGAAAGGGCTCGGTGGGCCCTCTTTTTCCGACTCTTCGCCGCCTTTTGTGCCCATCAGCAGGAGGCGAGAGGACCACCCACTGAAACTGTTTTCTCGGAAGGAGGCGAAGTAAGCGTTGACGGAATCGGCCATTGAAAACAGGTGTCAAATAATTATTTGAAAGCGTGTCGGCGAAGGGGCCTACTACACGTTTCGGATCGGGTCTTCCTTCGACTCCTCTCGCTGCCGCTTCCGAATCTTCTTGTGGAAGGTGTCGATGCCTACGTTCAGTGCCTTGATCTGGCGGTCGAAAGGGGGCTTGTCGCTGCCCTCCTCGATCTGAACGTCTACGTTGTGGCTCATCGTCTCGCCACTCTCAAGCTCGTAGGACAGGACGGTCCGGTAGACCCGGCCACTGTCTTGGCTGACAACTTCGGCGTCGGTAAACTCGATCACAGGGTGTGATTCTTTTTTGGGAATAGGGTCCATGAAGCTATTTGTGAGGGGGCCCGAAGGGGGCCCGTAAGAATCTAGTCCTGGCCTGTATGGCCAAAACCGCCCTCACCGCGCTCGGTGTCGCTGAGGGAATTTTCGTATCTGAAGTGGGTCTTCACGACCGGCGCAATGACAAGCTGTGCAATGCGCTCGGCCACGTTCACCGGGTATGCGTCTCCCGAGTGGTTGATGAGAATGACCCCGATGTCGCCTCTGTAGTCGGAGTCGATGGTCCCAGGACTGTTGAGCACGGTGATGCCGCTCTTGTAGGCCAGTCCTGACCGGGGGCGCACCTGCGCTTCCAAGTGAGAGGGAAGCTCCAGGTGGAGGCCCGTCGGGATCAGCGTCGATTCTCCGGGGTCGATCACTGTCGGGCGCTCGATGTCGGCACGGAGGTCCACGCCGCTGCTGTCCTCGGTTGCTCGCTCCGGGCGGTAATGATCTGGAAGATGGTCTGGCTCGAAGCGGGCGTCTATTCCTGACTTGACGTCTGCCGTTACCTTGTACTTTGCAAGGGTGTCGCTCATCGTTTCGTATATGCTTGTTGTGAGGTAGAAAATTGAGATTGTAAGGCGGGGACTAGGAGATTCAGTTTAGGAGTCCCAGTTGTGGACCTGGAGAAGCGAGAGGAAAGTCTTGGCGTGTTCGACGATCTCCTCCCTGTCCTCAACGAGGCCCACCTCAAACTCCTGGTCTTCGCGCTTCGGGACCCGCAGGATCAGCATCTGGTCGTACTGGATGCGGCGGTCCTTCTCGCCGGTGGCCTGTGCAGTGTGGTGAGTCTCCTCTTCCCTGGCGTAGACGTACGCCCCGAGTTGCAGCCAATAATCGTCGTAGATGCGCTTCGAGGTCTTGAAGTCGATCAGGACCCGCTCCCCATCAATGATCGCATCGGCGTCGTAGGTGCCTGCGTACTGGTGGTTCTTGGAGAAGGACCGCTGCTCCGACGCAATCCACTCGGGCTGGGCCTCTTTCTCCCAGGCGAGAAACTGCTCGCACGCGCCCCGCGCCGCCTCGTTGTATGGAAAGGAGATGTCCCGGACCTTGTCGGTATCGACCTCTTTCTGGTCCGGGTCTATCGCCTGGACGGCCTTGCCTTCGATCTTGGCGACGACGTACTCCTCGATCCAGTCGTGGACGAGGGTGCCTATCTTCATCGCCTTCCCCGAGGTTTTGTATCGGGCAGACTTCGCGTCGGAGAGCATCTCCTCGATCTCGACCTCGTCGTAGGCGCGTCCTGCCTCCCAGTTGTCCTCCAGGTACTCAATCGTCTGGTTGACCGCCCAGTACAAAAGGGCAGGCTTGGCCAGACTCTTCTTGATCTGAGTCGAGGAGTCGATGTGGCCGTAGTCGGTCTCCTCTGAGCGGGCGAAGTATTTGTGGTCTCCGTCGTCGAAGGAGAGGATCACGTCACCGCCGTAGATTTCGAAATGCTCGGAACTGGCGGGCGCTTCTTCGCTGGGCTGAACTGCCATTTTGGGTCTGGTATTTATTGATGGTGATGATTCTCGGTAGTGGGTCTTCTTTGGGCAAGGGTCCCACGCGGTGGGCCAGTGCGTGGGTTGACTGGGCGTGTGTCGCATTCACCTACGACCTACCTTCCCGGCAGTACCGGACGGCGTCCCGACCGCTGCTCACTCTGGCACCGTGAGATGTGCCAACAGGCAGAAAGCGCTCCTGTCTGGATACCCGCCTCCAGGGGGCGTCCCAGGCGTTGTATATAGGCCCCTGGGTTGCCTCAGTCTGGCAAGTGTCCCCACTTTCGCAACCGAGGTGGGGGTCGGCCTCGTCACGGCTTTCCGGCCCGCGCTACCGATCTAATTCTTGAGCCTGTTGCTTGAATTCGACCCGCTAAAATGGAAGGTCATCATCCTCCTCACCTGGGTCGAAGTGGTCTCCTCCCGCATTTCCGCCGCCGCCGTTTCCAGAGGACTGGCCAGAGGAGCCGCTTCCAGAGGACTGGTCGAACCCGCCGCTGTTTTCGTCCGGGCTATCGACAAAGCGAATGCTGTCGATGTCGATGGCGCTGTAGGTCTCCCCCTCGTACTCCCAGTAGTTCCGGGTTCCGCTGACGCTGACGCGCCGTCCCGGCTGGGCGTTGCGCTCGACAAACTCCGCTGTCGATCCGTAGCAGACGGCGTTGTGCCAGCCAGTGACCTCGTTTCCGTCACGGTCGGTCTGGTTGTCCGCCAGGGAAAGCTCGGCCTTGACCGTACCTCCGTTGGTCTCGGTCATGTCGAGGTTGCCGATATTCACGTCGCTGAGGGCTACTGTTTCCATAGAATAAATTTTTTGGTTTGGGGTGGATGCTTCCGTTTCTGGTGTGGGGTCTAACAGTGGAAGACGATGTTAGATTCCTGGAACGAGGCTGGAACGATGAAGCAAGTATGAATTGGTCAGTCGAAGCGCATCGGGAGTTCCTTCCGGATGCGGTCGATAATGAACTGTGCAAATAAGGCCGCGTCTCTTTCGTGGTTGTTGCTCCGGGACCCGTGCTTCTCTTGGTAGTATTTCAGCGAATCGAAGTTCGGAAACTCATCCAGAAAGATCATCTTCTTCTGTTTGTCGTCCCGTTGCTGGTTCCACTGGTCGGCAGGGACCGCAATGACCTTCTCCACCTGTCCTGAAAGAAACCGCATCAGGTGGTGTCCCTGCCAGAAGGCTTTCAAAAGCGAACTGCTGTTGCCCCGCCCAAAGTACCGATGGCTCGGAAGCTCGACGGCGAAGGTCACGTCACCGATGCCCGCGCCCCGGTCGATGCACATCTGGCCGAGAGCCTTCGCTGTGGGCCGCACGTCGCCTCTCTTGAACGCTTCCTTGTGCTGGTAGTGCATCCCCTCAAGCTCCACGCCCATTCCGTCCTCGTGGCTGAGAAGCGCTCCTGCGAGATGCTTTCCAGTGTCTACTCCAAGTACATAATCTTTGTCACTCATCTGTATCTATCTGGTCGAGGCCCCGCTCGATGGCGCGGCGTGATTCTTCTTTTTCCTCCTCTGTCATGAAGGGATCTTCGTCCTCGCCTTTCTGGGCGTCTTTCGTGTAGAACTCGTGCGTGAAGTCCCAAAGATCACCTGCTTCAATTTCTTGAGTGTGGATTTTATACGTCTCGGACGTGTCGGTCGTCTCGGAAATGGCCTCCCTCATTTGCTCTGTCATCATATCGGACTCGCCCAGGCCCCGGCGAAAACCGTCCATGATGTCTTCGACGGTCATGTCATTTTCGGCGAGCGTCTCTGCTGAAAAGCATATCTCAGCCACTTCAGGGCCGCTTTCGAACTGGACGTACAACGTGTCGTTGTGGTGAGAATAGTTCGGGTGCGTGGAGTACCTGCACGTCAGATGCGGGTGATCTCCAATCGACTTCTTCAGACTTTTTATTTTCTCTCTCTTGTGCATCTTGTCTATTTTCGCCTCCATGCGATTCATTATTTGCTTAGAAAGCTCGGACATGTCTGGGGAGAGAGACATAATTGTGAGTCACTTTTTTTGAGGGGCCAATTTTTTGAAAGATCAACTTTGGGTTTTCTATTTAGGGCATGTTACACCGATGGTCCTCCAGGTACTTTTTATTGTCTTGCAGTACCGCCGCATTAGACGGTCGGTATTTTTATTTTCAGAGGACTGATACTCAATCGACTCTGGAAGTCCCATTTGCTCAGGACTGAGCCCAAAAGCGATGTTCATAAGCACCATACCAATGATCTCCGCTTCTATCTCGT